ACCACCGCCTTCTAACCATGCCACTGACTTGCCTTTAAGGATAGGACAAGTGCAACTTACTTCCTGATATTTTGTGCCAGCGTTATCTTCGATGATGTTACCTGTTTTAACGCAGGTCGAAGCCGCACATAATGCATATTCATAATCTGGATGATCACCACCGCACATAGCGATAGTGCCTGTAGGTGGAGTTGGAGCTTTCTCATGTGGTTTACCTTCATGATCTGCCCATGCTGTGATGCTTAATGCTAATAATATAATGCCTAATAGTTGTTTCATTGAAAATCTCCTAGTGTTTAAGTTATTTATGGTAAACGAATCGGTTGTAATATTCCTGCAATCTGTGTATAATAAATACTCATGTAGACCACAAGTCTATATAACTTAAATTAACCCAAAAGGAAAATATCAATGAAAAAATCAGTAGTATTAGTATCTCTGGCTATCGCAGCCGCTTCAATCGCAACAGCATCAGCAACATTCGTGACATCTAACTCAAAGCAAACTGAACTTGAACGTGCCGCTCGCATGGAAAACCTCAGTGTAGTAGCTGTGAAAAATGGTGATTATGAACTAGCATGCCGCGCTCAAACACAGGTAGTTGATGCTTTAACCAAAGTGCAACTACGTGGTCAAGACCTAGTAGGTTCAGCTGTAGCACAAAAAGAAGACATTTGCCGTAAGGCTGGTGTTAGTGCAATGAACGAATATCGTTTCCTTGCTGGCTAATATCGTGTAGGTAAAAAAGCCTGCTCCGGTGGGCTTTTTTGTTGACTTTTCTTCAAAATTATCATATAATAACTAGACTATTAAGTTAGAGTTCTCAGCCAACCAATTTATGATACATGCGGAGTAATTCTAGATAGCACCTTCCGACGGGTCATATGCTATTGTTGCAACAGTAGCACGAGAACTCTAACTTAATAGACGCGGGCCTATAGCTCAGTTGGTTAGAGCAGAGGACTCATAATCCTTTGGTCCCTGGTTCGAGTCCAGGTGGGCCCACCAAAGTAATGCACCCATCGTCTAGAGGCCTAGGACATCGCCCTTTCACGGCGAGAACAGGGATTCGAATTCCCTTGGGTGTACCAGATTTTGTAGTAAATAGAGTAACGCCGGCTTGCGCAGAGTGGGATTGCACCTGACTTGTAATCAGGCTTCGTAAGATAGAGAGTGTTCGATTCACTCAGCCGGCACCAAATAGTTGGGGATTCGCCAAGTTGGTTAAGGCATCGGATTTTGATTCCGACATTCCTAGGTTCGAATCCTAGATCCCCAGCCAAACACAGGAGAATAGTATGTCTAAAGAATGGAAAGTAACATATAAAAAAACAGCTACAAGCAGAGAATTTTGGAAATTTTTTGAGTCTGAACAAAAGGCAAAAGTATTTGCAACTGTACTCGGTGATCGTTGTGTAAGTATGAAAAAAATAGTATAATAAAGTTACGCCCTGGTGGTGGAATTGGTAGACACACTGGTCTTAGAAGCCAGCGACGCGAGTCATGAGAGTTCGAGTCTCTCCTGGGGCACCAAGTTTTGGAGAGTTGGCCGAGTGGTCGAAGGCAGCGGCTTGCTAAGCCGTCCTCCCAGTAATGGGAGCATAGGTTCGAATCCTATACTCTCCGCCAAATTCGGTATCCCTAGCAACAATAACAATATAAAGAATCGTTGCAAGAACGCATAATTAACCCCTCTAAAATTACAGATATAAATATCTGATGTCAAATAACTTCTGCCGGCACCTTAGTAACGGGTACAACATAGATGTCAAATGGGACAACACTCTCCAATGGAGGCCATGCTGCCACTACGCCAAGAGTATTCCGTTACTTGATAAACAGGCAATAGAAAAAGAATTAGCATACACCTCTAGTGCAACTGGCTGGTTACCAGAATGCAGGGCCTGTCAGCAAATGGAAAATAGCGAAGCCAGTGCTACACATTCCCCTCGTATCTTTAGTTTTTATCGAAATCCTACTGAGCTAGAAACTGGTGAGTGCGGTTCATTGCAATTAAGCTTCGATGCAAGCTGCAATGCAGCCTGTTTAAGTTGCGGAAGTTACATCAGTGACACCTGGAAAAAATACGAGTACAAGCATGGCATACGCGATATCGGACCGATAATCAATCACGCGGATAGACTAGCAGATCAGTTAATAGCTAACGTTGCAATGGACAAACTTGACGAGATTTTCATTCTAGGCGGAGAACCGTTTTACAGCGGATCTGGCAACAAAATTTTACGGCATTTACGAAACACCCACCCAGACATCAGTAAAGTCAAGCTACGATATCAAACCAATGGTAGCATTATTCCGGATTTAGAAACCAGGGCCCTGTGGGAGGGGTTTGGCTCACTAGCAATCGGTTTTAGTCTCGACGGTGTCGGGGAAAGATTTGACTATCTGCGGTGGCCGCTTAAATGGACTAAAGTTGAGCAAACGGTTGCGAATATTCTAGAAACCACAAACGCTATAGTTACCACCAATTGTACTATTAATCCGTTTAACGGTTTGTACTTTCAAGAAATAGTCGACTGGGCAACAGCAACTATTCCAGCGAATAGACGCAGATGGCTGGATCACCCTGTTCGCCCCAATAGAGCAAATGGAATACTCGATCTTAATAAGACACCAATGGCTCTCAGAGAAGATATTATTAAAACCTATGGAGTCGATCATATATTGTCTAAAATTATTTCTAATTTAGAATTTTCTAACAACGCCCAAGAGATGCTTGACTACGTTAGCTTACATGATCAAATTCGTAAGCTCGACTGGAGGAGAACATTCCCTGACGTAGTAAAGTATTTTGCATAGATTCAGAAATTTTATTATGTAGGAAGAATGGGAATAATTTTATTTTTCTTCCCATAAGATGAATCAGATATGTCGGCAATAACTTCAGTAGCACAAAATGTACATTGAGGTATTGGACCTTTAAGTTCAGCAGCTTTGACTGACGAATAGTTGTCAATGGTAATTGGTTGATACTGATGTACTAATTCATTGGGCCACTCTATATTTTTTTGTTTTAAAAAATTAGACATAGTGGCCACTGTTGAACATTTATAAATTTTTGCGTCTAGCATAACGTGGCAATCTTTTGAAACACAATGATCGTGGGAGTTTTTAGGATCGCCTATATAAATAGAATCTTTATTTGCATTACCTGAGACAAGAAGATTCCAATTTGTAGAACCCGATGGCATTTTAGTAAAAGCCCACGCAGGTCTTAAATGTATAGGTAATCCTAAACCAGTAATCAACCATGTTCCTGATTTTGTTCTATGACCTTTAACTCCTTGCTCGTCGAACTCAAATTGGCTATTAAAATGAATTCTTGTGTCAGTGTGATCAATTTTCTGACAGTTACCAAATGCAGAATTTATATCTTTAAGTATTTTATCTTGATGATCTCGATCATGAAGATTGATGCAAAGAAAATATTTGTTGTCTACTAAAAGTTGATGTAGATTCTTAACTTTGGTAATATACGATCCATTAGAGTCAATTTTAGCCCATGCATTGGGCCAAAGTTTTCTCAGACCTTCGACCCAACTTTTAAAATTTGGGTGCAATAACGGTTCTCCACCTAAAATAGTGTACCATTCTAAATTAAGTAATTTGGCCCAGGGCTGATAAGATTCTATATCGAATTCGTAATGTCCGGTAAAATTAAAATTATTAAAACTGCGACAGTCGCCGCAAGAAAGGTCACAGACATTAGTTATATAAAATTCAATATAATCTATAGTTAAGTTAAATGTGTATTCTTTAGTTAGCTCATCAAGAACAAATTGCGGAATATTTTTTAGTGATTTAATATCCTCAAAACTTGGCCAGTCAGATCCAGCAAAAACACGATATTTTTCTTCGTCTAATAGATTTTTAATTACATGCAGTTCTTGGAGAGTTAAGTTTTGTTGCATATTTTATTTATAATTGTATGGTTAAGTGCATTAAATTAGTAGCAGGAAACTTTACTTTCAATCTCTCATTAATAAATTTCGTATTTTAGATGTCTGTAACTGATACCAGCGGTCTAAAAATTCCCTTTGCTTAGCAGTAGACGGTTCTCCGATAAGTTCTTGCGTCTTAATAAAATCTTCAAGTACAACACATTGATCTGGAACAAACACTTCTTTAATTTTTTTAACCATCGGATCTAAATTATTAGTTGATCCTTTAAGGATTTGTTTAAAATATTTTTGAATATTATCGGGTGCATTAAACTGTTTTCGGCTAACATCAGTGAACCAATAGGCTTGTTTATCGTAGGCCATTCTTAGTTGTAAGTGAATGTTAGTGTATAGTAAAATTTTATGAGTATTGTGGCTAATATATTGATTGATATCTAGCATATTACGACAAAAAAAGGGGTTACAGATCAAAAATACACTTGGTTTCTTAGATTCTTTAAGAACATTATTATCAGGCCAAATTTCAGTTTGCTTCCAACGACGAGGGTTGTCGATTAAATTTAAAGGATACTGAGTTTTTATCATTTCCTGTACTACTGGTATATCAAATTGATATTTTCCAGTTAGTAAAAGATAATAGTATAAGGCGAATCCACCAGATCCGCCTTGATACAGTATAGTTACATTTTGCATTACAATATTTACCTACCAGTATATTGACCACTATAAATATTATTATGAAGTCTATTTTTATAATCTATATGCCCGGCCATGCTGGCAATTTCCTTACCAGATTGTTTAGTTTAAGCGAGACAACGTTTCCGCACTTAACAAAACATGAATTCAATAAATCAATGACCGCTAAAAAGATTGAAGAATTTAATAGACTTGACCTTTATTCGTTTGAACAGAAAAAATTTTATGTAGGCTGGATGAGTTTTCACAAAGCATTTATAGGGTATCAACATTCTGATCAGATAGAAACACTTACTCGGACATGTTCAAATATTTACTCCAGCGTTGTTTATTCTATTCACCCTGTAGAATTCTTAAAATTTTCATATAAAATTATGGAAAAAGATATAGATCTATATCATGTAGATTTAGATTTAGGTAAGTTTGGTGAGTGGGTTGAACAAAGCCGAAAACAATTAAAATTTATAACTAGACCCAATGAGGCCGATACCTTCTCAAAAATATCTTCAAGATATAATACTAAAGCAATTAGTTTAACAAAAATGCTTGAATCAGAAGATGCATTTCTAGATGAATATAATAGATTATGCAAATTGATGAATCTTACACCAATAGAGACTCAAGCCATTGCGTTATATCGTAATTGGAAATCTATTAGACTAGACCAAAATTTATCAATTGAACAACCAACTACTAAAATACTTTCAAGGCCGCCACACGACGATTTTACTTTTTCGTTATTAAATTCGTTAATAAATTCCAAGTTGCCTTGCATAGATAAATGTGAAACGTATTATTGTTGGGGCTCTCCTCCTAGCGATATTTTAGATTTTTTAACCAATTTGACCCCAACTAAACCCAACGTTATTATTGGCATTAAAGATCTGTTGGACCTATGGCGTGATTTTAATTGGTGGACTGATTCTATTCAAGATGGGCCAAAATTGCTAATAGAATTAGCTAATAAATTTCCCAACACAAATTTTATTATTTTTACAAGTCTCGAAAAACTTGAACGTGAAATTAATGTTCCAAACATTCAGATTATTCCCTGGGGCGGTGACCTAACAAATCAAGCATTAGAATATCCATCACTCGAACCAGTGTTAGATAAAAACTTTGATTCCTCTAAAACATTTATTAGTTTAAATCGGCATGCCAGACAGCATCGATTGATTTTATTAAGTTATTTGTTTGGCGCAGGATATGATACCAGCGGCGATATTAGTTATTTACATCAAGATGATCGAGACGATCTACTTAGTATAGTACCATGGGTCTTTGATGAATTGACCCACAAAATTATTAGAGAAAAGATACTAACAGGATTTAAACAAATTTACAATAATAAAACATTAATAACGGATGAGTTTGCAATCTACGAAACTTTAGGTGAAAACAATAATTTTGATAATTTTAATAACAGATTACGCCACCGATACAAGGATAGCTTTGTAGAAATTGTCACAGAGTCATCTTTCAGTGCTCCTAGTTTTTTAGTTACTGAAAAAACACTTCACAGCATATATGGTTGTAATTTCCCTATAATACTCTCTGGAGTAGGATGTGTGCAACATTTAAGAGATATTGGATTTGATATGTTTGACGATATTATTGATCATAGTTATGATTTAATTGATAACCCTTTTGATCGTATTGTCGCAGCTGTAGAAAATAATCGTCAATTGTTACTTGATTCTGATTATGTTAAAAACTTATGGAAAATTAATAAGCAAAGATTTAAAAAAAATATAATACTTGCTCAAACTGATTTGTACAACTGGTATCAAAGTCGAACAATATCAGAATTTAAAAAGATCAATTTAATTGACATTGAGTAATTTTTTGTATATAATAAATAATCAATAATCAATTAGCTAAGGGAAACAATTATAAATGAACAATATGGAATTTATTGACAATCCAGCAATCAATAGATATCTTTGTATGATAAACGATAAGTGGCGTAATCAATTTTTTTATGACGCCTTACATAAACATGCAAAGGACAAAATAGTTTTAGATGTTGGCACTGGCACCGGACTACTTGCATTTTATGCTCTTTCAGCAGGCGCAAAATTTGTTTACTGCGTGGAAAGGTTATACGATGCCGCAGAATTAACCGATCAAATACTATCAAAACTTTTTGACAGATCTAGATTTAAAGTATTGCGTTGCGATTTTTGGACGAATGAAATTGATAATCTGATTGACGATAAGATCGATATATTAGTAAGTGAAACTGTTGGTCCTGGATTATATGATCAAGGAATGTTCCATACCTGGAATTATGCTAAGCCTTTTTTATCTGAATCAGCAATTAGTATACCTGACAGGTTACATTCTGATATTTGGCTCTGGTCTGGTGAAGATAACCTAGACAATGTAGCACCAAAAGCTAAAAGAAATCTAGATATTAACACTATAAACCAGTTTAATAGAAACGCTTATTTTAATATCAATGATTATAGTTTGGATGAGTTATATGTGTCAGCAGTCATTGATAAAAATTATGCTCAAGCATTAATCGAAGTTGATCGTGAATGGTACAATAAAAATAAACAAAAAACTGTCCCACCTGTAAGGTGGGAATTAATTAACAGAATACGTGAAGAACCCTCTGAAAAACGTTTAGATATATTATCCTATACCTTAGATCAAGGACCAGAATTAGAATATACTACCAAAAATTATCCGGAACATATCATTCCTAAAATTTCATTTGATTTAGACGTGCCAGATAAATCAGTGGTGGCATTTGTTCACAAAATGTCTTTTGAATCAGAAACATTATATTTAAAAGACGCATCTTATATGCCCTGGAAAAAATCTCCAATGCTTTTTATTCCTGCTGCCGGCCAATATACTTTTACCTACAACAATTCTATGATGGGTTTCCTTAGTTTAAAGGAGTGGATATATGAGGCAAAATAGTAAATATTTAAAACATGGTTAGGATTGCAATTAGTCAAGAAAAATTAATTTCACGATGAAAAATCTAAAGAAAATCTTACTTAGTCCGTGGACCGCATTAGTTACACTAGCAGTGATAAGTTATGTGGTATTTACTGGACCTACATTTGTAGAATCAGTAAAACTACGTTACTTTGATCAATTGATTACCAATCAACCACGAGTTGAAAACAATATCTGGACTGTGAACATTGATGAAGCTACTATCAACAAGTATGGACAGTTTCCGTTCAAACGTGACAAGTATGCTAACCTAATCGGTGACTTATATAGTCGTAACGCAGGCTTAGTAGTTTGGAACATATTAATGCCCGAAGCAGATCGCCAAGGTGGTGATCCGGCCTTAGCATTAGAACTAGAAGATCATCCTGTAGTCCTTAGCAACACCCCCAGCGATATAACTAAAAACATTCCACGCAAGCCAGGATCAGCTGTGATTGGTGCGGAGTATATCGACACTATCATCAACTATCCGGGCATCATCGCTAACATTCCAGAACTAGAAAATGCGGCTGTTGGTGTAGGCATCACTAATACCATGCCAGAGCTTGATGGTGTTAATCGTCGACTACCTTTGTTCGTGGGCTACAATGGTGGATTATATCCTAGCTTGCCCTTAGAAGTCCTGCGTGTGATGAGCAATGATGACACATTCCAAGTTAAACTAAATGAGTTTGGCGTTGAGAAGATGCGTATTCCCAGCTTCCGTCCTATCACCACAGACAGTGTTGGCCGTATCTGGGTAGACTGGAGCCAAGCCAGCAAGCCAGTCAGTGCTGTCGACTTGCCCAAAGACTTCAAGAAAGGTATCGTTATCGTAGGAGTCAGTGCCGCAGGCATCGGTAATCCAGTATCAACATCAATGGGTGCGGTATGGCCACAAGACATGCAGGCCGCTGTTATTGGCACACTAGGCAACAACGTAAACATTGAGCGTCCAGACTGGGCACCTGGTGCTGAACTATATGTGTTGATTGGGGTAAGTTTGATTATCCTATTACTAAGCCGTTGGGTCTATGTTGGCCTAGGCGTTGGTATCGTCTTATTAGGTAGTTTGATCCCAGCTAGTATGTATGTGTTCTCTACATACAAGTTTTTAATTGATGCTATCGTGCCAACAGCAGGCGGTGTACTAGTTATGCTACACGCTTATGGTGTTAAGTTCATCAGCGAGTTCTTACAGAAACAACAGATCAAGAAACAATTTGGTAGTTATGTAAGTCCTGTTATCGTTGAACGTTTACAAAAGAATCCAGAGTTAATTCGTCTAGGTGGTGAAGAGAAGATGCTAACAGCCGTCATGACAGATATGCGTAACTTTACAGGTTTAGGTGAAAAGTATGGCCAAGATGTAGAAGGCTTTACTGCTATCATGAATCAGTATATGACGGCTATCGCTCAACCTGTGTTTAAGAACGATGGGTGCTTGATTAAGTTCATCGGTGATGCGAGTTTACATATCCACGGTGCACCACTAGATGATGAGCGTCACGCTTATCATGCTGTCAAAACAACACTGGAAATGATTGATGCAGTAGAAGAATTTAATAAACATCTTGAAAGCATCGGCAAGCCACCAGTGGGCATGGGCGCAGGTGTTAATACGGGTAAGATACTTGTAGGTAATATTGGTAGTGAAGGTAAGATGGGTTACGACGTGTTAGGTGATCCTGTGTCAGTCGCGGCACGTTTAGAAAGTCAGACCAAATCATATGGTGTGTTAATGATCCTCGGACCCGATACCGCTGAAGCAGTTAAAGATGACTTTGATGTAGTATGGTTAGACAATATCGCTGTAAAGGGTAAAACAGTTGGGTTGAATATCTATACAGTAGGTAAAACAATTAAACACAAACACGAAGAATACAAGAAAGAATACACACGTGGTAATTGGAAGAAAGCTATTACCTGGGCTAAAGAGCTCGAAGCTGATCCTAAAGTTACCATTAATGAATACTATCACAAGATGATACTACGCATGGAAGATGGCCTGCCACCTGAGTGGGATGGAACTTACAGGGCTACAAGTAAATAATGATCTACGGACCGTGGGCTATAGTAATAGGACACTGCTTAGCAGGATTGTGCTATTTTAATTCATCTACACCTGCATCTTTTGACAACACTTTTGCAGACGAATTTACCTGCGAGATAACAGGCAAGCTGATAGATGATATAGGAACCAATCGAGCAGTTGGCCCAATAAAAATAGAACACTACTGTTATAATTGGTTAGAACTAGCCAAGAAACAACAAAAATAAACTATGAGATACGCGATATTCATACTTACATTGATATTCGCTTTGATCGCAGACGCCCGTACAATCACTGCTAAGAGTTTTTTAGTCGCGGACAATCGTGGTGAGGTCATACTAGAGCGTAATGCTGACCGTGTGCAACCTATCGCCAGTATTACCAAACTGATGACAGCTATAGTGGTATTGAATTTACATCAAGACCTCAATGAAGAGTTAAAATTAGATTTTAAGAAATCTAATGTCTATCATACTCGATTACCACGCACACTCAAGACACTGAGCCGTGGTGAATTACTACAGTTAGCCATAGTCAAATCAGATAACTTTGCCGCATATACCTTGTGTGCTAATTACCCGGGAGGGGTAGATCGTTGTGTGGCAGAGATGAACCATCAGGCCTTGGAGTTTGGTATGTATTCAACGCACTTCGCAGATCCTACAGGACTTGATCAAGGCAATACCAGTAATGCTCGCGATTTAGTTAAATTAGTCCTAGTATCTAGCCATCATCCAGAGATCACAGAGGCCAGTGGCAAACCTAGTGTGAGTATCCGAGTTAAAAAACGTTGGTGGGAATTTGGCAATACTAATCCATTAGTACGTCGAAGTGATAGTGTGGTGGTAAGTAAAACAGGTTATATAAATCAATCAGGCGGTTGTGTAGTCATGCTGTTAGATACAGAATTGGGTCAGCGTGTGATAGTGGTATTGGGCAGCAAAAATACCAGGACACGTATTCCTGAGGCTGAACAGATCAGCTTGGTAGTATCTGGCAGTGACGTTGACGTTAGATACTAGTTTTTCTTTTTAGGTTCGTCTAGTTTACTTGCTTCGTCGAACTTGTCATTGGCTTCTTTTTCAACTTTCATCTGTTCCATGACGCGATCACTTTCGATAATCTTACCACGTAGATGTAATACAGTATTAACCTTTTGATTAAGTCTGATCAAGTCATTGTCTAGCATACGGATACGATCGATCAGTGCAATAAGCACCGTGTTAGCATCTGATATGACTGGCTTAACTTCCGTGGTTGCCCATGTCCATACGTATTTGATAATTAATCCCATACCTACCGCGAACACGATAGGAAATCCATATTTGCTAATTAAGCCTACTACATCCATTATTTTTTCTTCCTTGATAATTTACTAGTTAATTCGTCAATGGCGATCTGCTGATTTTGAACAGTTGCTTCCAACACCTTAACACGATCATCAACTAGTTTATTCTCTTCTAGATCTTTAAGATTGCTTTCTTGATCGGCTAGTTGTTTAGCAGATAATCCTGCGATGGAGTCAGACAGATTAGTTATTTTAACATCATACTCATCAACACGCACTTGTGCATCATACGCAACATATGACATTCCTCCAATGGCTACAACTAACAATAAAGTTCCTAATGCCTTTAGTATTTTATCTGTTTTAGATGTTTCTTCTGGATTAGTTAATTCAGCTTTTTCAATATCACTCATTTATCGCTCTCCTAATTTGTTCGTTATGTTCATTGATCTTATCTTTTACAGCATTCATTTCTGGAGTTAGCCACCAAAGAACTAGTGCTAACCAACAAACCCAAATTAATACGATTTTCATAGTGGCATCCAAAGTAATATGCCTTGCGACATTAATACTATGCCTGCACCTGCTAAGACGAAACTACCCCAGAACAAGGCCATGCTGATACTCAAGATACTTGCTGATAGTAATACGATACTCAGTTGGTATGCTGTACTTGCATATCCTACCCATGGTAATTGTTTTTTATAATGGTCACGTGCTTCTTCCAATGCTTTGGCCTGTTTGTATAGCTCTGGTTTGCCTTCCGCACCTTGATCGTATGTTAATGCTTTGTCACTGAACTTCTTAACCTTAGCAGGATCTGTTGCCTGGCTAGCGGCTAGCTCATACTGTGTTTGTTTGATACTTTTCGCTTGATAAAATACCCATAGGTCATTGGCCTGTATGGTATTGTTTAGGACTTTGCTGTTTAGGCTACCTTGTAGCCACATGTTAAATGCCAACAAGGCCGCGAACACGTTGATGATTAATCCCGCTTTGCTTTTAATCATGCGTTCTCTGTCAGTAGCAGGAACTTCTGTACCATCATTCTTTTGACGTGTTACCATCTTCATCACTGTGTCTGTTAAAGCCATTTCATTATGTCCTCAAACCAAATTAGAATACTAAAAAATATTACGATCAAGCCAAGCAGGCAATAGTCTGCCGTATCCCATTTCATTGTGGATATTCCTCGCCCTTAGTCCAATGTTCTAAACGTTCAGCATAGCGGGTAATGCTGTGATTGCTGAAAAAATTAATATCTTTCTTTTTCAATCCTACTAAGAACCCACGCCATACGTCTTTACACGATTGTTTAAAAGTTAGAGTGCGTAAGTTACCATAGTGATTTATATAGTACATGCCACCAAAGTGATAGAAAGGCCATAGGGGAACTCTGGCTACGATATCAGCATTATTGACAAAACGGAAATGTAGTACACCAGTGGCTTCTATAGCTCGAATATAAGCCTTATCGCCCACACGTGGACTACCATAGGTAAACAATGCCTGTGGGTTTGGTGTATCTTCTGAGCGTTGTAGTCGATAAGCTACGATAGTAGCCATGGCCGCACCTAGACTGTGTCCTGTGCACCACACTGTGCGTGTCTTGCCATAGTCGTTGGCTAGTTCATGTAAGGTAGGCCAAATATCATCTACTGATTCTTTAAATCCTGCGTGCAGTTTGCCAATGCCTGTTGAACTCGGCACTGGAAATGCTTTTAGATCGGCAGCGATATCTTTAAACTCTGTTGGTTGAGTGCCACGACAGACGATAACTAGGTCATCATCATTGACTAACCAATAGGCCTGGCTGCCGTCATGATCGATAAACGTAGCCGTAAATCCTAATTTCTTAAACTTTGCCTTACCTTCTTTTTCAGGTAGATAAGCATATTCGCTACAACGAGCAAATAATGCCGCTTGTTCTGGGAAAGGACGCATATTTATTGCAGACATAATACTACTCCTATAAGTATTCCAAAAAATACACCAACGGCAAACGCTTTGAACATATCTACGTCGTGCCATACTGCTTGTTTTTTTAGATATTCTTTTGTGTGTGCTGGTAAACTATCGTACCATAGTTCCCATTTATTAGGTTTAAACATTAATCTCTCCTAGCGTCATTTTTACCGTCAGCTCTAGCTATACGGTCTGTGTCTGGTTTTAATCCTAGTGCATTACTGACGATGGTATCGATACGGATAACATCATGATTCATAGTTTTAACGCGATTGTCTAGGGCTGTAATGATACCAGCCATGCCCTTGATACTGCCAAGAACACCTGCTAGTAATAGTTTGATCGTAAGATAAACGAAATAGCCACCCGCTAGGGCAACTGCGACGGGGAAGCCTAGATCCCCAATGAGTTTGAATATGTCACCCATGTCATGCTCCTTGAAATACTGCTTTATAGTTATAACAGTATTTATATTTTGGTGAGCTTTTAGTGGGTTAGTGCGTGATAGATCTGATCGTAAGAAATATGGCTATCATCATAGCCTATAGATTGAAATAAGGTCTTGGTGTTGTCTAGTAATTCTCCGGTGATAATATGGCAGAATTCACCATAAAAATGATGGAAATTATGTAAAACGATGGGTTCTACGGTTCGCATAACGTCAGTTTTTTCGCGATCAGATAATCCGCAATACCATGCCAATTGTTTGACTACCGCTTCAGTGCGGGAATCATTGTCTTGCATGCGATCATAACTTTCATCAATGATACCATCAAAAGTTTTAAATCCATAACTGCGTAAATAAGCAAGATTGCCTGGAGCAGCCAGGAGCATAAATGGCTGCTTGCTGACTATGGGTTTAAATATCTTTTCAGTTAAATGTAGTTTATTGTAGTAGAATACTGTTTCAGTGACTATGTGCCAAAAAGCATCGTAATTCGGAGTATCGTTATTATAATCACGCCTATTAATAGTCCTAGGAATGTCAGCACTAGCACTACCGTGTATATTTGCATGATCAATGGTTAGTTTATCAATGTCAGTCATGTGATGTTCTATGTGTTGTTTAGCAGGTTTACTTAATTTAGTTTTAGGATCTGCTGCCTCATCTCGCCAATCATCAAATAGATTATCTGTAACATTAAAACTAATTAGCCCGTGATCTAGCAAGCCCTGTTCTTTCAGTTGACTTACAAAATAAATCCTATAACTGCGATCATCAATGATAATTCTATTAAATGAAATGAAATCATACTTATATGGTTTAACTATTTGTTTATTATAGTTTAGAGAGTAGTAGCTACGATACCAGTCAAATGCCGCAAAACCATGAAAGAAATAATAAAGATTATAAAAATTATTTTTTTGGGTACAGATATTGATGTCATCGGAATATTCGCTAGTAACTAGAATACGTTTCTGAGTGTTGTTAGGCAAGAAACTAATATAAGGATCAACTAATTTTGTAATGAAAGGTTCTTGATCATAAAAAAATATTTTTGCTATCGGGTCAGATGTAGGTGTAAATACAGATATATCATGAATAGTAATATTGCCTACTTTTGGTACTCCATTAAATAGATGCCAAACTTCAAACTCTTTAAAAAGTTCTTGATATAAAAATTCGTAGATATGATCAATTTGGAGCATGTATGTCAACTCAATTAAAAACAGTAGGATTCATCGGAATCGGTAAATTAGGTCTACCCTGTGCTGAAGTAATGGCACAACAGTATGACGTAACTGGCTATGATATTTACCCTAAGGTCAGTGACAAGATCAAGGTTTCTGATACGCTAGAAGGTGCAGTACGAGGGAAAGATGTCATCTTTGTAGCAGTACAAACTCCCCATGATCCTATCTACGATGGCAGTCAACCTATTACACATTTACCAAATAAAGATTTTGATTATACTATTGTTAAAGATGTTCTTAAAGACATTAATCAATATATATTACCACAGAAACAATTAGTGGTATTGATTTCAACAGTGCTACCCGGAACTACTCGTAGAGAACTACGAGATTGTGTTAAAGATGCTCGGTTTGTCTACAACCCATACTTGATAGCCATGGGTAGTGTAGCATGGGACATGGTTAATCCTGAAATGGTCATCATCGGCACAGAAGATGGTAGCTTGACTGGTGATGCACAGTTACTCAAAGACTTCTATGCACCCCTTATGGAAAATAATCCACGCTACGCTATTGGCACTTGGGATGAAGCAGAAGCTATTAAAGTATTCTATAATACATTCATCAGTGCTAAAATTGGCCTTGTCAACATGATACAAGATGTGGCAATGAAAAATGGCAACATGAATGTAGATGTAGTAACTGATGCACTCAGTGAAAGTACTATACGAATTGTTAGCAAGAAATATATGACTGCAGGCATGGGTGATGCAGGCCCTTGTCACCCACGTGATAATATCGCACTTCGCTACCTGGCAGAACGTTTAAATCTAGGATATGATATATTTGATACTGTCATGCATGCTCGTGAAGAACAAGCACGCAATCTGGCTATCTATTTAGACAAGATAGCAAAGAATAACAATTTACCAATTATCATACACGGTAAAGCCTACAAGCCAGATATTGACATGCTAGAAGGCAGTTATAGTTTATTAATTGGCAGTTATTTAGATGGGCTAGGTAGTGATTATACCTATGTTGATCCTTTAACACACGATCATCTACATGATCCATATCCAGCTGTTATTTTACTAGCACACAATCGCCACGTTACTTATGGTTATACTGGCTCTGCTAATAAACAAGAATTATATTTTATTCCCAGCGGCGGCAGTGTTATAGTAGATCCGTGGCGCAACTATACAAATGAAAATTCAAACATTCATGTGATACACTATGGAAATTCTAGACCAAATAGCTAATATAGAATGCTTCTGGGATGACGAATATCTATATCTAGACTATGAAGTAGAAACATTTAATAATCCCTTAGATACCGAACGTTGGCTTAAACAAGGATATCGTTGTAACTTTACTGGTGCTATGTGTGACATGCGCCGACCACAGCCCAGCTGGAACGATAAATTTATTCGTCACTTTGAAGCACTAGGTTGGCGAGATATAGGTACCAGTTACTATCGCATGGATACCGGCACGATATTGCCTATTCATCAAGATACTTACAAGCGTTATGTGGAATTGTTTAAACTAGAAGGTCAAGAATACCGTATCCGCCGTGCTATTGTATTTTTAGAAGATTGGCAGTCTGGACATTATTTAGAATTAAAAGGTCGCCCGGTGGTAGGATGGCGTGCAGGATTTACTGTGGTATGGGCATATGATGACCCGCACATGGCCGCCAACGTTGGTGCTACTCCAAGATACACATTACAGATCACAGGACACATATGAAAATAAGTTCAAGCAATGAATGGGGAAAACTACGATCAGTAGTCGTGGGATCAGCCACTAATGCCAATTGGCCTACAAATGATCCGGTGTTTGCTGAAGAAAGTCGTAAGACTACCTGGACGGAAACTCCAGTTCCTAATGGTGCTGTTCCGCAGTGGATTGTCGATGAAGCTAATGAGGATTTGGCTATCTTAGCAGATACATTGACTAAACTTAAAATCTCAGTATATCGTCCTCGAGACATGGACTTTCCTCGACTAGGCGGTATGTATAACTATTGTCCTCGTGACAGATTACTCATAGCTAGTGGTACGGTTATAGTACCTAACATGATGTATCCTTGCCGCAACATGGAAGAAGTTGCCCTAGGTGCGGTCTTAGATGCTGCCGAACATGTCAAATATATGCCTAAAGATCAAGGCATGATTATGGATGCCGCTAATGTCTGCCGATTAGGTGACCGTTGGTTATTCCTAGAAAGTCCCAGCGGTAATCGTGCCGCCTACGAATGGTTATGCGAACAACTGCCAGAGATTAAAATAGAGTTAGTAAATTTTTATGCTGGTGTACATATCGACAGTACTATTACTCCACTACGTGAAGGACTGGTCATGCTAAATGCCAGCAGAGTAAATCAAGTGAATTGTCCCAAGGTGTTTGATGGTTGGGAGAAGATCTGGGTCAATGATGTGATAGCACAGGACTTCTACGAATATCCTTATGCCAGTAAATGGGTAGGTATGAATGTACTCAGTGTGGATGAGAACACAGTAGTCATTGATGCCGCCCAGACCCAATTAATAAAAGACTTAGAGCGTTGTAGTATAACCTGTATTCCATTAACCTTGCGACATGCACGTACCTTAGGGGGCAGTTTCCACTGTGTGACCCTTGATTTAGTTAGAGAATAACTAAATATTAGTTACAATTTGGAAATAATTTTATATGCCGCAGACATTTGCTGGGTACACTGAATGTTCAGTTAATGCCTTTAAGTTCAATCCCAAAAGCCAAGAAGTTGTAGATCGTAAGAAGGAAATCTTACAGTCTATAGCCCAACATCATGGCAATAATCCCACCAGCGTATTGTTCTACGGATTTAGTCCAATGATGCTAGGTGCTGGATATAAACAACTAGCAGTCACGCAGATTACAGAACAAACAAAAAAATTCCTCGACGATAGAGGTGTTAAATATACATACGTTGCAGAAGAAAATTTAGGTAATTATAGTAAAAGTTTTGATTGGGTGGTAGCCACAGATGAGTATTTTACTTTTGCTCAAACAGAAGAAGAGCAACAGTCAAAAATACAATTAGCTTGTACTCTGGCCAAAACTGCTGTAGTAACTACATTACGTGATTACAAGAATCAAGATTTCCGCGATAGAGAATTTAGTCAACCATTGGCAGTACATGCACAAAATCGTACTAAGATATTTTTAGAATATCATAATTATGATTTTGCTGACAAGAACAGTTGGAATACCACAGTATATGAATTAGATGGCGCAGACGCTAAAATACACAGTGAATTTCCAAGACGTAGTATGTTCTTTAAGCAAATGGCTAAATTTAGTATAGATGCAGGTGCAAAGAATTTCTTTGTGCATAAAAATTTAATGTATAAGAGTTTGATCAAGAAAAACTACGAGCACGTTATTAGCATTAGTTTTTAATCAACTCAATTCGAGAATAGTATGGATATCAATCAACAGCTACAGCCTATCATCGCCGGCATAATTCAGGATCTCAAAACGCAGATCAATACTGAACTACGTCAACAGCTATCCTCAGAAATAGTGAAAATCCTAGCCGCAACAGAACTAACCAGTATAATCAATCAAGCAGTATCCAATCAGGTTAACGCACGATTGGATAAATTTGACTTTGCTGGTACTGGAGAAACTGAACTCAAAGTGGCGTTTAAACAGATCACTGACAATGTTGCTAAAAATTTATTTGTAGGAGCCAATAAACAGGTCTCTGAATATGTAGGACAAAAGCTCAAAGAAGTCAACGTATCTGATGCTGTCAAAGCAGTGGTGCAAACCTCACTGAGTGAATATCTCAAAGGTGCTAACTTTCCTGAAGCTAGTATTTCTCATACTAGTTTAAATCTAAAAGGCTTCAAGATCACTGGCGATGCGATCGAAGGCGGAATCATTTCAAAATTTGCCAGCACTGGCATCGATGATCTGGCTACAAAAGTACAGATGACTATCATGGATCGAGGTGTTGCATTTGAAAGTGGTCTACACACCCCAGAGTTAAATGTCACCGGTAGTCTTACAGTCAAAGGAAATTTGATATTTGCAGACGTAGACACGTCGACTACGGGATTTGAAAAGATTGTCAAAGAAACTAGTGAGTCGGTCAGAAAAAATCTTAATCAAGAATTGTTTAATGGATTTAGCAATACTATATTTGATCGCATACAGGCAGAAGGACTTGATCTAGACAAAATAACACAGGGTGGTAAAGAAGTTATCAATGGTAGTCAATTGGGTTATCATGTCGTTGACAGTAATCTACGTAGACTAGGTGTAGTTGAAGATCTGCAGACGGCTGGGGAAACTCTGCTGGTGGATACACTATATGTACAGCAAGGGCGTGTGGGTATCAATACCATGGAACCTAGTTACCCATTGAGCATTTGGGACCAGGAAATTGAAATAGTTGCTACTAAACATACCCAGGATGTGGGCTACATTGGTACTGCTAGAAATCAAAGTTTGATATTAGGTGCAAATAATAAACAAAACATTGTGCTAGTTCCAGATGGCAGTGTAGAAGTTGAAAATATCAGTATTGGTCCTGTGGCCATGACCAGCGGCAATCGAATACCTAATTACGAAGGTCGAGCAGGACATATTGTATGGAACGACACTCCTACTACTGGCGGACCAATTGGCTGGGTCTGTATTGGCGGAGCTCGATGGGCTAGTTTTGGTAGAATCGACAATGGTTAAATCTAACATAAGATCAACGCTATGTTAGATGACAATTTAGAAATATTATATTGCCGTATTGATCTTACTAAGACCAATTATAGTCAAATTGATTCTGCTAAATTAATAGTAGATCCTAACCCGGCCGAACTTAAACAAATATTTGAAAAGTATTGTGCATACAAAAAGTTTACCAGTGTTGAACCAATGTGGGATAGTGAATTTACTTGGCCGCACAATGATGTCGTCGGATACTATGATTCTACCAAATTGGTTGCTTGGTCAGTGGTAACCAAGTATAATAAAGATGATGTCTATTCTGTTCAGTTTGCTTGGGACTACACAAATCCCGGATTAAGATTGGGCATTAAGAGTATAGAACATGAATGTGCTTATTATAAGAGCCTAGGCTACAAATACTATTATCTAGGTGAAGCACACAAATATAAACAAAATCTTCAAGGATTTGAATTACTAGGAAAATTATAATGGATATCTATCATATTTGGGCAGACAAAGAAGGTGACATCAGTGACATCGACTGGGTCAATAACATGAAAGGATTCTTACAGCATCTAGTAGATGAAGGTAAGATGGTTACCTATCGTATCACACGCTGTAAGATGGGATTCCGTAGCATGGATATTCCTGAATGGCATATCATGATGGAGTTCAATGATATGGCACAGTTAGAGAATGCTTTTAAACGTGTAGCACCACTCGAAGGTGAACTAGAAGACAAACATCGCAGTTTCAATCAATTCGTCAAAGGCAATATTCAACACGCTTACTTTAGAGATTGGCCGGATGACCTATAATGTACATCAACATTGGGATCCACTTAAAGTTTGCATAGTTGGTAAATCATACAGTCCTCAGTTTTATAGTTTTATAACTAACAGTCGGGTTCGTAATGTACTAGAGCGTATTGCCGAAGAAACAGAAGAAGACTATCAAAAATTAATTAAAGTTTTAGAAACATTTGGTGTAGAAGTTATAAGACCTAATGTATACGATGATTATACTCTATACATTGATACCAGAGGCAAAATCACTGCACCACCTATGACCCCAAGAGACTATTCTGCTCAAATTGGAAATACCTTTTATTTTGATCAAACACAAATATTTGCCAAATGGGAAAAATTTAGGGGTGTAGATTGGCCCATTGAAAGACCTAAAAAATATGAAGATATACCACAGTGGATCATTGAAGAATCTGCAAAGTTGTGGGGATTTAACATTACCGCTAGGAATCTTGCTTGGGATAATGTTTTAGAAAAAATTTCTAACCACACAAATATTATTTTTGATCAGGACATCAATTCTGCAATGGTAACCAGAGTAGGTAAAGATTTATATTTTGCTACAGATTCGTATGACCAAGATCAAACATCATTACTGCAACTTAGACAGCCTCAATTTCCACAGTATAGATGCAGAGTAGTTAACACAGGAGGACACAGTGATGGGACATTCTGCCCTGTGGTGCCTGGGCTGATCGTAAGTTTGCAAGACGTTCCTACATATAAAGATACATTCCCAGACTGGGAAGTTGTTTATCTACCTCAACAGAGTTGGAGTAAGGTTAAACCATTTTTAGATCTAAAATACAAAAATGGTGGTAAATGGTGGGTACCAGGCGAAGAACTAAATGATGATTTCACAGACTTTGTAGAAAGTTGGTTAAAAGAATGGGTAGGATACGTAGAAGAAACAGTATTTGATGTAAACATGCTGGTAATTGATGAAAAAAATGTAGTATGTAATAACTATAATGAACAGGTATTTGCGGCGTTTGATCGTTTTGGTATTACTCCGCATGTGGTAAATTTCCGCCATAGATATTTCTGGGATGGCGGACTACACTGTATAACCAGCGATCTACATCGTGAAGGCGTCCAAAAAGACTACTTTCCAGAACGCAGATTGACATAATCAAAAAATGGTGCTATACTAGCACTATGAAACTATTATCCCCAATGCAGGATGACCTTATGGTCCAACAGCAAGTAGCCAATACATGGCAACATTTCGTTGGTGTAATTTGCCTTAACCAAACTAATCGAACTATCGTAAAGAAAATTCTACCTACATTCTTTAGCCTATGGCCTGAAGATGATGTTTTTTTGGACAAGGCTACAGAGAAAGAAGTTAAGGCACTAATCAAACCTATGGGCATGGTTAACAAGCGATATATAGCATTAATGAGAATGAGCATAGATCACTTGTTCTGGGACGGAAATGATGCTACAATATTATATGGTATCGGACAGTATGGCAGTGAAAGTTACCGCATATTTTTTAAAAACGAACGCTTTGAACCTAAAGATAAAGAATTGAGAAAGTATCTTGGCTACTAAGAAAATAGGCTTTGCCTGCAAGTGGATTGACACACCCGATCAGGTCAACGGAATAAAATCTACCGACCCTGCAAAAGAATTAAATACTGGTACAACCACTGTAGCCTGGCTCAATCGACAAACCCGCGAAGTGGCAGAGCAACGTCTCTGGGATCTTATGGTCCAAAATATTCAATCAATACATAAACTTGTCGAGCGAGTAGGTACATTAGATGAATCCCTTAGAATGGTTCGCTTATCAAGTGATATACTACCAGTATATACAGAGTCTAGCTGGAGTTATTTTTGGCGTCGCACTGACGTCCGCGATTTTTGCTCAACGGCCTTTGCTCAAGTGGGCGATGTTGCTCGTAGCCGTGGGGTCCGCCTTAGCTTTCATCCGGGGCAATTCACAGTTCTCGCATCTGATAATCCTGCTATTGTCGACAGAAGTATAGAAGAATTTGAATATCATGCTGACATGATCCGCTGGATGGGTTATGGCAAACAGTTCCAAGACTTTAAATGCAACGTGCATATCGCAGGCCGCTTAGGACCACAGGGCATACGTGATGCCTACAAGAGATTGTCACCAGAAGCACGCAACACTATTACTATAGAAAATGAGGAGATGAAACATGGACTTGATACTTGCCTCGAGCTTTATGATCTTGTGCCTATCGTTCTTGATATACACCATCATTTCATCCGAGAAGGAGAATACATACAACTTGCTGACCGAAGAACTCAAAAGGTTATTGAAAGTTGGCGTGGTCGTCGTCCTGTGTGCCATTACAGCGTATCTCGTGAAGACTTACTATTGGGGCACGATACTAACACTCTTCCTGACATGAAAGTCCTATTAGAAACCGGGCACAAGAAAAGCAAACTGCGAGCACACAGTGACTTCTATTGGAACACCGCGGTTAACGATTGGGCCTTGACATTTTTGGAATCGTTTGACATGATGTGCGAGTCAAAAGCAAAAAATCTAGCTAGTTTTGCCTTGTATGATCGAGCAAAACAGCTCGCAATTCTTTAGAAAAATCCCCATACCAATCTGTTCCAAGCATCACACTTTTATTATATTCTGTTATAGGTTTTATTTTATCTAAGATTTCTTTTTGAGGTTGATCAATAAGATAATTCATCTGTGCTAGTGCTAAGGAAAATCGGTGATCACTATCTTCTACGCTATCGTAACTTTCATCAATTATTCCATCAAATGTTTTAAATCCCAGTTGACGTAGGTTACGCAGATAATATTGCCCACTAAACACAATAAACAATCTTTCGGCTAGGATAGGTTTAACAATTTTTTCAGTGTAAAAACTGTATTGGTTATCCCAATTTGTTTCTGCTACTATACTATAAGCAGTTTGATTATAAATGTCTGCAGAAATTATCTGACTTAACGACACTCGTTGACCACTATAACTAACATGGGTGATAGTATTTTTAATTTCATCTTCAGGTATATCTATATTAGGCCAAATCCAATTATTGATTAATTGTTTTTGTAATGATAGATTACGGTCTTGCAGATATGTCATAATAACATGCTGTGTTAATTTATTATCAGTTATGTAATCATAAATTTTTTGTCTGTGAGGTTTACGCCATCCCAGCAATATATCAAATGTTTTAGATTTCGCAATATAGGGGTTAAGTTTCTCAAGTAGATCAGAAGATTTATAAAAATCACAGGTAGTTATAAACCAATCCATCCATTGGTAACTAGGATATCCTTCAATTGATCCACAGATAAAATATTTAATTTTAGGATGTTGATGATTGACTATGAATCTAATAGAATCAGAATGTAGTTCTGAAACAAGTACAACTATGACAGAACATGTGGTCAGAGCATAGGCAATATTATCATCAAAACTAGAATCATAGGGATATGGCATATGAAATACTGCTGGACTACCTGCGGTGATTTCTTCTGTTTTTTGTAAATTTGCCTGCCTCAAATGCCAACTGCAAACGTCTGTATCTGCGTAAATTTTATTCATAATATCAGCATATTTAATATAAATTTTGGTTGACAAACGGTAAAACTGATAGTATAATAGCAGTATAAAAATTAATAAAGAAAGGCAAAAATATGGGATTAGACATGTATGCTTATTCAGCTAACAAAGCTGGTGCCCAAACAGAATATTGGGAAAATGGTGAATTCGATAAAGAAAAAGGCGAATTTGTCAGCACCTGCACTAAACCTAAAGAATTGATGTACTGGCGTAAACATCCTAACCTACATGGTTGGATGGAACGTCTCTGGGAAGAAAAAGGTCGTCCGGGTGCTGAAAGTGACGCTGAAATGTTTAATGGCGTAGAGCTTGAGCTGGAATGGCATGATATCGAAAACCTAGAAGCGGATATCAAGGAAGATAACTTGCCAGGAACTACAGGATTCTTCTTTGGTGATGACAGTGATGAATACTACAAAGCTCAAGATCTTGAATTCGTCAAACAGGCCAAAGCAGACTTGTTCTTAGGCCTAAAAGTGTATTATAATAGTTCATGGTAGATAAACTTAAAGAACTAGAAACACAGATTGGTTTGGTGCATGATATCATGCGCCACACTGATGTCAAAGATCCACGCATGGAAAGCCTACGTGAATTATTAGCAGTCATGTATCAAGAATTAAACAAGTTGCAACCAGCACGGGATAAATTAGATAAACCACTACTAAGTGATGACAGCCTATGACAGTGAAAGAAATGAAACTAAATGATGACTTCGTTTACAACAACGAAGAAGAAGCAGAAATGGGTCAGCTACATGCTATCCATAACAACATGAATGCTATTGCCAATGTTCGCCGACAATTAGAACAGCAGGCGGCACAACCCAGTCTCACACACTGCGAAGAATGTGGCGAGGAGATTCCTAAAAAACGTCAGGAATTAATCAAGGGAGTACGTCTTTGTGTTTTCTGTCAGCAGATGCACGAACGTCGTTAAATATTGTAATGGAACATATATGTTATCATCCTTGGGTAGGATTAGATATTAGTCCTCAGGGTGAATTTAAACCTTGTTGTAAATATCAAAAAACCATTGATACTTCCTTAGCTGGATATTTAAATAATAAAGAATTAATTCGACTTAAAGAAGATTTTTTAGAAGGTAAACGTCCCATTGAGTGCAAACGATGTTGGGATGATGAGGATGCTGGATTGCCTAGTAAAAGACAGTTGGATTGGAAATATATTTTCCATGAACAGTCTCCTGGCTGGGATCCTATTAAAGTATTAAGTTTGCCTTTTGGAAACTCATGCAATCTGGCCTGCAGAACATGTAATAGTTCTGCTTCAAGCGGATGGATTTCTGAAGCTAAAAAATTACAAAAGCATTTACCAGAAACAATAATTTATAAACATCAAAAATTTTATCAAGACAAGAAGTTTATTGATCAAATTAAATCGCTGTGTTTAGATGTATTACATATACAATTTCCAGGTGGTGAACCATTCCTTGCTGGCATTGAAGAACACTTAGATTTTTTAAATTTTTTATTAGAACATAATCCACAAAATATAAGTCTACACTATATGACTAATGCAACTATATTCCCTAGCCAAAAATTTTGGGATAAATGGATAAAATTTAAAAATGTTGATATTCAGTTAAGTATTGATGGAACAGATCAACAATTTGAATATATCAGATGGCCTGCTAAATGGTCACAAGTCAATGAAAATATACAACGAGTCACAATTGAAAAAAAAGACAATATACAAATTAGTATCAGTCATACAGTAAGTATTTTTAATGTGTTGTATTTGCCAGAATTTATTAAATGGTGCCTACAAAATAACCTTGGCAAACCATATTTAGGATTAGTATCAAATCCGACAATGTATTCTATAAAAGCACTACCAAGAAAAGTCAAACAATCGATTAGTGATAAATTAAATAGATTTATGTTTAAAGAAGTAGTATCATATATGAATAGTGAAGATTTAAGCTGTGAATTTAGTACCGCGATTAAACATATACAGCTAGTAGACCAACAAAGAAAACAAAATTTTAAAGATATATTTCCGGAACTTTATCAACTTTTAAAGGAAGCAGAATGCCAAATTTAGTGCCAATGGTGTTAGAACGTACCAGCCAGGGTGAACGTAGTTATGACTTATATTCAAGACTATTAAAAGATCGTATAGTTATGTTAGATACGGATGTTAATGAACATTCAGCAAGTTTAATCGTAGCACAGTTATTGTTCTTGGAGAGTGAAGATGCCAATAAAGACATCCTATTTTATATTAACAGTCCTGGTGGCGTTGTCACTGCTGGTATGGCTATTTACGACACAATGCAGTTTATTAAGCCTGACGTGTCAACCATCGTCATGGGGCAGGCTTGTAGCATGGGTTCCTTATTGGCTAGTAGTGGTGCTCAAGGCAAGCGTATGATCCTTCCTAATGCTCGTCACATGATACATCAACCTAGTGGTGGTGCTGGCGGGCAAGCTACTGACATGGAAATCCAGGTTAACGAAATCCTTAAGATGAAAAAGACGTTAACGCAGATCTACGTAGATCACAACTCAAAGGGTAAAACTTTTGAAGAGCTGTCTAAAGACATGGAAAGAGATAATTTCATGTCAGCACAAGAAGCCATAGACTATGGCCTAGCTGATGAAATTGTACAAAAACGCACATAAAATCATTGGTTTATAAGTCATTGATTCTAAATGACTTTTATTTTCACTTTTTTCTGCTGATTTTGGTTGACTTTTTGGTTAAACTCCTGTATAATATGCATATATTAACAATTAAGGAGTAGACAACATGGCTTACATGAACCAAGAAAAGAAAGCAACTATTTCAGCTCAGGTTAAACCTATTTTCAAGAAATATGGTGTAAAAGCTACCCTAGCAGTGCGCCATCATTCTACTATCGTAGTCAATATCCAATCAGGTACTTTGGACTTCATCGGTAACGCTAATGCAGTCCAAATCCACCGTCGTGACACAGGGCGAGATGCACGTATTATAACTGATCAATATCTAGATGTTAACCCATACTGGTATCAAGAGCACTTTACAGGTGAATGTAAAGAATTCTTTGATGCTGTGTTCAAAGCCATCAAGTCAGCAGATTGGTATGACGAATCAGATGCTATGACCGATTATTTTAACACTGCCTACTACTTTGATATCAATATAGGCCGTTGGAACAAACCTTATCAATTAATCAAGGAGTAATAAATGACAAATCTATTATGTTTTTTAGCAGGAGCGGTAATAATGGACTTTCTTTGGGCCTGGAAATTTGGAATCCCGCAGATGTTTTGGTCTAGGCTAAAATTTGGTATCAATAAACTTTATAAAATTTGGAAATATAGCAAATAAATGGTTGACAAACCAAACCAAAGGTGCTATAATAGCTACATGAAATACAGTAATTTAACAAGAATTTGTGGTGGCAACATCACTCCAGAAACACTCAAACAAGTGTTTGTGGATATTGAATTTCAGACTACTGCGGTCAAACAGGAGTTCTGGCAGTATATGTTTGAAATGGGGGAGGCTTTTGGAGACATCCAAAGCTTCATAGTTCAAGATAGACAACAAGAAGGAGTAATAAATGTTTAAAGTAACAGGTATTTCAACGTTAAATGGTCAGACTAAGGTTCGTTTCGCTAACGATTTAGTTAGCCGTGTTAAGATCTTAAACAAAGATGGTCATAAGGATATCAACTTAGTTGAACTTCCAAATGCACTTTCAAAAGGTGATTGTGTTAAGCATCTTAAGTCATCTGAATTGTATGTGAAATTTGGTGCGGCTATCGATGCGGCAGATGCGAAATACAACTCATTAGGTACTGTAAAAGTTACTAAGCCAAGCCTAGAAGCTATCAAGGCACGTGCTGGTATTGAAACAGAAGTAGCTGTAAACGCTTCTTAATTCTAAAGAGTGTATTGAAAAGGTCCTTGGGGGCCTTTTCTCTTTATAAATATCTGTATGAACAAAAATTATTATTACACAGAACAAGAGTGGGCAAAAATAGTTGGTTATGGCGCATTACCTGCTGACAGACAAAAGCCTATTATAGACGAACAACACTGGAATGGTGAACAGCGACTAAACAAGACAACAGGTGAAGTTGAGGTTTGGTATAACGGTGATTGGTGTGCTCGTTGAATAAATGCCCAATTCCAGGCGGTGCAAAAACCCGCTGGGTAATATTTGGCACATTTATGTTCTTCCTTGCCAAGGGATTAGTTTGGTTATTGTTGGGATTGATAGCATGGGCGAAATATTTCTAGTAGGTGTTGTGATATTATTATTGATAGTGATGGCCGAGGAATTTTTCGAAGCCTATGATGAATGGAACAACAGTGACGAGGATGACGTTTAATGTTACGTTGGATTAAGAATTTATTTTTACCCAAGGTAGTAGGATATCGCCCTTGTTGGTTAAAAGAGCAACTAAATGAATCACAAAAGAAAAAGACCAAAAAATAGACGTGCAGGATGTCTAATGTGCAAGCCAAACAAAATGAATGGCTCAAACAAAGATCAACTTGGACACACAGGATTTGGTAAGTTAAAGAAAACTATATTGTCAAAGTTGGATCTAAGGCAGTATATAAAAGAATTGTTGTAATCCCTTCGATGTGAAGGCATGTTGGACGGCGGTTCGATTCCGCCCATCTCCACCAAAGTATTTTAGCGATAGAGTTTTTTATTGGGGATGACCAGGTTTCGACAGCGTGAGCTAGCAAAGACGGCAACACGAGAGTTGACTGACGTAATCAGCAAAAATCTCTAGATGCAAAAACATCTAAACTTGGTACTGTTAAAGTAGCAATGGGCAAAAACTTCCGTTTTGGCTCACGCACTGAGGCAGTAGCGGCCTAAGAAACCGCAACCACGGGGTAGCTATACCTTGTCACCCAAAATAGTAGAAAGCCCTTGATTGGGCTTTCTTTTTGACAAAAAGTCGATTGACTTTTGGTTAAAATCATGCTATAATACTAGTATGAACAATAAAGAAAGTGGACAATAATGAGTAAAATCATTGAGCAGTTTAAAGAAAAAATCAAGTTTACTGACCATGTTTACATCACTGAAAGCCGTAAAGGTGGCAAGTCGACCATCCGTACTAATAATGATACTAAAATGCCCAAGGGTATCTACACGCTTTGGTTAGAAGGCACAGAATCTACAGCAGGCTTTGGTATGTTATACCTAGGTATTTCGGGTGCTGATAAACAAACAGCTCGTGAAGGTATCAAACAACGTTGGTTAAGCCACGCATTTAAACTAACAGGTATCAGCATGCCTGATCGAGTCAGTGGCAATCCCTCTAAAGGTGGCCGTGTGGCAGATACCAAAGAATTTGCCTCAATACGTAAAGACCTACATGACCTAGGCTATAATCTAGACACTATATTAGATAAATTGTATATCCGTTTTATCAACTTAGAAGGTGTAGGCAAAACTAAAATCGAAGCAATGGAAACACGTATCTTAGAAACTCGTATTGCCAAAGGACAATGTCGCCTCAACGGTGCTAAACGTCGTCCAGCACTGTCGATCGAAGAACTTAATTATTTTGATAGTCTGTAACACGAATCATAAATATTATTACCTTGTCCCATGCATTGGGAACATTGTGTAAAAGACACCAAGGAGAAAACTATGTCTAATGCTATACCGCAGTATGCGGAATCACTTGTCACTAACAGTCACGGTCGCCAATATTGGATCTATACCGATGACGTATTTTATCAACAACGTATTGCCAACGCAGGTCCTTATCAAAAGAAGAACTTAATTCGTTTGCGTAACTTAAAGCCAAACGCTAGAACTATCATTGATGTAGGTGCTAACATTGGCATGAACACCATTGAGTATGCTACCTGGGCTCAAGAAGTACACAGTTTTGAACCCACAGCACAGACTTATAGTATGCTTACTCGTACTATTGCTCTAGCACAAGCGCAAGGCAATCAAGCCAAAGGTTGGTACCCGGACGCCAACGGTAGAGATGGATTAGCTGATACTACTGTTCGAGGTAAGATTACTACTTACGATTGCGCATTAAGTTCACAACCGGGTACTAGTCAAATCATCATCAAGAAAGATAATGCAGGGCACAATTACCTAGATAACTTGCATTTACCAACACGTACAGGTAAGGTACGTACACGCCCAACTGAGCCACCTACCCAAACAGTGGTATTGAAGACACTAGATAGTTATGGATTCACTGACGTGGACGTCATCAAAGTGGACGTCGAAGGTCACGAGTTTGATGTCGTACAAGGTGCAGAGCAAACTATTCTCAAGTATCAACCCGTGGTACAGTTAGAAATGGTTGAGCATCAGCCCATACGTTTCAATTGGAACTGTCAGATGATTTATGATTGGTTTTATGATCGTGACTATGTTCCAACACTCAGTGATGGTACTTTAGCAGGCCGTAAGTGGCACAAGTATCCACGTGAAATGGAACGTTTCTTTGTACATAAAAGCCAGCTTAATCTTAATCCAGCTGACTATCTGTTTGAAGTTGAAGAAACAACGGAGAAGGAAGATCGTCCATATTGGAACTATGTACCACCTGCAAGAGAAGTTAAACAAGACTAATAAAGGCCCGCAAGGGCTTTTATTTTGATTGACTTTTATCAAATTTGATAGTATAATTTTATTAAAATAACAACTTAGAAAGTATAGCTATGACTAAACTACAGATACAAGAACGTGCATTTTATGCAGACACAGTGAACGGCCAATTCCATAAAAGCCAATCACACTATGTTAATCTTGCCCAGCGTCTCCGTGAGAGTATCAATGGAGAATCTTGGAAAGAGATGACATTAGCTAATTCAATTGAATTATTTAAAAAGAATAATCCCAATAAAAAGAAATGGGAAGATTTTACCTTTTGTAAGAGCGTTACAACTACACTAGATAAAATCGATATTGACATTACGTTGCAAAGATTACTAGACCTAATCCATGGTTGCAATATCATAGATCATTTTGCACAAGTACAGGTCATGCCAATCTGCGTTTACGAAGATGCTAATCGTCCCGGAAGATATGTCTGTTGGGATGGACAGCATACTGCCATAGTGCTGTACATTATCGCCACTAAGGTGTTAGGACTAGACTATAGTAAATGCCAAGTACCTATCGTTATCTATGCCAGCCATCAGAAAAGCGAAATGCGTGAATGTTTTATTAACCTTAATGGTGAATGGAAAAAACCATTGGACAATATCGACAAAGTACATCAAAAGATATTTGGTGTGCGTACCGATGGCAGTAAGAATCCAGAGTGGTTATTGATTAATGATAAACAAACTGCACTAGAAGGTTCTAAAATATTCCTAACACATCCTAAGTTTGGTGATAGCGATCAACCAGGAGCATATACTCGTTTAGATGAATTCTTAGACCCGCAGTATGATCTCAGTATCACACAGTATTTTGCCAAATATTTCTTTAGCGTTTGTCAAAGCAATCGTCCGATTCAACCTAAGGAAAGTTGGATGTTGTATGATTATTTTAGGTATTGTAAGATAGCTAAAATCGAAGTGTCTGATCTATACATAGCAGGAGTGGCTAGAAGTCTACGCAAAGCATTCGATGATGACTTTGATGCAACTGAGTTATATGATCGTGCAAAATGGTCTTATGCAGAATGGTTTAGAGACAATAAACCTAATCCAGACGGTACGCTTTGGGGCATTTCCTATCCAGAACAAAAGATTGGTTTAACTTTCTTAGTTAAACAGATAGCTAAAAACTTCGATGGTGCTATTCCTAAGATCAATCCTCTTTGGCCAGTTCCAAACGAACATTTATTCTAACATGACTGTTACCTTCCGTTTACCATCTCAAGATGTGCGTAAATCTGCTACTATACTTAAAAAGCAGATTGAGAACGATCTTAGATGTAAGTTAGAGGATTGTGATAATCCTCTGACCATGTTCACAGGTCCGGGTGCTAATCATCTGTGTAGAGATCATCAACTACAGCAGAGGGAATATGGCGGCATGGGTCGGCATGATCGCCCTTGGACTTTCGCTCGAGAATGGTGCTGTGATTGGTGTGGGTATAGTCCAAAAGACGATCCGTGGTTTGAAAATCCCCCTATTCCATTTGATGATGAATTACACAAAGCCCGGGCAATGCGTAATACCCTGATCGCAGATCATATTGAACGTAAAGCAGATGGTGGCGGACATGGTAAAGACAATATACAGACTCTTTGCCAAAACTGTAACGCTAAGAAAACTGCCCTACACAAAGATTATCAAAGATCAAAATACAACGATTTTATAGAACCACCAAAAGACTTGACATAAATAATTCTGCTAGTGTATACTAGTTGTTTCGTGCCTATAATAGGGCGGAACGAAAATTTTATTTGCTTAATTAGGAGAAATAAACAATGAAGTTAAATCCTCTACATGACCGTGTGGTGGTTAAACGTGTCGATGCCGACACTAAAACATCCACAGGTATCATCATTCCAGATAACGTTGCAGAAAAACCAGATCAAGGCATCGTCCTAGCAGTAGGACAAGGTAAACGTACCGCAGAAGGTAGTGTTATTCCTATGACCGTTGCTGTTAACGACAAAGTTCTATTTGGTAAGTTTGCTGGTCAGGCAGTTAAGATCAAGGGCGAAGAAGTCCTAATCCTTAACGAAGAAGAAATCTACGCAGTTATTGAAGAATAAGGAGAACGAATATGAGTGCAAAAGACGTGCAATTTGGCGAGTCAGCTCGCAGTAAGATGATCGAAGGTGTTAACGTATTAGCAGACGCTGTTAAAGTTACACTAGGTCCTAAAGGTCGCAATGTTATTATCGCAAAGAGCTATGGCGCACCACACATTACCAAAGACGGTGTAACGGTAGCTAAAGAAATCGAATTAAAAGACGCACTACAAAACATGGGTGCGCAGATGGTCAAAGAAGTAGCAAGTAAAACTGCCGACCAAGCTGGTGACGGTACTACTACAGCTACAGTTCTAGCGCAGGCCATCGTCCGTGAAGGCAACAAAGCAGTGGCCGCTGGCATGAATCCTATGGATTTGAAACGTGGTATCGATCAAGCTGTAGCCGCAGTGATTGCTGAACTAGAAAAGATTTCAGTGCCTTGTGCTACTACAGAAGCTATTGAACAAGTAGGTACTATTTCAGCTAACAGTGACAATGAAATTGGTAAGATCATCGCACAGGCCATGGAACGTGTTGGCCGTGAAGGTGTGATCACTGTTGAAGACGGCAAATCATTAGCTATGGAACTTGATGTAGTTGAAGGTATGCAGTTTGATCGTGGCTACCTAAGCCCATACTTTATCAATCAACAAGATAAACAAGAAGTCCATTTGGACAATCCTTATATCTTGTTACACGATAAAAAGATTGCGAGTATCAAGGACATCCTTCCTGTGCTGGAAGCAGTGCGTACAGCCAACGGTAGTTTATTAATCATCTGTGAAGATGTTGAAGGCGAAGCTCTAGCAACACTGGTAGTTAATAATATGCGCGGTGTGTTACGCACAGCCGCAGTTAAGGCTCCGGGTTTTGGTGATCGCCGTAAAGAAATGCTACAAGACATCGCTGTGCTGACTGGTGGTAAGGTTATTTCAGACGAAGTTGGCTTAAAATTAGATGATACTACTATCAGTGATCTAGGTCGTGCGGCACGTGTTGAAATTTCAAAAGACAACACTATTGTTATCGATGGTGCTGGCGATAAATCTGCTATCGACACACGTGTAGCAACAATCCGTACACAAATTGAAAATTCTACAAGTGACTACGATAAAGAAAAACTTCAAGAACGTGTTGCAAAACTCGCAGGTGGTGTTGCTGTGATCAAAGTTGGTGCCGCTACAGAAGTAGAAATGAAAGAGAAAAAAGATCGTGTTGATGATGCTCTTCATGCTACCAAAGCCGCAGTTGAAGAAGGTATTGTAGCTGGTGGCGGTGTAGCCTTAATCCGTGCTAAACAAGCATTGGTTGACTTAAAAGGTGCTAATCATGACCAATCAGTAGGTATCGACATCGTGCTACGTGCTATCGAAGCACCATTGCGTAGCATCGTAGAAAACGCAGGTGGCGAGGCATCAGTGGTAGTCAATGCTGTATTAACTGGTAGTGGAAACTATGGCTTTAATGCCGCCAATGACTCCTATGGTGATTTGTTAGAGCAAGGTGTAGTTGACCCAACTAAGGTAACACGTTGCGCACTACAAAATGCCGCAGGTGTAGCTGGTTTATTGTTAACCACAGACTGTGCGATCAATGAACTTCCTAAAGAAGAATCAGCCCAACAAAATATGGGTGGAATGCACGGAATGATGTAATTAACTACCCAGTTAATTCTACTAAAATAGGGCCTACCTGGCCCTATTATTTTGACTATGGTTGTATAAATACTATATCAATGCTATTATAGGGGAATATGGAACCATGGCAAACACAAATTTCGTAGTACATAACGGTCTAACGGTTGGACCTCTAACAATCGACGCAACAACCGGAAACATAGTCACAACCGGTAGTATTTCTGGTGCTTTTATCGGAATATCATCTGATCAAATTAGTAATGGTGGGAGTAATGTAAGAGTCACAGCTGATTGGGTTAATGTAAGTGTCAAAGGGTCAAATGTATTATCAGTAGGTAGTTTGTTTACATCACTGAATGCAGGTTACTTAAACATAGGCGGTAACGTATTAGCTACTACAGGTAGCTTTGGTGCAGTTAATTCAACTGGATTCATTAACACCACAGCCAATATTTCGGGTGCAGTAATTAATGCAGGAACATTAAATGCTACTGGAACTACAACTTTAGCTGCAGTTAATTCAACTGGATTTATCAATACCACAGCCAATATTTCGGGTGCAGTAATTAATGCAGGTAGTGTTCAGTCAGCTGGCATGCTAAGAGCAAATAGTACAGCGGCTGCTAGTTCAGCTACAACTGGTGCTATTGTCACTGCCGGCGGTATAGGAGTACTTAGGGACTCGGTATTTGGTGGTAACGTAACCATCGACGGTAATTTATTTGTTAATGGCAATACATCGGTGTTTAATACCAACAACGTAAACATTAACGATAGCATAATTTTCCTAGCAGATAATAACACTGGTGATACTTTAGACATAGGTATCGTTAGCTCATTTACTAACCCAGGTTATCAACACACTGGGTTTGTACGCGATGCTACCGATGGTATCTGGAAATTATTTGCTAACGTAGTGGCTGAACCAACTACCACAGTAGATTTCACTAATGCTACATATAGCCCGCTACGTATTGGCGCACTAACTTCTACTCAAGTTAACACTACAGGTAATGTGTTGGCCGCTGCAGGGGTGTTTAGTGGGCTAACAGTAAATGGTAACGTCACTGTTACCTCAGCTTACGTTATGCCTTCAGCTAATGCTGCATCAAGCATCGGAACTTCAGCATCGAGATGGAATTTCATTTTCGGGGTTAACGGTAACTTCTTAAGTGTTAATGCTAACTATGCTGACTTGGCAGAAAAATATCTAGCTGATGCGGCGTACGAGCCAGGTACTGTATTGATGTTTGGTGGTGACCAAGAAGTAACAGAATGTACACATGACATGTGCCCACGTGTAGCTGGTGTTGTTTCTACTAATCCAGCTTACTTGATGAATCAAGGACTTGAAGGAGATCACACAGTAGAACTAGCACTTACAGGTCGAGTTCCAACTAAGGTCACAGGCACCGTACAGAAAGGTGATATGATGGTATCAGCAGGTAACGGTCGAGCACGTGCAGAAGCTAATCCACATGTTGGATCTGTAATTGGTAAAGCCTTAGAAAATTCCGAAGGTGACGCAGTTATCGAAGTAGTCGTTGGTAAACATTAATTTTACTTAATAAAAACTTAGGACCTTCGGGTCCTATTTTTTTGATAAATACACTAAACCTTTATTAAGAGATATCAATGTCATCATTGACCAAAGTTAAATTAAACAACATCGACACTAGTGTTACGTTTATTTACGATCCACTTGTATTATTAAATTACGGCTCTACATTAGCCAATACTGATATTGGCTTTGTATTCAACCGAGACGGCGGCATATCATCTAACGTGGCTTTATATTGGAATGAAACCACAGATAGAGTTACTATTGCATATACATCAGCATCTGGATTACCTAACAGTAATGTAACTATTACTAAAATGGCCAACGTGGCCGCTGATTGGTATTTTGGCAACCTAGCAGGCGGTACTACAAATACTGTTTGGGTTTCAGCCAACGTATTGCCCACAGCCAACGCATTTTATAATTTTGGTAGTCCCACACAGCGATGGAACGTGGGATACTTTGCTGCTACAACATTAGATCTAGGTGGTAGTCAAATTTCAGTAGATCCTACCAATGGATTTAAATTCACAGTTGGCAGTACCGGTACTCCTATATATCTGGCTTCAAATGGTGCTTTATCTGGTACTACATTATCTACATCGGGCACTATCTCAGCAGACGGTGCGATTAACACCAAAGCCAATGTCTTAGCCAGCCAAGTATCAGCAGGTTCTATAGTAACTACAGGTGTAGTAAATGCTGGTGGTAATGTACTAGCAAGTACAGGTATATTCAATTTATTAGATGTTAACGGTAACGTTGAAATAGGTAGTGTGGGCACACCTGGTGCTGGCCATAGTATTATTGGCAACATAGTGCAATCGGGTGCAGGTACAATATTTTTTAATACCCCCGGCAATATCTTAGCACAAACAGCCAACGTAGGTCAAATTGGTGTTGTAAATAACCTGGTAGTTGGACAATCAACCTTCGTTGGTGAATTGTTTGTTACTACACGTGCAGGTGATGAGGGCGGACAACTTAACCTTGCTCCTGCTGTGACTAATAATACCTTAGTCGGCAATGTTGTAATTGATGTATTTCAAAATCGTTTGAGAATTTTTGAAAGTGGTGGCACTAATCGAGGTGGATACTTTGATATTTCCAGTCTTGCTACCAGTGCGGGTACAAATTTTGGCGCCGGCGGTGGCGGTGGTGGCAGCAATTATGGCAATGCTAACGTAGCACAATACTTGCCTACATACACAGGTACCATTGGTGCTAGTTTAATCAATTCAACTGGTAACATATTGGCCACTGGTGCTGTATTAAATGCACTAACAGTCAACGGTAATGAATCAGTTACCGGTTTCTTGAATGTAACTGGTAACATTATTGCTCTTACTGCTGATGTAGGCGGCATAGAAGCGACTGGTGTAATTTACGCCAACAGTACAATACAGTCAAGTACAATTACCAATGGTGCTTTGGTAGTTGCAGGAGGGGTAGGAATATCCAGAGATGTACATATTGGTGGAAATCTAACTGTCAATGGTAATGTGTTTGTCAATGGTAACACTGTCACTATTAATGCCAATAATTTGACCATCAATGACGGCATGATTTTTCTAGCAGAGGACAACCCTGCTGATACTATAGACCTTGGTTTTATAGGTCATTATACCAGTCCCACATTACTACACGCTGGATTCGTCCGTGATGCCACTGATGGCGTTTGGAAACTATTCACTAATGTAGCACCAAATCCAACTACTACAGTTGATTTCACTAATGCTATCTATAGTCCACTATATCTAGGATCTCTAACAGCAGTCGGTAACGTATTGTCTACAGGTCTGAGAGTATTTGGTAATACTAGTATTGGTCTAGCTGGTGCTGTTAGCGGTCAATTCCATACAGTAGTAGGTAATATCACACAAACATCAAGTGGTGGTGCGGTTTATATCAACACCACAGGTAACGTGTTAGCAACTGCTGGTGTATTTAATGGTTTAACTGTTAATGGTGGTATCACATCAACTGGATTTATCAACACAAGTGGTAACGTAAGCGGAGCCGTGGTCAATGCAGGTGTAGTTAACTCAACTGGTAATGTCCTAGCTACCACTGGTAGATTTAACAACGTCACCGTCAATACAGGCAACATCAATGCAGTTGGTGGGTTTTTCGTAGGTAATGGGTTTTTCCTAACTGGTATAGTATCAGGTGGAGGTGGTGGTGGTGGCTTTGTTTATACTGTTAGTGCTAGCCCTCCTGTAACATCAAATGCAGGTGACGTATGGTATGATTCTGGTACTGATACTCTTTTCCAACGTATCAACGACGGTACTAACACTGTTTGGGTAGACGTTGCAGGTCTTCCATTAAATATTAACACAGTAGTTCAAGGCACTAGCCTAAGTGTTACAGGTGCTGGTACTGTGTTAGGTAATTTAAGCACAGGAAATGTGATACCAGTAACCAGCAATGTTTTTTCGTTAGGATCAAGTAGTAATTGGTATAGCAGAATCTGGGGCCAGGCAGTTAATGCTCTTTATGCTGACTTGGCAGAAAAATATTCCGGAGATGCTGACTATGATTCAGGTACCGTGGTTATTTTTGGTGGCATCGCAGAAGTCACAAAATCAGTTAATTCTCATGATCCAGCTATAGCTGGTGTTGTTTCTACTAATCCAGCTTATCTAATGAATTCTAATCAAGAAGGGATAAGCGTGGCACTGACCGGAAGAGTGCCCTGCTGGGTCAAAGGTCCAATAAATAAAGGTGATCGTGTAGTTTCTAGTGACATTCCTGGTGTAGGTGAAAAATTAAATCTTGACAAATATCAACCAGGCTGTATTATAGGTAAAAGTTTAGAATCATTGAATAATGATGAAATTAAAAAAATTGAAGTTGTTGTAGGAAGAATATAATATATGGCATTTCCAAGTGGTCCTAGTAATGGGCAAGTCGCTACTGTAGGTGGTATAACCTATATTTACAACAGTACCAAAGGTGCTTGGGTAAGAACTACTAGTAGCGGCACCAATCTTACCGCTAATAGTATTAACATTGGTTCAGGTGCTACGAGTACAACAACCACAACAGGTGCAGTGATAGTTACTGGTGGTGTAGGAGTTGGCGGTAACATAAATGCCGGTGGTACTGTCACAGCTGCTACACTAGTGGGTAATTTTACAGGCAGTATTTCATCAAGTCAGGTTACTACTGCATTAGGATATACTCCTCTTAGTGCTGTTCCAAATGCTAGTACACAAGTATCAAGTCTGGGTGTAGGTACAGCCGCAAGTGGAACCACAGGTGAGATACGTGCCACTAATAATATCACAGCCTACTTTGCATCTGATGCTAGATTTAAAGAAAACATACAAGAAGTAGACAATGCATTAGATAAGGTATGCGCCATTGGATCTAAAACCTTTGATTGGTCTGAGGAATACATAAAGGCACACGGTGGCACTGACGGCTACTTTGTACAAAAATCGGACTTTGGGGTCGTGGCGCAAGATGTGCAAGCAGTGTTTCCACAGGCAGTAAGAGTTAGGGTAGATGGCACTCTGGCTGTAGATTATGAAAAATTAGCCACACTTGCTTTTGGAGCGATTAAAGAATTAGTAAAACGTATTGAACTATTGGAATCAAAATAATGGCAACAGAGACCAGTGGAGAAATTGGCATAGTCAATGCAACTGCTAGTCGAAATCTCAGTGTTCAGATTGGCATAGCTAATGGTACTCAAATTGATTTAAACAATGCTGACCTTCGAACCTTAGCTGGAATACCAACTTTGGGCGCGGTTATAAGTTTTAGTTCATTCTACAGCAAACCGGCAGTTGGACAAAATGAATATACAACTCCAGGTACATATTCCTGGGTAGCCCCTGTTGGTGTAACCGCAGTGTCTGTTGTTTGCGTTGGTGGCGGTGGTGGCCCTAACGCCAACTCTAGCGGTGCATCGGCTGGTGGCGGAGGTGGCCTTGGTTGGAGGAATAATATTGCAGTAACCCCTAAAGTGGGATATACCGTAACAGTTGGCAGTGGTGGTACAAGAGCAACATCGGGCACAGCTGGAGCAGGTGGTGATAGTTTTTTCATAAACACTTCAACAGTCAGAGGCGGTGGCGGAGGTGGTGGTACATCAGCCAGCAATACTGGCGGAGCTGGTGGAACGTTTACTGGTGACGGTGGTGGTAATGGTGGTAATGGTGGCGGTCGAAATGGGTCGACTGCACAAGCTGGTGGCGGTGGCGGTGCAGGTGGTTACGCTGGTGCAGGTGGTAATGGTAGTGACGGTACAAATAATGGTACCGGCAGTGCGGGTTCAGGTGGCGGTGGCGGTGGTGGAGGTGGTTGCGGTACATCAGACACTGGTGGTTCAGGTGGTGGTGTTGGACTGTTAGGTCAAGGTAGTAACGGTGCAAAAGGGGCATCAACTACCGCAGATGGTCGCGGAGGATTCGGTGGGTCAGGTGGTAGCAATGCCAGCCTGGCCAGTACTTCTACCACAGCAGAGAACATATACGGCACTGGATCTCCATCAACCCCGGGAGCTTTTGGCGGCGGAGGTTCAGGATCTGATAACCCCGGTACAGCTGAACAATCCAACGGAGCCGGCGGTGCTGTGAGAATTATTTGGGGTAATGCAACCACTAGCAGATCTTTCCCTTCAACTAATACAGGAAATTTATAATGGAAAATTTATGGATTGAAATTGTTAACGGTCAACCGGTTAATCATCCCTATTTAGAGTCAAATTTACTTGCGGGATATCCTGAGTGGAATGGTGTTATTCCTACAGATCGATTCGCTCCATTTGTTCGAATCGAACCACCAGCAGATAAAATTGTGACTCGAGTAGAATATCAATTAGTCAACGGTGTTTGGACTGATGTATTTGAGTGTATCGATATACCAACTGTAGACTCGGAATCTAATTCGGATGATGTTTAATTTTAAACATTAATCTTGCAAATTTTGCTTGACAAGTTAACCAAATGGCTGTATAATACGCTTATAAACTAATAAGAAAGGCGTATTTTTGGAACAAGTTACAGTTAGAACACGCTTGTATCAACCCAGTTATCACCGCGCAGATGCATACTGCGAACACGAAATTACAGGTGAAATCCTTAATACAATCAAATGGTTACAACCTGATGAAATAGCCATCTCTAACCCCCAACACCCAAACGGATTCAGCATCTTACATAAGAAAAACATTTTATGGATCAAAGACTTACAAGGCCGTAAATCCACAGTTAAAATTGACTCGGACTATAAGCAGTGGACTGTCCGAGGATCAAAAGGTAATGAATATCTTGTGATTCGCCAAAAAGGTCAGTATAATTGCTCGTGTCCAGGTTTCACATATCGTAAATCATGTCGTCATATCACAGAGGTAACCAATGAATAGTCCATGGCAGGTAATTAGTGCCTTAGAAACACACAATCTCCGCACAGACAAAGAACAGATAATTCAAGCACAAGTTCTAGCAAAAAATTCAGAATTTTTTGAAGGATGTTGCCTTGCTTTAGATAGTATGGTTACATTTGGGGTCAAAGCTGTTTCAGAATCAACTGTAGATGGTACAGGTCTTAGCTGGATAGGATTTAAACAGCTAGCAGATGCACTTGCAAGCCGTCAACTTACAGGTAATGATGCGCAAACTGCTATCGCCCATGCACGTATGCGAGCAACTAAAGAGCAATGGAACTTGTGGTATCGCCGTATTTTAATTAAAGATCTACGCTGTGGGGTAAGCGAAAAAACCATCAACAAAGTAGCGGAGAAAAATAATGCTAAAGATTACGCTATTCCTGTTTTTACTTGCCAACTTGCTCACGATAGTGCAAATCATGAATCCAAAGTCGCAGGCGAAAAACTTATCGAAATCAAGCTCGACGGAGTGCGTGTTATTGCTATTGTTTACCCAAATGGGGCTGTTAGTCTTTTTAGCCGTAATGGTAAACAATTGGACAACTTTCCATTAGTTGAGCGACAATTAAGTCGACATGCTCATATGTTTGCTGAACCTGTGGTACTGGATGGCGAGATTATGTCGGCAAGTTTTCAAGATCTAATGAAACAAGTACATCGAAAAAGTAACTTGCAAAGTACAGACGCTGTACTAAACTTGTTTGATATAATCACCCTGGCAGAATTTCAATCTGGGCGAGGACAACATCGACAAATTGATCGTAGTGTCACTTTGGCAGCTTGGTACAATGAAGTTAGTGCTCATATGCCTAATGTAACCATAGTAGGACAAGAACTAATTGATCTAGGTAATGTCGCAGGACAAGCACGGTTTAAACAAATTAATCAAGAGGCCATTGATGGCGGGTACGAAGGCATCATGATTAAAGATCCTAGCGCAGTATATGAGTGTAAGCGTAGTGTGGCATGGCTTAAACTCAAACCATTTATTGAAGTCAGCCTTAAGGTAGTAGCAGTAGAAGAAGGTACAGGACGTAATGTGGGTAAACTAGGCGCACTTATTTGTGAAGGAGTAGATGATGGAAAATTTATTAAGGTCAATGTCGGTAGTGGCTTTACTGATAGTGATCGCGACGCTTATTGGCAAAGTCGCCAAGATATCATCGGACACACGGTTGAAGTCCGAGCAGACGCGGCAACTCAAAGCCAGGATTCGGAGGGGACGTGGAGTTTAAGATTCCCAAGATTCTTACGTTTCCGTGGATTCGACGCAGGCGAGAAGCTATGATCGAAGAATTAAAACAACTGTCGACCAAAGAAGTCATGACCATGATAGAAGGTAGCATTAAAGCCATAGTTGACAATCCTGATTATTTTTATAATAGTAATGTTGGTCCACAATATAGCAAACTAACACCCAAGGGTTGTGACATGGTATTAAAGTCAATGACTGCCCTACTACCTTTGCTGGCACAGGCCAAGGAACGTGACTTAGATGCTCGTGCGAAATCAATAACTTGGAATTCATTAAAGGAGGAAGACATACAGTGACAGACAGGCAAACATCATGGATGTTATTTGGCTTTGCTATGATAGTTAGTTTTATATTCCTATCAGTGCTGATTAAAGTAAATTATGATTTGGATCAAGCTCGACGTGCCAATGACAGCCTACAACATCAAATTGATCAGCTGAAAAAAGCGGACGATGAGCAACGCCAAAAGATCGCTGAGTTAACCAAATCCACCCAAACTATCGCACGTGATATCGATGTTACCCAAGACTTACAACGTAAACAAGCCCAAATCATGGTAGATTTGAAAAAGGGTCGTAAGAAATAATTTTGGTTAAATTCCAGGTTGCACAATTTTTAAACAGAGTGTATTATTACTATAACGCTGATGGGTTGTCAGCTTTTTATGAAAGGGCAGAAATGTCTATTTTAAGTTTATTTTCAAAAACGGAGAAACTAGTAATGGCAAAACGTAAATCAACAAACTTAGTTAAGGTTAAAAACCAAGTATCATTCTTAGAAAGATATCTTCGTGGTACAAACAGAACATTGTCTGTAGCACAAGCTCAAGCTAACTATGGTATCGCTAAATTAACAGCTCGTATCTCAGAAATGCGTGCGGCTGGTTTAAATGTAAAAACTATCACTAATTCAAGTGGTAACACAGCATATAAAATCTCTGCTCGTGACTTTACAGGTTCACGTGCTAAGATGTTCAACTAATAGCTTAGGCTGCGCCAGGCACAAAAAAGCCCCTTAATTGGGGCTTTTTTATTTCAAGTTGACAATCCTGGCTATTTGTAGTATAATATACGGTCCTATTAGGAGTAAAAACATGATACATCGTTTTCGTTGGTACTTGATAATAAGTTTTATTACCACAGTCAGTTATTTACAATATGATAACATAAATTATAATCGTCCGCATCAAGAATTATTAGATAATTTTAATTTGATTACGCCAACGATAGCGAAATCTAATAAGGATTTTTTAGAATTAGATAGAAAACCAATTTTATATAACAGCCGAGATCTTAGGTGCCTAGCACAGAACATATTTTTTGAAGCCGGAACAGAAAGTATGTTGGGCAAGATCGCAGTTGGGCAGGTCACTGTTAATAGGGTTAAAATTGGACATTGGGGTGAAACAGTTTGTGAAGTAGTAAATTCCAAAGGTCAATTTAGTTGGACTGATAGAGATGATTTATCTATTGACAAGGACAGTAAAAATTATAAGGACAGCGTATGGGCAGCCAAAAAAGTGTTACAAGAACGCAAGCGCCTGCGTATTTTAAGATCCGCACTGTTTTATCATGCTGATTATGTCCAACCAAAATGGGCAGATAAAACTCAAAAAATTACTAAAATCGACAAACATATATTTTATAATGGAGCCAAAGGTAGTTCACTAAGTCTATGAAAACCAAACTATATTTTGCTTATGGTATGAACACTAACCGTGATGAAATGGCCTACCGTTGCCCAACCGCAGTTCCCATGGGTAAGGCCATATTGCCGGGATATCGTTTTGAGTTTAAGAGTTTTGCCACTATCGTTCCAGACACAGACAGCAGTGTAGAAGGAGTGCTTTGGACCATCACTGATCGTGATGAGCAGGCTCTAGACGTATTGGAAGGCTATCCAGAATTTTATGACAAACGACATGTCACAATCCAACAAGGTATTGACTATATCGCCATGACCTATATCATGAATCCAAGAGAAAAGGGATTTGGTCCAAGTGATGGCTATTATAGCATGGTATCAGAAGGATATCAACAATTTGGATTGAGCCAACAGCAGTTATTAGAAGCACGATCACGTTCAAACAAGGAGATTTGGATCTATGAATAAGTTGATATTAATTTTAGCATTGATCACAGTTGGATGCGCCAATAACCAAATCGTCGAACAGTCCAGAAGAGAAGCCGCCTATCGTAGGATATTAGACGACACTCAATATACTACAGTACCAACAGCTGGTCCTGGACCATTGGAAATGCCACAAGAGTGGATGGACCAATGGCGAGATAAACCAATTGACAAAAACCAAAATAGATAGTATAATGTTTTTAACGTGATAAATTCATCACATAACTTGAAAGGAGTTCATTCGTGAACATTAAGAAAATCAGCCTTGCAGTTGCTGGTGCGCTATTAGTAGTTGGTTGTGCTGGTAATAACGGCATTGTAAAAAACGCAGATCTTAAACCTGATACTGACAGTATCCGTCCGAAACCAGTGAGCACTGTGTTCCACAGACCTCAAGGCACTATGACTATTACTTTTGATAGTAAAGGTGAGTTCTTGGAAATCACTTCAAAAGGCACTGCTCCTATCGCAGGTAACAATGCTTTCTCAATTGAACAAGCGGCACAGGTTGCCCAACTACGTGCTAAACGTAATATTGCTGAATTTATTTCAACACAATTACAAACCACACGTTCAGTTAAAGTGTTATCTACAGCAGTTCAGAAGAGTTTGGAAAATACTACCAACGGTATGAGTGAAGAAGTTAAGATTGATGACAAAGACTTTGATGCCAACGGTAATCCAGTGATCATTAACGCTTACAATGATGGTAGCAAAGATACAGCACCTGCTCCAGTGGTTGAAGGTAATCCAAATACCAACAGTGAAAAGATTGCTGAGATCGTCCGTGAGAACATCACAACATCAAGTTCTGCATTAATTCGTGGTGCTGTGATCACTGATGAGAAGATCGACCAGGCTGGTAGAACTATCGTCGTAGAGATCAAGACTGGTACTAACACGGTTAAAGCCGCAAACGAACTTCGTAAACTAATGGGATCTAACTAAGATGAAAACATTCATTGGTGGATTCATCGTAGGTGTCATTGTAGCCACAGTGGGATTTGGCGGTGTTGCCCGTATATTAGATCGCGGTGTAGAAACAGTTAAGTCACACAGCCAAGAACTAGCACAGTAATATGCGTATATTATTACTGGGGCTAGTTCTCTGGTCCACTACAGTTCTTGCCGCTTCTCGAGTAGAAGTTGAAGGGCATGGGCGCAACTTAGAAGAAGCCAAACAAAATGGTTTTAGAACTGCTATAGAATTCGTAGTTGGGCAAGTTGTCATAGGGGACACTGAAGTAAACGGTGATCGTATTACCAAAGACTTTGTTGGGAGTTATTCGGCAGGCTACATAGAAGACTATGAAATCCGAGATACACATTATGTTGGTGGAGAAGTTGTGGTGTTTATGGCTGTTAAAGTTGCTGACAGTAAAATAGCACAGCGTATGCTGACCATTGGTGATTATAGGACTGTGATCCAAGGTCAGAAATTGCAGGATAGGCTTAACAGTATGTTAGATCAACGCAGTCGCGGTGACCATGTATTAACTGAAGTTTTAGGCAGTTATCCCCGTAATGCTTATATTCTTACCACAAACGAATTTAAATTAATCATCGGTATTCGCAGACAAGTTTATATCGATATTCCTTACGAAATACGTTGGAGTAGACTTTGGTTAGAATCTCTTGCAGAAACACTAGACCTGGTGGCTTTAGAATCAAGACGTTGTAGTAATTTTCCGTCAAAGGAACTTGAAAATTTTAGTTTATCTTTGAGTATAATCAAGTTTCTTCAGGAAAAATCTTGTGGGTTTGAGTCAGATATAACCGTGATATATAAACCTGCTGATTCCTGGATGCTGAAAAAATACAATTATTATTTCCCCGATTTGGCTACATTGGACTTAGTAAACAATGAAATGCGTAATCCTGTGGGTAGACAACACGTAGGATTAGTAGTAGACTTAAAAGATGCAGGCGGAAATTACATAACCTCTAGATGCTTTACAATTAATACTGAACCGTTAATTGAGTATACTGAATCCAAAGCTGAAGTTGATAGTATACATGGGCGTAACCCTAGACCAAGAGTACAAGGACATATAGCAGTTGCAGGTACACTGCGTATCGAAGGCTTAACCTCAGAAGATTTAGGCAATCTTGCTAGGGGAGATACACACATTGAGAAAAGTTGTATATGAGCAGTATAATGTTAAATTTTTTGAAAGGAATCAAACATGGCAACTAAAAAACCTACTAAGAAAGAACTAGAAGCACAGAAACTAGCCGAACAAGAAAAGCTGATAGCTACACTTAAATTCACTCCACGCAGTTATAACGTCAGCATGTGGGGCTATGGTGGTGAAGTGGTCATGGGCACAATTAGCCGTGAGATCTACAATTATTTTAAAGAGAATCGCCTAAGTGTCAGTGACTTTGCCTGGGACAGTGAATACGCTGAAAAGAAAAACATTCCGGAAGAAATGTGGCCATGTACACCAGGGTCATGGTACGACTGTGATGATATATGTCATACCAATGGCGTCAGCAGGAGTGCTGGACATATCCAAGTAGATGACGAGAATGGTAATGAGATCTTAAATCGTGAACTTGACACTATTGATGGTACGGATATACAGCTATCAATCAATGATGAATACTGGCCAGGATCAATTGGCGACGGTGTAGTATTCGTTGGACGCAGTAATGAAAAAGGCACGTTCTTTGAAGCTGAATTGCCTTTGACAGCACCATTTGATCAAGAGAAACTGACTCTGGTATATGATGATGTTGAAAATGAAGATATCGTCTATACTGTCAGCTACGATGGTGAAGACCTCGACAACAATGGTGCTAACACCGACGGTAAGAGCAGTGACTTCTATTTCTATCTAGTCGAAGACGGTGAGATAGTAGAAAACTATTCAGAGCCCGAGAGCACTTATATCACTTACTGGGCAGAAGACTACGAGCAGACCAAAACATTTAAATTTAACAAAAAGAATCGCCCGCCCGTGCCAGGTGAGTATAAATGCAGTTGGAGCCCAGGTTGGGGCACTAGTTATGGCACCTTGGAGTGGACTGGTGATAAGTGGTTAGAATATGAATATGAAATAGCCAAGGAAGTCACAGGTGTCACAGAGTGGGCAGGATTAAATTGGGATACCAGCGATATGAAAAATAAACCTAAACGTAAACCAAGAACACCTAAAACTGGAGTATATCCGTATCCAAGCCAAGCAGTATTAAAAGCCCAGGAGGCATAATGGGAGTAGCGTATCCAGGATATCGTTCAACACCTAATACAGGTAATATCACTATCGGTGGGGCCGGTGCCAGCAGTCCTAACTATGCCAGCACATTATCTATCAATGCAGGTGCAGGCACAGGTTCTACGTGGGCTAGTACTACAGCCCAAGGTCAGCTTAAAGTTGAAGGCAAAGATGCTGACATCTTTATCAACGGACAAAGTCTCAGCGACTGGATGTCAGCTGTTGATCGTCGCTTAACTATCCTACGACCAACTCCAGAACTCTTAGAAAAATATTCAGCATTACAAGAAGCCTACGATCACTACAAAACACTAGAAAGCCTACTATATGAGCAAGAGTAAACTAACCATTCGCGTCCAAGATATTGATAAGGTCACAACCATTGCGAAATGGTGTAAGGACAATTTGGACCCGCATGAATGGGATATGACCCCCATACACCTGTTCAAACCAGACTATCGTTTCCATTTTGAGTGTGAAAAGACCCGTATCCAGGTTATCCTACAGCACCTATAAAACACTTGACAATTTGGTAAAAAGGTGCTATAATTATACTATATACTAAGAATAATAGGTGCAGATTACGTGCAGTTTTTAACTAATATTTTGATCGCGTATGGTGTGATATCTATGATATTCACTACCATATTCCTTTTTGGTTTAGTGCGTAATATCCGCAAAGAAATTCAACTGATCGAAGATGTTGACCGTTTTAAGAAAACTGTCAAACTGGTCTACGTAGAACAGGTAGATGGTATGTATCGTATGCACGACAAGTTTACGCATCACTATATCTGTCAGGCCGCTACAGAAAAAGAATTATGGGAAACTGCTGATGCTATGTTTCCTAATGTCAAAGTAATGTCAACTTCAATCAATGCGGAGGTAACTAAACTATGAGCATGCACATGGAAGGTCCGTGGCTTAGTACCACAGGCAAGAAACGTGGTAAGAAAAAATTCCGTAATGCTGACGTTGCTAACAAAGCACGTAAGAATGCGGAGTCTTGGCAGGCTTTTTTAGATAAATGGGATATTAAACCTGATGACAAAGCTAATGGAAAAACTGTACGCAAAAGCACCTGGATGGGCCCAACTGTTAATTCACGTGTTGTGGTTGATCCTCGCCGCAGTACCCGCCATATTCCTAGCTTGGATACTGGGCGTGGTGTAGCTGTTAAAAAAGAAGTGCAACAATATACAGGCACTGCTATGTTAGGCATAGGACAACTACACAAGTCTAACAGCATTCCTGTGTTCAGTAAAGAAGATGCTGTGGATATTTCAAAGATGAGGAGAGGATAATTGACAACCATAGCATGGGACGGTAAGACACTAGCATCTGATACTAGATGCAACAGTGGCAATATTAAACTAAAAATCTCAAAAATCCGCAAGCACAAAGGACACTTAGTTGCTTGGGCAGGCCCTTGCTCACATGGTGAAGAAATGTTTGCTTGGTGGAAGGCAGGTGCTAAAGCTGCAAACTTTCCCGATAGCCAATTGAATGATGACGACCGTGTGGATTTTGTTGTAGTAACTCCCGAGCGCAAGGTATTCTTATGGCAAGGCGCGGCTTATCCGCAGGATATGAGTTTGAATAAGCAATATGCCATTGGTAGTGGTCGTGATTTCGCACTTGCGGCCATGTATTTAGGCAAGACAGCACCCGAAGCAGTGGAACTAGCTGGTCGTTTTGACACAGGCACAGACAGCGACGGAGTGGAGTTTATATGTTTAAAATAATCAAACGAATAAAGAAATTATTTAAAAAGAAAGAAAAATACAAACCTAGTAAATTGCTCAAGGATAGATCCTGGAGAGCTGAACGGATGTTCCCACCGTTTAGAGTCAAACAATTCAGGCCACCCTTCCCTGGTGGAACATTTGTATATCCCGATTCATGGTATAAAGAATGGAACAATAGGTTATTAGATGAGGGCTGGACTAAAAAAGAAGTTAAACAAGGTTGGAGATGGAAGGAACTATGATGGAATTCAAAGACATACCATGGCGAGATAAGATATCAGAAGATGATCAGATCGCTGTGTTTCTAGACAAGTATCCTGTAACCAAAGGGCACGTGCTGGTAGTGCCAAAATACAATAACCTTACCGCCCTAGGTGAAGCATTCAAATATGCTATGAGCATTGGTCGCCACCAGGTAGCCATAGGCGAGTGGGACGGATTTAACATTGGCATGAACAATGGAGAAGCCGCAGGACAGACAGTCATGTGGCCGCATATACATGTCATACCTAGACGCTACGGAGATGTAGAAGATCCCGTAGGCGGCGTTCGCAATACAATCCCAGGAAAAGGAAACTATAAATTATGGTAAAATATGGAATCACGACAGTAGCATTTTTAATCTTGATAGTATCAACCTTGGTGTATGCAGAGAATCCTCCCAAGGAAGAACAATACTATCGCACTATGGCCAAACAGCACTTTGATCTAGCGGCCATACAGTTTGACAACAAAGACGTGTTTGCGGCTTGTAGTAATCTGCGCATCAGCAAGAACTATGCTCGTCATATCAATGATAATATCATCAATGATCATCTAACTCTACTGTTAGCTAAGATGTGTAGTGGAGACAGCTAATGGGTGACAAAATTGAGCACGAAATTTGGTTAGATTCCTATGCCAACGATCTAGCTAACATCACTATCGATACCAGTGACATCAACACACAAGAATGGGATGATTGGATCCAACAATATACTGGTGAACTGGACCTTAATATCGGTAATTATTATGATAGTCGCTTAGGTGCCGATGATATCAATCTCACAGCCGGTGGTGAAGAAATGCTTAGGGTAGCCCAAGATGGATTTTATGTGCGTGGAGTCAAAGTAGAAGCTGATGCTAAAGAAGCACAAGCGGTATATAATGCTTTCAAACAATGGATGACCTACGCTATTTTAAACGGTGAGATCAATAATTAAGTAAATACTATATTAAAGGAAAGGAAGACTTGGCGAAAGAAGACGTTATTAAATTATCAGGAAAAGTAGAGGAAATACTAGGTAACAGTATGTTCCGTGTCAGGCTTGAGAACGATCATATGGTTACTGCTTATATAGGTGGTAAACTGCGTATGCACACTATCAAGATTATCCTAGGTGACGAAGTTGACGTTGAAATGACTCCATATGATCTTACCAAAGCTCGTATTGTTTATAGGAAATAACTATGGTAACAATGAATCCAGGTGCAATAAACAAAATCAAAGAACTACTTGCTGAAGAAAACAACCCAAATTTAAAACTGCGTATGTTTGTACAAGGTGGCGGATGTAGTGGTTTTCAGTATGGTTTTACCTTTGACGAAGAACAAAACGAAGATGATTTTGATTTTGAGTTTGATGGCGTACACCTGTTAGTTGACAGCATGAGCAGTCAGTATCTACAAGGTGCCGAAATAGACTATACAGAATCATTACAAGGTAGCCAATTTAGTATTAAGAATCCCAACGCCCAAACAACCTGTGGATGCGGAAGTAGTTTCAGCGCATGAGAATAGCCTTATGCTTCAGCGGACAGAACCGCACAGGTCATGCGACTGCCGATAATATCAAACGTTATGTAGGTGATCTATTACCTGATTGTGATGTGTTTGCACATTTCTGGGATAGCGAAACACGTGGCACTGGTTATGCTAATCGCGAAGGTGCTGTTAGCACTAATACTGAGTGGCACAGTCCTACCCTAAGCAGTCATGATAAATTCGTAGAGTTTTATCGCCAATGGGCACCACGCACTATCATGATAGAACAGTATGATCTACAACCTAATCGCCCTAAGTGGGGTGGCCGTCGTTGGGATCCCGTAGAGCAGAAATGGCATGTTAGCATGTGGCGTAGTCTTTACGAAGCTAACAAACTTAAACAGGACTATGCACAGAAAAATCAGATAGTCTATGACTACACTGTACGCTTACGCAGTGATCTTGTGTTTGATAGCACGAAGAGCCTAGCAGAAGATTTGAAATTGATACAACATAATCATATGATGTTATTTGGTGATCACTATGCTATTTGGCCTATACATGGTATGACTCGTATTGAAGATATTTTTTGGATTGGTCCCAGTCATTTGATGGATCAAGTTAGCACATATTATGCCTGCTATACAAATACCGTGCCTAACATAGATGAACCTCAACAACCCGGGTATCAAGATTGGCAATGGCACAGTGCGGCATGGATAACACGGGGTTTAGGATACCAATTCTATCCACTACAAAACAATGCTATGCGCATCTACACTGAGCAAGACATAAAAACAGACATTGCCCCTTTAGATCCCGGATTTGGGCCCCCACCACGCTACGGCGCATTTGAAAATAAAAACATCTAGCCCGCCCAAAGCGGGTTTTTTATTCTCTAAAGTTCGATAAATACTAGATATTAAAGGACTTCTAGGTATGACAATTACCACTCAAAATTTTATAGCAGTAAATGTTGGATCAAGCCCTAATGATGGAACAGGTGATGATCTACGCACAGCCTTTCAAAAAGTCAATGCAAACTTTGGTTGGATCGGCAACACTGGATTTAGTGCCGCAAATATCGCTGCTGGCACAATAGAAGTATCTGGTACTGTTGAGGCATCGGTATTAAACAGCACAGGTAATATAATTACTCCTACAGCAACCGTATTTGGTAATATAATCAGTGGCGGAGCACACGTTGAAACTGGTTATCGTCAGTTAAAACCCACAGGAAATATTGCTGTAACAGCAAACGTCGGCACAAATCGATTACTGTTACATCCAACTGGAACTATAATAAGTTTTGGTGCAAACGTTACACTACCTAACACTCAAGCAGACGGCACCATCTTTAGTATATCATCTAATGTCACAATTAGCGAATTATCAGTACAACCAAATTGGAACAATGTTGTAACAGTTTCTCCGTTTGGAAACATATCTCCAGTTACTGCGGGTACTGTTGCACGATATATGTATATTGCAGCTGATTTTAGATGGTATAGAATAGCATAGGAACATAAATGGCATACCCAATTTGGCTAACTCCTGCAGGTAATCTAGGCATTGTGCCTGAGGCTGAATATTATCAATTCAGTTTGGATGGATATGATACTTCTGGTGGCGCACTTAAATATTCTAGAATAAGCGGAACTTTGCCGGTTGGCCTACAAATAACTCCCAGCGGAGTAATTAAAGGTATACCTATTAGTACAGGGGGTCCTGATCTTAATCAAGAATTTACGTTTACAATTAGATTGCAAAATTTAAGCACTCTAAGAGTAGCAGATCGTACTTTTAATATAACAATTACTAATGTAGCCCCTCCGATAATTGTTCCTAAAACTGTAGTTAATTTTTATAATTTAATATTACAGGGTAATATCTCTGCCGCGGAAGGACAATATATTAATCAACAATTTAGCCGTGCTAATGCTACTGTGTTTAAGACAGTAACCAATAGTTCAGTTATCACTGTTACATATAATACAGAAACACCGTTTACTTTAAATAATGGTAATTTAATTGTTGTTGACGGAGCAAATTTAACCTTTACAAATGCCTATCCTACTTCCTACACTGTGGTTTCAAGTATTAGCACAAGAGACCTAGGTGAATATTTTGACGGACAGGTTTTAAATCTTCAGTTAGAAGCAACAGAATTCATCCTGGGTGGGGACTTAACCTGGACCTTGCGTAGTGGAAGTCTTCCTCCGGGACTAATGCTAAGTCCATCTGGATTAATCTCTGGTTACATAAAACTAATACCAGCTGTAGGTCCTAGTGGTGATCCAGGTTGGGATGATACCAATTGGGACGGACGTTTTACCTTTAACAATGCACCCAGTCAGCTGGGTTGGGATTTTCCCTTAGGTACAATCAGCAAGAATTTTGAATTTACCATTGAGGTTTCAGATGGTAGCCTAACTGATGCTGTGACCTATAGATTATTTGTTGTGCCAAAACGAGCAACTACCGCAGATAGTACACTGTTAACCGCAGATACTAGCATTATCAATGATGTTAAATTTACCGTTGACACTGGTAGTAGACATAACCCTATCATAACCACTACGCAAGACGATATAACTTCTCAAAGGCAGGGAAGTTGGTTTACTTTACAAATCCAGGCTATTGATTTAGAAGAAGACATACTAAATTTTTCAATTCCTAATTTGAGTGCTGGATCATTTGACGAGCAAGTAGTATCAGGTCAATACCCATACGTGGGTCGTGCTGAAGTTATAAATGGTAATATTTCTGTAGCTACGAACTGGCCGGGCAATAACACCCCTTATCTTGTTTCAGGCGATCAAATTCAAGTCTTGTCACCATTTACAGACATTACCAGTGTACAGACATCTTTGGTATGGTATGACGCCACAGTCAATAATCACGGCTCAATGCGTATAGTGGGCAATACCATAATCACAGCTAATGTAGGTAATTTTATCAGTCAGAGTATTGGTTCAGCAAACGCAACTGTTACGAATTCTAGCGTAACTACTGGAAATATTACCTTAGACGGTAGTATCCTATTAGGAACTATAGAAGTAGGCGGTAATTTAATTGTTAGTGCCAATGTTGGTGACTTCTTAACGCAACTTGGATCTACAGGCAATGCTAGAGTTACTTCTAGTGTAAGTTTCAATTCTTTAATAGACGTCCAATTTAATTCTGGATCATTTGTCATTAATGGCGGCAACTTACAAATAAACGGGGCAAATATTTCTAGTTATCCAATTAGTCAAAGTTCATCGTTACAAACAGTGGTCCTAAATGCGAATGTTGGAGATATTATTACTCAATCTTCTACCGGGGCCAATGCCAGAGTTATCAAAGCTCAGAGTGCATTCAATGATGGCATCATACAACCATTATACTTTGAGGTACAATTTAATTCTGGTAAATTTGCCACAGGAGTAAGTGCAGGTAATATTAAATTAAATAGCAGTAATGTTGATGTATATCCAACTAGTGTTTATACTCAAGCTGATATTAATTTTATATACAATTCAGGTGAATTTAGAATTAATCAAATACCTTCTGCTGATAGTATTGTGTATATTGCAGGTCGTAATAGTTTTGCTGTTCCAAGTAAATTTTTAACTGTTGGAGTAGATGTAGATCCAAGTCCAAATACTCAAGGTTCAGTGGGCTTTGACGAAGATAAATTTGATCAAGGTGCATTAGCACTACCGGGTACACTGAGTTTAAACTCGCAATCTGGTTGGATCACTGGGTTTTTACCTACTCAGGTCGCTTACCAACTTTCATATGATTTTGAAGTAATTGTTTATAAGCGTGATTATCCTACCTATCAAACAAGTCAGTTATTTTCTATCACAGTTTTAGGCGACCTGTATAATACAATTGAGTGGGTAACACCTAGTTTTCTTGGTGAGATACAAAATGGCTCAGTCAGTGATCTAAGTGTTTTAGCTATTAATCCCCAAGGTAGGCAAATTTATTATTACTACACCCCTGGCTCCTATCTAAATCAGGTTCAGGGATTAAGACTAGAACCAGACGGACTACTTAGTGGTCGAGCAAGTTTCCAGTTGTTTAAACTAGATGGGGGCACAACAATATTTGACGGTGACTTTTTTACAGGTGAACCTACTACTACGTTCGATCATACATTTGAATTTTCAATTACCGCCCAGACATTTGATCAAACTACTAGTTCAAATAGAATTTTCAGAGTATTAGTACGTGAAAGAAATTCAAGACCATATGAAAACTTATATCTAAAAGCCATTTTAAATAAGTATCAACGATTAGAATTCAGAGATGTTATTCAAAATCAAAGTGTGTTTCCATCCGATTTAATCTACAGATCAACTGATCCTTGGTTTGGCGTGGCCAGAGATTTAAGAATGTTATTTTTACCAGGATTAAATCCTAGTACGTTAGGCGAATATGCTGCCGCCATTGAAACAAATCATTTTAGAAAAAGACTATTGTTTAGTGAAGTTAAAACAGCAGTAGCACGTCGTGATGGCGTATACGATGTAATAGAAACAGCGACTGGGGATGTAATAGGTACTTATAACATTTACAACACGGTTTTCATTCCTACTGATTTTAGTAGAGGATACACAGTGGCCAACGTTATCCCTAGCGATACATCTATAGGTGATCAAACTATTAAATATGAAGTGGTTTATGCAGAAATAAAAGACGAAAACACCAACAGTTTAGGTCAAGGTCCAGCCGATGTAATAGATCTAAACGGAGTCATACGAAATCCATATCTGGTAGGAGGTAATTCTTATGTAATTGCAACTCCCAATGCATTTACTAATATGGACAATGCTGTGGTTAATAACATTGGTTATCAGGATAAAGGTGTATTACCTGATTGGATGACTAGTATCCAACCAAATGGCACACAACTAGGATTTGTACGTGCAGCTGTGTTGGCTTATGTTCAGCCTGGAGCAGGAAAGACTGTAGCTTGGAGATTTAATGAATTAGGATATAACCTAAACGAGATTAATTTTACGGTTGATCGTTATTATCTTGACAATGTTTACACTAGTAATTTCGACATCTCTGCAAATACATTCATCAGCAGTAGAGAAACCACATTTGATAGATATCCTGCCTTACCAACTTCCTTTAATAATATTGCCAGTGTTGACTATGCTGTTGATATTCCGTTCCAAGAAATCAATGAGCGTACTGTTGGGCAAATAGGTCTCAATGGCGGATTAGATGGTATTACTTCCTTCCGTAACGGTGAACGGTTAATTTTCTTTAGTCAAGAATTCCAGACTGCTGTCGATATCAGTGACAACTATAATCAAGGTTGGACCTATAGTATAGATCCTTGGGACGATCCTGGAACATGGGACTTTGATTTTGCATGGGATCCAGCAACTTATGTACCTGGCTATAGAGAATGGTTGGCTAGTAGACAATTTATCGACAGCAACGAGTTATTTTCAGTACCTAATCAACGTATAGCTATATGGCAAATTAATATAGATGGAAATAATTATGTTAGATTGACATTGGCCAATGTGACTACTACAGTTTCTTCAATATCTGCTAATACCACTGGTTTTGGTAGTAATGTAAGATTGTCTAGCACAGAAAATTTATTTGTAGGCATGCCAGCCAGAGCCAATGGTCTAGCAAATACCACAGTTATCACCGACATAGTAGGCGCAAACGTTGTACTGTATCCGGCACCATCTGGAGGTATTAGTAGTACAATAACATTTATACCAACACCAAATTACAATGATGTTGTATACGTAAGAAACGGAACTTCGCACGGTGGAGTTAACGTTTACTACAACCCAATTATTCCTTCAGGAAATATTGTTCCTGGTTGGAGCGAAATTCCGCAAGAAATCAAAACAGTTGGTACTACGTTTGATGGTGACGGAACTAAATTCTACGACTATAGAGACAACTATGTAATACCTCAACAAGGTGAAAAACAGGTTGTGTTTCCTCGTCAGAATGTTTTTATATAAAATTTTAGTTATAAATACACTTGTACTAGATAAATAACTACATATTTGAGAGACTTATAAATGAGTAATATTAACCCACAAAACATTGATGGAAGTTTTCCTATAGCAGGCCAAGATAATAACAGCCAGGGTTTTAGAGATAACTTTACCAACACAATTAATAATTTTACCTTTGCTGCCGCTGAGTTAACTGATCTTCAGACTTATGCGGTGTTAAAAGGACCATTAGGTTCTGTTGGGCAAACTGGTACTCCTATCAATGACATGAATTATGCTTTTATTACAGCACCACAGTTAGTAGAAGCAGTTGAAACTATTAACCAAATTGGTAATGTTTCAGTAGGCGGTAGCCAGACCATAGATTGGACAGACGGGCATTTCCAAACACTCAGCGTTACAGGATCTGCCACACTAAGTTTTGCTAGTACTTGGCCACCAACTAATCATTGGACTAAATTAAGATTACGTATACTTTCATACGGTAGTACTGCACTTACTTTTCCAGCAACAGTTACAGAAAATATCGCAAGTATTAATGGATTTGTCAGCGGCACAACTGTTAATTTAAGCGCAGGTATACATGAATACGAATTAACTACCTACAACAACGGTAGTATCGTGGCTATTCATGATTTGATGTCTAATCTAGGTCCGGTTTTACAACAATTAAGACCAACAGCTAACGTAGCTATTACAGCTAATATCGGAACAGATCGATTATTGATTACTCCGACACCAAGTGGTGGTATTACTAGTTTCTTCCTTGATGTAACATTACCAAATGTTCAAACAAATGGCGCAACGATTTCTATTTCATCAAACGTAGCCGTTGGAACATTTAGAGCGTTGCCAAGTTACACCAGCAGTGTTTCACCTAGTGCTAATACAACTATTGCCGCTGGATCATCAGTTAGTTACGTTTACGTATCAGCTGACAACAGATGGTATAGAGTATAATTAGGTTAATCTTTAACCAAAATCATTGACTCCTTATATAAACTAGCGTATAGTTAGTTATATAAGGAGTTTTCTTTTATGCAAATCGATTTAAACAAATATCAAGAATTTGTCAAGATAGTAACCAGCGAGCCTAGTAACGATCTAACTACATTCATGAACCGGTGTGATGAACTGGATGCCAATTATGATGGTAGTACACAAACACATGGCCCGGATATCAACGTACCATTACTATTAACAGCCTGTTTAGGCTTAGCTGCCGAATCGGGCGAATTTTGCGAAATTCCAAAGAAAATGTTTTTCCAAAGTAAACCACTTAACGAAGAAAACGTGTTTCACATGAAACGTGAGTTAGGTGATATCATGTGGTATTGGGTTAATGCTTGTCGTGCGCTAAATCTAGATCCTAATGATGTTATCGCTGAAAATGTCAACAAACTCAAAGCCAGATATCCGGGCGGTGAATTTGATGCTTATTATAGCGAAAATAGAAAAGCAGGAGACTTATAATGCACCCATTGGCTCCAGATCTTGTGGGATTAAGCGATGAAGAATTGCATAAAAAACGCAGTGAGCTACAGGGTCGATTGAATTATGCTTATCGTATTGGTAGTACAGATATGGTAAATCAGTTACAATTATTGTTACAAGATTATGCCATAGAAGTAGAGAGACGAAACCAAAAAATGCTAGATGATGCACAAAAGGCTGGTAGGATAAGTAAACCTGGTGATGATACAGCCAAGGATATTACTAGTTGAAATACGATCAATACGGACAGGCCTATACAGATAGTAACGAATTGTGTAACTTACTGTATAAAAACCCTACGCTAGATATCAGCAGATTCCAAGTTGAAGACAGCCTAGAATATAATCGCAGTGTAGCAGAACTACATGCTGAATTGGACCTATTAGACAGTTATCACGAAATTACCCAAACAGTAGAAGAATTTGATAATACACTACAAAAAAACTGGCACATGCCCAAAGAATATAAGGATTTAGACATCGCTGCGTATGTATTAGGATTATGTCGAGAAGAACACGAATTACAACGTGTAGGTCAAGAATTATTGCTGTATCAGGAACGTGATCTATTTGATCTATTACGTTATTTGAAATATTTGGTAGATACATTACGTAAGAATAACGTAGTTTGGGGTGTGGGTCGTGGTAGTAGTGTAGCTAGTTATGTGCTGTTCTTATTGGGCGTACATAAGATCGACAGTCTATACTATAATTTAGACATCACCGAATTCTTGAAATAAATACGCATATAATAGGAGAAACACAAATGGCAGCACAACATAGATCAGCCCGCGGCATACCAGTAGATATGGATAGATTACGTTTAGCTAACGAAACTTCTATTGCTGTGGGAAATATGAAAGTAAACGCTCGAGGTGATCAACTAGGACCCGGTGGCAAGATTGTTAAAACACGTGCCCAAATACTAGCAGAAAAAAATAAATTGTATGGTTCTTTAGCAGACGACACTCCTGTGCTTGAAAGCATACCGGAAGAGCAGGCACTTCCAGATTTTACTATTCCCTCTAACAATATTGTGCAACAACCTGCACAGGATACACCTGTGGCAGAAACAGCTGGGTCACCTGTAAAACCCAGAGGAAGTTTTGCTGAAAGTTTGGCCAAGGAAACGGTAGTTGAACAAGAATTGTTAAATCCAAAAGAAGTTTTAAATACTCCTGCAAATCAACCAGGTATTAAAAGAATCTAAGAGGTCACTATGTCATCAGCATATGAAGCTAAACAAATTAAATCTATCAGACCATTACATGATCATGTGTTAATAACAGACATGAATTTTAAAGAGCGTGTGACATCAACTGGTATTATTATTCGAAGCACAGATGGTAAATTAGAAGGTATACATGCCCGTTGGGGCCGCGTTTATGCTGTGGGCAAGGATCAAAAAGATGTGCGTCCAGGGCAGTACATATTAGTTAAACATGGTCGCTGGACTCGCGGTACGCTAATCGAAGATCAAGAAGGTGAGAAGACTATTCGCCGTATTGATGACGCTGATATTCTTCTAGTCAGCGACGAGCCCATGCAGGACGAAACTATCGGTCAAGGTCTATAATTGGAAGAAGAAGTAAAATACGTTCCCCACGAAGTAGTAAGCGCAATCAGAGAACTAGCACGAAATGCCAGCAGTCCATATTCTGATGGCTTTAGTGCCTGTGCTTATAAACACGATCTCTATATATTAAAATGTTTTATAGAAGACATGTATAAAAGCTGCCCAGATTTTCCTCAACAGGAACGAGAATGGGAACAGGCAAGACTAATGGAGATATTGAAAAGAAAATGAAGATATTGGCCTTGATTGTTCTTATAATCTTTGTTATAATAGTGTTATTAAATATTGGCAAGGATAGAAAATGAAACAACTTTGGGTAGAACAGTATCGTCCAAAAACCTTAGATGGGTATGTATTCCAAGATGATAGTATGCGTGAACAAGTGCAAAGCTGGATTCGTGCAGGCACTATTCCGCATTTACTATTACATGGTGGTCCTGGCACAGGTAAAACAACCTTAGCAAAGATGCTGATTAACGAATTAGGCGTTGACGAATACGACGTACTATTTGCTAACGGAAGTAAAGAAGCACGTAAGATTGAGTGGGTTGATAAGTTAATTAGTTTCTGTCAGACAATGCCATTTGGTCAATTTAAAATTGTGCTAATTGACGAAGCAGACTATATGAATGCTGTAAGTGTTCAACCAGCACTGCGTAATCTGATGGAAGAATACAGCGATACAGTTCGTTTTATCCTTACCTGTAACTATCCAAATAAAATCTTACCGCCAATACACAGTCGGTGTCAAAGTATTCATGTCAACAAAGCAGATCATACAGAGTTCACAGCACGTGTAGCAACTGTGTTGGTAGCAGAAGGTGTTGAGTTTGATCTAGATACACTAGACAACTATGTACGTGCTACCTATCCAGATCTGCGCAAGTGTTTAAATCTTACGCAACAAAACTCAACAGAAGGCAAGTTACGTAGTCCTAAAGAAGGTGACAAAGCAGTGGGTGATTGGAAACTTGACTGTGTAGCACTGTTCAAATCAGGTAAGATTCGTGAAGCACGTAAACTTCTATGTGAACAAGCTGAAGCAGAAGAAATGGATGGTGTGTTTCGCTGGATGTATGATAACTTAGATCTTTGGAGTAAAACAACAGAAGGACAAGACGAAGCTGTTGTTATTATACGCAAAGGTCTAGTTAATCACAGCATGGTTGCTGATGCTGAAATTAATCTAAGTGCTACACTAGTGGAGTTAAGTCAAATTGGCTAAATTAGACATTTACTTATTAGCTACCTATGTAGCCCGACCTAAAAATCCTCGTCAGACTAGCCGTGCTGGATACATCACCAATCCAGATAATATACAATACGATGAAAATTTAGAAATCGTCCGAGGTTGGCGTGATCGATACATGAAATACAGTGTAGTATTAGATCTTACTAACGAAAAAGTTGTTAAGAATAGTTTTCATAATGGTAAGACTTTTGAAGAGTTATTCACACACTATCACGAAGGTTTTGGTGAATATATCGAACAAACGGTTAATGATTTAAATGCGTCGCTCCAGCTTAAAGGATAGTGGCTCCCGCGGGTGGTTTATAGGTGACTTTGATGGTGCCGTGCATCGCACCAAAGACTTTGAAGTAACTTATCAGAAGAATCCGCGCGGTCAAACTGCCAGTCATATCCACAAACTAGCCTATGAGATTACCTTGGTTATCAGTGGACGCCAGATCTGCAATGGTCAGATGTTTGCCGCAGGAGACATCTGCATCTTAGAACCCGGCGATATCAGCCAAATTGAATATCTTGAAGAAACAGAAGTTGTTACTATTAAAACCCCTAGTGTTCCTTCAGATAAGCACTACCTTTAGTTAAATTTCACCATAGATCGATAGGATCTCCCTTACCGCTGGATGTCTTGCGATATCTCTCTGATTAAATTCAACACCGGCTACATACTTACTCTGTTGGTATGCTTCAACAAGACCTTTGAAGTCTAGTAAGCCATTGTCCTTATCACAACGGTCTGCCTGACGTGTATCACCTGTTACAACAATCTTAGAACCTTCACCGAGTCGCGTTAGGAGCATCTTTATCTGTCCAGGAGTGGCATTTTGCATTTCATCTGCAACGACCCAAGCCTCCTTAAATGTGCGACCTCTCATATATGCTAGTGGAGCTATCTCAATCACTTGTTCATCTAGCATACGGGCTACATCTCTAGGACTGTAATACTCTTGGATCACATCAAAGAGTGGTCTAGTCCATGGTTCCATTTTTGCTGTTATATTGCCTGGTAGGAAGCCGTGCTTCTCATCGTCCACTCCTACCGCTGGACGTGTTAGGATAATTTTACTCACTGTGCCTTCTTTGAAAGCCTTAACACCTGCTTGCATGGCCAACATGGTTTTACCAGTACCAGCTGGTCCTGTAGCAAATACAATGTGTTTAGTGGAATCTGTTAGTAATTCGATATATGTTTCTTGGTTTAGGCTTTTTGGAATTAGTGTTACTGTCTTTCTCTGTTGAACGTATTGGTTAAAACTAAGTGTGTTGTTTACTTCTACTGCTGCTAAGTGTCTACTGCTAGTTCTACGTTTTGACATAATGCTCCCTGTTGATGAGTTTGTAGATTAAAGGCATCTACAAAGATATTTAAGGAGAGGAATTTTATTTTTTTCTGACTAGTTTAATTTTTAATCTCGTGACTAAATATTAAGCTGACCTGGACCATTCAGCGTAGATCCTATTATTATCCCAACAGCAGATCATTAGCTTAAATCCAAATAGTTCTGATAGTTTTACGTGTTCTTCAATAGACCACTGATAAAAATTTATATCCTTGCATTCGTCGTTGCCATGATCTGCGATTCCAGGATTACATCGCCAATAGATGCGTGCGGTAGGTTTAAGACAATTAATCACACAGGCGATCTGATTCATGATAGTTAGCTTGTCGCCAAAATTAATACTGCCTAGGCATAGTGCAACATCAAAACGATCGACAGTATTAAATTTTTCTATACTAACTTTATAGTCGGCAGCATCATTAGCAGGATCTATACCTACAAGATTAACTATGCGAGATTTGAATTCGTTAAACCCGCAACCAACATCTAAGACTAGTTCATTAGACTGTATTTTGTCTACTAATGCCCAGCCAGAATACTGATATCGATCTATGTCTGATTTCCACACTGTGGAAAAATATTTGTCAAGTTCTTCTTGTTTCATAAGTAATTATATACGTAGTTAACTTATTTATGAATTTACCTAATCACATATTTTTTACTGGAGCACCAGGTAGTCGTTGGAGCGGCATAGCGCAGACTATCGAATCTATTCCTGGGTTTAATACCAGCGACCGTAATCCCAATCGTGAATACACACACAATAACTACAGTGGGCATCTAGGTGCTTACTTTGGCGAAGGTATGGAATGTATATTAATTACCAATGGCGATTACATAGATAGACAGTGGGCAGAGCCTGGCGGTACCAAGCTGATTAAAAGCCATGAGTGGGCCTTCCATTTAACCGGTATACGTAAGAAAAAACAGTGGCGAGATAGCTGGGTTATGATGGTATATCGACCTGACATGGCTTGCTACAGCTGGTGGCATGAAGCAGGTGGATTTAACATTAAATACCCCAACTATAGTGCATATAAAAACAGCAACAATATGCTGACTGAAATTGTCAAACAAAATGAGGCAATTTTGGCTTACGGAAAGATAAATAACTGCAAGTGGGAGTATTTTACTTCTTCTTGGATATCCGAGAATTTCGGTGTAGAAATAGATGTAGCTAAGGTCTGGCCAGATATATTAGTTACATTAATTAAATAAATAACTTTATATAAAGGAAATTAACATGAACTCAAAACAATTTGTTGCTAAACTAGCACAAGATAATGAAGCACTATTTCAAGCAAGTGAAATGAACGTTGAAGCATATTTTAATAGTAATCCAACAACTGAACAACTAGTTGAACACTTCACAGGCCGTATGGTTAATGAACGTATGAACATGGTTGAAATCTCAGCTAAGATTGCTAGTGCACCAGCTTCAACAACTACAGAAGAACTAGCATTACTAAGCAAACAAGCATTAGATGAAGCTAATCACTTCCGTATGGTTAAAGAAGTTATTGAACACATCACAGGCAAAGAAGTTGACGTAGAAGCTGCTATTTCGGCAGAAGCTGCAAAACCAACTGCTAAAGGTGCTGCACTATTAGCCAAATACGAAGCAGAAAGCGATCCATTAGCTCTTGCAGCTTATCAGTTTATCGCTGAAGGTCGTGCAGAACGTGTATGGAACAAAATGGCTGAATGTATTCAAGACGAATTCATTTCAACAACATACGCTAAAATTGCTCGCGATGAAGGCTTCCACAGCAACATCGGCCGTCGTAGTTTAGAGTTATTAGCTACTGATGCTGAAACACAAGCACGTGTAGAAGAAATTGCTCGCACAATGCGCATGGACTTGTTTGCTATTAGCTGCATGAACACAACTGCAACAGCAGAAGCTAAAAAATTAATGGGTGTTGCTTACTAAGCATAATTAATTTTATAAGCACAGGAAAGGGAGCTTATGCTCCCTTTTTTATTGATGACAAAAGATTACACAAGATATGTAAAATGGTTTGCCGCTACGATGATTTTATGCGCTATGCCGTTGCACATCTTAGGCATCACCCCGTACAATAGTATATTACAAATTGTAGGTGCACTTAGTTGGGTGTATGTTGGCGTCAAGTGGAATGAACGCTCACTTGTGCTTAATTTTCTTCCGCAGATTTTTATGATTATTGCCGGACTTATTTACTTTGCATATTTTAAATGAAAATAGCAATCAGTCAACGAGAAATAGTACACAATAATATCACATACGATTGCCTTGAACAAGGGTGGTATAGGTCATTGTCTCAGCATGAAATACGACCAATCCCCAATGTTTCAAATATTGCCTTAGATTTTGACATGTTGATATTGTCTGGTGGTAACACTAGTCCCAATCGCACTACAACAGAAACAATGTATTATAATATAGCATTGTTGAAAGGTGTGCCGATATTAGGTGTCTGTCATGGTGCATTTTTTATAAATGAATTTTATGGCGGTATTAATCAACCTATAGCAGGGCATCAAAACACTGCTCATAAAGTTGTACTAGATGGATACGAAGAATATGTTAATAGCTTTCACACTAACAGCATCGGCCTAATAGGTAGAGATTTATTGCCTTTAGCAATCTGCCCACAAGATAATACTGTAGAAGCATTCAAACATGCCAGCCTGCCCATATGGGGCACTGTGTGGCATCCTGAACGTACTGGAGGATTTATACCAAAAGATTTACATAGGATATTAAATGCCTAAGATGCTGATACTTACAGGACCGCAAGGTGCTGGCAATCATCTGTGGAGTAAAATATTCAGCTTACATCCTGAAGTCTATGGGTGGAAAACTCTACTAGACAACTATTGGGAGGCACATCGTTTCTCAGAGCCATTTGCCCAACACTGGCGTGATCATGCGCTATTAGATGACTTTGATTGGTCGCAGAGTGACTATTACTTTACCAGTATCAGCTGTCCGTTAGGTATCATAGGCAGTGAAGTGAATCCTGTATGGAATCCAAATGTGGCAAAATTTGCTGAACGTGTCGCTAGTTTAGGTATTGAGATAGAAGTAGCTGTTATAGGTCGCGATCAAACGATACTGGCTAATCAACAGACTCGTATCCGTACTCAATCCACAGTAGATATGCTATTAACACAGTTACCTGATATTATTGATCCAACGTTTTTAAGTTACGAATTATTATATCTATACAAACAAGACTATCTTAAAAGTTTAAAATTTAATATACCTGTGGCCTGGAATGACCCTAGAGTTAATAGCATACTCGCTGATGATGCTAATGCCAAATACATTCACAGTGTGGAGTATAATCCTCTAGATGAGGGTAATAAACAAGGGATAACATTCGCAAATAAACCATGAAGAAACTACTGATCATAACGGGTCCTCAGGGCAGTGGAAATCACGTGTTCAGCCGCATATTCAGCATGCACGAATGTGTGGGTGGGTGGAAAGAACTAGTAGACAAGTATTGGGTACCTAGTGATCTAGAGCCCTTTGCCGAATATTGGGTCTACCCTGAACGTCTAACTACAGATGCCTTTGAAGGATACGAATATTGGTTGGCTAATGTAAGTGTGCCCTTTGTCTACGATGGTGTGCGTCAAACTCCTAAGATCCTAGAGTTTGCCCAAAGAGCCAAATCATTAGGCATAGATGTTTCTATAGCTATAATTGTGCGTGATCAAAATATACAAGCAGCGCAACAGTTGCGAGTGCGAAAGGAAATAACCTTGCCTATAGCGCAGGAATACTACTACAATCACCTCTTAACCAGCAATTTTCCTGTATATTTCTTGGATAATGAGGCCTTATTTTTACACCGTGAGCACTATCTTAAATACGTCAGCAGACTATTAGATTTTCCCGTTTGTTGGTATGATCCTAGAGTATTTAAATTCATCGAAGAAGATCCCAATCGCAAGTATGTCAAACATGTAGAAGAATATTGGTTAGACCAAGAAGTATGGCACGGTATACAGCCCAAGAGTGCTCGCGGTCTAGATAAATAATGTAAAGAGTAGGAAATTATGAGTAAAGTAATCACTGACGTAATTGAAAATACCAAAGAAATCTTTATGACTGACAGCAGTCTGGCTACTCTGCTAGATTTTGAACGTGTTTTAGATGAACTTGATCTATATGTGTTTGCACATTGGAAAGATGGCGAACTTGTTGAAGGTCCAGTTTATGAAAAATATTTTGTAACTTGTACATTCATGTGGCCTTACAAACTAATGCCAGATCCACGTGGAGGTGAGCGCCTAATAGACTACGACTGCGAAGTATATTATGCTAAAGATACACTAGAATATCCTATTAAGGTCAAAACGCCAGATGATTTTGAGCCAGGCACTAAAATGCCTAAAATGGGCAAAAAACCCGTTTGGTTAGTGACAGTAGTTATGCCTAAGAAACTCATGCAAGAAATACAACAAGGCAGTCTAGATTTAGAAAGTGCTACTCTTGACATGGAAGACATTGAAAAAGCCTACGAGGAAGGAGAAGGTAACGAAGCTAGTTTTTCTCCAGAAGATGAGATGAATCAAAACAATGCACAATTACAATTTTAATATGCTAAAAGAAAACTTAGAGCACGGTGATCTTAAACGATTGATTCACTCTGAACTGCACATTGACGAATACAAAAGTAAAATGGGAGATGATGCAGATATTTGTGTGTTAAGTTTTAAAGTTTCAGGTAAAGAACCTAGTACTGATTTAGTTAACTTCATCGAAAAAGGTTACGATTATGTATTAGATGCGGACGTAAGTTCAGGAGAAAAGGAGGGCGGAGATTACTTAGTCTTTGTCGAACTAGATAGAACTCCAGAACTACCTAGTCAGATATTTCAAATAATTGAGGATATTTTAAATTTAACAAAGCAAGACCTAGCTGATTGGCGTTTCCGTTATCGCAAATCCCCAACAGATTATGATCTTACTGAGGATAATTTGGAAAAAATTGTTCCGCTTACCCCAGACACATATAATAAGAAATATGAAAAAGAGCAACGAGACCAAAAAGAACTCGATGCTCTTAAAACAGCCGCTGGTGTAGATGTAGATGCCACTGCACCTGTGAATGATTTTACGGAGAGCCTAAGAGTAGCGGCAGGACTAAAATAATTTTTGAAAGGAATCAACTATGCAAATCACAGCAGGACATATCAAAGCACTATTTCCCAAATACAAATATCCAGAAGATCTAGCTGAAGCCCTAACAGAATCTTTTGACAAGTATGATATCAATACTGTCAATCGTGCGGCAGGTTTCCTAGCACAATGCGGACATGAAAGTGCTGGATTTACTATTTTACAAGAAAACTTAAACTATAGTGCCGACGGTTTGAACAAGATATTTAAGAAATACTTTCCAACAGTAGCAGATGCTACACCTTATGCTCGCAATCCACAAAAGATCGCTAACAAGGTCTACGGTGGACGTATGGGCAACGGTCCTGAGTCCAGTGGTGATGGCTACAAGTTCCGTGGTCGCGGTGCTATCCAGTTAACTGGTCGTGACAACTACACACAGTTTGCCAAAGCTGTAGGTCTTACATTAGATGAAGCTGTAGCAGACTTAGAAACACTTGACGGTGCTATCGAGTCAGCTTGCTGGTTCTGGAAGAAGAACGGCTTAAATGCTATCTGTGACAAAGATGATCTTGTTCTAATGACTAAGCGTATCAACGGTGGCACTATCGGTCTTGAAGATCGTAAGAAACACTACGAACATGCTAAACACGTATTAGGTGGCGATCATGTAGCCGAATCACATAGTGCGCCGGCCGCTACAGAATATGTAACAGTACGTTTAGGAAGTAACAACGACACAGTTAAAGCAGTGCAACGAGCATTAGGATTAACAGCAGATGGTGCATTTGGTCCTGGCACAGAACGTGCAGTCAAAGCCTGGCAAACTAAAAATGGGCTAGCCGCTGACGGTATCGTTGGTCCTGCTACTATTAAAAAGATGCTAGGCGAATAACATGTGGTTATTACACTTCTTACCTGACAGTTTCTTACATACTATCATTAATATAGTTCTATTTGCAGGATTAGGACTTACAGTTATAGGGTTCTTTTTGATAGGATTCATTCCTGGAGCACGTAACTACAAAACATTGGTACAAATTTTAGGTGTTGTTCTGTTAGTAGCAGGCATCTACTGGAAAGGTGGTTACGGTGTTGAGATGGAATGGCGTGCCCGTGTAGCAGAAGTTGAAAAGAAAGTAGCTATCGCAGAAGCCAAAGCTAAACAAGCTAACACTAAGGTACAAGAAAAAATCGTAACTAAGATCGTTAAGATCAAAGAAAAAGCTGAAATAGCCAAAGAAGGCATACGTAGAAATAAAGAAAAAATCAATGCAGAATGCAAACTCAGCGACGAAGCGGTCGCCGCTTATAATCAAAGTATCATCAAGGAGAAGAAATAATGCGTAACTTACTCCTAGCCGGTTTATTGTTATTAACAGGTTGTGCTACATCGGTGCCGGTAACTATGAGTTTCCCACAGGCACCAGAAGCACTAGCTAAACCCTGCGATCTATTACTACCATTAGATCCCGCTAAACGTGAATTATCAGATCTATTAGAAAATACCACAGACAACTATGCCAAGGCCAAAGAATGTCATGCTAAGAGTAAGGCTTGGTTAGAATGGTACGAAACACAACGTAAAATATTTGAGGAAGTCAAATGAAAAAATTAGCTATTGCTTTAACACTAGTCTTACTAACAGGTTGTGCGACTATACAACAGAGCACACTTTATCGTGCTTGGAATATGCCTAAGTTTGACAACAATGAATATAGCCAGATCAACACAATCCGTACAGTGGCTAACTTAGGTGCGGCTAAGTGTGGCACACCCGAAGTAGTGCCTGTGGTAGATAGCCTATTCTACAAGTCAGTAGAATTTAAAAATTATTCATCTAGTATTCCACACAATGAAGAAGTGATAAAGATGAGTGGTGAACTAGCAGAAATCATCAAAGGACTAAACACGAGATATCATGAGAAGGAACCTGTAAGTCCTTCATATTGTACTCTCAAATTCGGCACTATTGAGAAAAACGCAGTAACAATACAAAATGTTATAGGAGCAAAACCACGATGAGTACCGTATCACAAGCACAAGAATTAGATGCACAATATAAAGCTGGTAATTTATCAGCTAGTGAATATAAAGAACTATTAGAAGATCTTAAACATACTGCTGCCGTAAATGAAGCCGCAGGTGATTTGGCAAAATTAACACAGATACATGAAGTATTAGATGGATTAAAGTCTGCCGCTGGCTTAATTTAACCAAATGCAATAAATACTATTATAATAAAGCACTAGGAGCATAGACAATGACATCAGCAGCAGAACAAAAAACAGCAGATTGGATGACCACTAAGTGGCGCCCATTGATGGCTGTAACATACATGGCTACAATTTGGTTTGACTTCATCGTAGGTCCAATCATTTTTAACATATTACAATATCTTAATCCAGGTCAAGCTGTATCAAGCTGGACTCCTTTAACACTCCAAGGCGGTGGTTTATATCATTTGAGTATGGGTGCTATCTTAGGTATAGCGGCATTTACACGTGGTAAAGAAAAGATCGCGGAGATTGAAGCGGGAAAACCTCAGGGGTAGGAACAGCCCCGGACGTAAGTGTTCCACAACAACCTCAATGGTTAAGTCAACCTGCACCAGAGAATAATGTTCCTGAGGCAGCCCCAGAGGTAATTCAAGAGTTTGAAGCGACTGAAATCGCAGATACTCAAGAGCTTGTGGAAATGCCTACAGAACCAGAGATTGCAGAAACTCCTGAAGCAGTAGATCCAAATCGCCCAGCGAGACGTAAGAAAAAATAATCTAGTTTAGAACTAGACATTAAATAAAAGGTAAGCTATAATAACATATAGTTTACCTTTTTTTATCAATGGAGTTATAATGGAATACGTCGAAGAGCAGGGCCCTTTATTAGAAAGTCTGGTTTATCTTAATCAAGCCAAAGTTATCGTAGAAGTTGGTGTAGCAGAAGCCAAGTCAACAGATTGGTTATGCCGTGGTGCCAAACTACGCAATGGATTCGTCTATGGATATGATCTATGGGACACACATGGTTTGATGAATCAATTTCAACATTGGTCCAGCAAAGAAAAATGTGAAGCGTATCTACAATCAAAAGGTCACACAAATTTTGAATTAACCAAAATCAATTCAAGAACTCCAGAATTTGTAGAACTAATTAAAACTAAACATCCTGTAATTGATTTGGCATTTATCGACGGATGCCATAGCTATGATGGTATTAAAAATGACTTTGATGCTATCTATCCACAACTAAGTGAGTGTGGTGTTATCGTATTCCATGATACATTACGTATCGATGGTTGCAGAGAATTCATGATTGATCTACGCACCAAGTTCTGGGATGGCACGTATGATCTTATCACTTTTCCTTTTGGTAGCATGTTCTACAGCGATGGTAATGTAGTAGATCGCCGTACAGGGATCAGTGTATTGGCTAAACGTAGCTTTGCTACATTAGACTTACCAATCGACGAACAGTGTAACTTAGATGAACACTACCAAGAAATCTACGTTAAAGAAGAAGAGTGGTACGAAGCAGAACTTAAACGTGCCGCTAAAATGAAAAAATAAAGAATAGACAAGATAAACATTTTCTTGTAATATAAACAATATGGCTGATGCATATGAAACGTTAGGTGTGCCCAGAGGGGCATCTGAAGACGAGATCAAAAAAGCATATCGAAAACTAGCGGCAAAACATCACCCAGATCGTGGTGGTGATACTGCTAAGTTCCAAGAGATACAGACTGCTTACGATACTCTTTCAGATCCTCACAAACGTGCCGCACACGATAATCCAAGTCCGTTTAGTCAATTTGACAACGGCAATGGCACTCATTTTGAATTTCATTTTGGACATGACAATATCAATGACATATTCAGTCAGGTATTCCGTCAACATGGCCATCCATTTGGCGGACCAAACCCGTTCAATCAACGTCAGCCTAGACGCAACAAAGACCTAAGGGTACAATTACATATAAATCTTTCCGACACTTTAACGACACAGCGTAAAACCATAGCTGTGCAAACTACTAAAGGTGATCGCTACAGTGTAGATGTTGAAATACCTCGAGGGATTAGTAACGGGACTACTATCAAGTATAGCGGTATGGGCGATAACATGTTTGATTCCTTGACAAGAGGAGATTTATATGTTATAATAGTTGTAAACAATGATACTTCGTTTGACATTCAAGGCGTAAATCTAATATACACAGCAACTATTGACAGTATTGATGCTATGTTAGGAACAGAAAAAATTATACGTGGTATTGACGGTAAAGAATATTTAGTGAAAATACCGCAGGGATGTCAACCAGATACAAGGTTTGGTTTAGGCGGACAGGGGCTATTTCAAATGAATGCCACTGTGAGAGGTGATATAATAGTTGTTGTTAACATTGTAACTCCTTCACTGTCCCAAGAACAATTAAACATACTTAGAACCATTAGACCTATCAACTAAATATTTTATATTGAGGTGTACTTTGTCAGAAAAAATGCGATCAAATCCTGAAATTGAAAAAATTATTAGTACTGCTTGTTTGTTAGCAAAAGAATACAGGCATCAATATGTTACCTTAGAACATCTATTGATTGCATTAATTGAATTTGAAAATTTCAATACTTTACTAATTGATTTTGGGGTTGATGTAGAAAACTTATTGCGTGATCTCTACGATTATGTAGGTAAACAAGATAATCTTGCGACTTTAGAAGATACAGATGTAACTCCACAGCGCACACATGCACTAGAGCGTGTGTTCAATCGAGCATTTACACAAGTGTTGTTTAGTGCCCGCGAAGAAATGTTGCCTATTGATCTTTTTCTAAGCATAAGTCAAGAACCTCAAAGCCATGCAGCATACTTCTTGCTGAAATGGGGTGTAGCACGTAAACAGCTAGTTGAATTTTTCACAGAAAGAAATGCCGACAAACTAGGCAAAAACACTAAACGCGAATCAAACAAAAAAGACTTTGCTGAAAAAATTCTTGACGAGTTCTGCACAAATCTAAACAAACAGGTCACAGAAGGTAAAATTGATCCTTTAATTGGGCGCCACAGCGAAGTTGAAGAAATCACACAGGTTCTAGCCCGTCGTCATAAATCAAACGTACTGATGATTGGTGATCCAGGTGTAGGTAAAACTGCTATCGCTGAAGGTTTAGCCTACAAAATTGTTAACGCCGACGTGCCAGAATATTTGAAACCATATACTGTATACAATCTTGAGATTGGTAACCTGCTAGCAGGCAGCAAGTATCGCGGTGAGTTTGAAGAAAAACTCAAAGATGTCCTAGCCGCATTGAATGCCAAAGGCAACACGATCTTGTTTATTGATGAAGCACACCAAATGCAAGGTGCAGGTGCAGGCGGTAGCAGTAATGTAGACTTTGCTAACATGCTTAAACCAGCATTAGCCAAAGGTGGTATTAAAGTTATCGCTTCAACGACCTACGAAGAGTACACACAGTCATTTGAAAAAGATCGTGCTTTAATGCGCAGATTTTATAAACTAAACGTAGACGAGCCTACTCCGCAGATTGCTAAAGATATCTTGTATGGTCTGCGCAATCACTTTGAAAAATTCCACGGTGGTGCCATTGCTGACGAAGCAATTGAATCAGCAGTCGATCTAAGTGTGCGTTATCAAACAGACAAACGCTTACCCGACAAAGCTATTGACTTGATTGACATGAGTTGTGCCAAGGCTAAGATTGTAAATCAAGACTTTATAATTAGCCGTGAGGAAATTGTAGACACTATCAGTAAAGCTACTAAAATTCCACGTGAGAATCTGATGTCAGAAAAAGCCAAAAGCAGTCTTATTAATTTAGAAGAAACTATTAAAGATCGACTATACGGTCAAGACACGGCTGTTGAACAAGTACTAGAAAAGATCTATGTAGCCAAGGCCGGAATGAAAGCACATAATAAACCTGTGGGTAATTTCTTGTTCTTAGGACCAACCGGTACAGGTAAAACAGAATTATGTAAACTTTTAAGTGAAGCATTGGGTATGAAACTTATTCGCTTTGACATGAGTGAATATCAAGAGAAACACTCAATGGCTAAACTTATTGGTGCGCCACCGGGCTATGTAGGTTACGAAGATGGCAACCTAGGTGGTGGCTTGCTGATCAGCGAAATCGAACGCAACCCACATGCTATTATCTTGCTAGATGAAATCGAAAAAGCGCACCCGGACATCAGTAACTTGTTGCTACAGATCATGGATGAAGGCACTATCACAGGATCCAATGGTAAAAAAGCAGATGCACGTCATTGTATTCTAATCTTAACTTCAAACTTAGGTGCGGCAGACGGTGAAGCTAATGCTATCGGCTTTGGACGCAGTTTAACCAAAGAAGGCACAGATGATGAAGCCGCTAAGAAATTCTTTAAACCAGAGTTCCGCAATAGGCTTGATGCTGTAGTTAAATTTAGTAAACTTGATAAGATGGCTATGAAGAAAATCGTTGTTAAATTCTTAAATGAACTTAATACTTTGTTAGTAGAAAAAAATATCAAGATTAATGCAACCGAGGCGTTAATAGATCACCTAGCAGAAGTTGGTTTTGACCCTGCAATGGGTGCTCGTCCTCTACAACGTAAAATTAATGAACTAATTAAGGTACCGTTGAGTAAGAGAATTTTATTTGATCACATTGAAGATGGTAGTGTGATTACAGCAGACTGGACCGATGATACTGTTAAGTTTACAGTTGCGGCACCTGTATTAGACCTACTCGAAAACAAAACTGTAGATGAAAACGGTATCATAGTAGTATAATAATTTTACAGCCTAATTTGTGTCCGATAAATAATATGAGTATATTATTAAGGAATCACAATCGTGGCAAAATTACATGAAGAAGTAATAGTAATTAAGGTAAGTAAATTACTCAAGGACAATGAACAAGCTGCACCTATCTTAGCTGGCGAAGTTGCTAGTTTAGAAGCAGTAGTACAAGAACTAGCAGGTGCTAATACCCTAGTTGAAATTCAAGTAGCATAATTTTACATTTAAAGGTAGATTTTCAATGAGCAAACAATCAAAACGTATCAAACCTAATTCACCCAGCATGATCAAAGCTGCACCTGGTGTACCTATGCAGATGCCAGCAGGTGGGCAATCTCAAGGTCAACCATTTGACTTTACCAAAGTGCATATTCACTTTGGTATTCCTTGTTATGGTGGTCAGATTACAGAACCTTGTTTTACAAGTTTCTTACGTTTCATCTTAATGGCATCACGTAGTGGGTTACAATGGTCATTAGACACTATGGTTAATGAGAGTTTAGTAACACGTGCCCGTAACAACCTAATGGCTAAGATGATGACTAATCAGGCTGCTACACACTTCATGTTTATTGATGCTGACATTCGTTTCCAACCAGAAGCGATCTTCATGATGTTGGCTGCAGATAAAGATGTTATCGGTGGATTATATCCTAAAAAAGCATTGCCAATTAGCTATGTAATTAATGTCAAACCTGGTACACAGATCATCAACGACATTTTCCCAGTAGATACCATGGGCACAGGCTTTATGATGTTTAAACGTCACGTATATGAGAAACTCTGCGCTGCTCATCCAGAGACCAAATACGTAGACGATGTTGGTCTAGGCAAACAATACGAGCCAACTATGTATTCAATCTTTGATACTGAAATCGACGAAAAAGGTCACTATCTAAGTGAAGACTGGACATTCTGTCGTCGTTGGGCAAAATTAGGTGGTGAGATCTATGCTCATGCTAAGGTATTATTGAACCATAGTGGTCATTATGAGTTTGCTGGTGATTTAAGTGTATTAACAGGTGGTAAACCAAGCATGCCTGATATCACTCCAGCTCAGATGGAAGCCAAAAAAGCACAATAATAATGCAAGAAGAAAATCTTGAGTTTAAAATCAGCTTAACAGGAACTTTTTGGGATCGACGTCCACAGTTCTCTGTTTGGCTTGATGATCATGTGGTTATACAAAGTGAAATAGCTGGAGCCGCTGAACAGATAGTCAGTTTTGAGCGTAGGATCAGCAAAGGTGCACATGAACTTAAGATCCGTTTAGAAAACAAAACCAACGGTGATACTGTCGTAGAAAATGGCCAAGTAGTCAAAGACATGCTATTGAATATAGATGATATTACTATAGATGATATCAGTCTAGGCAACTTACTTTGGTCCGCTGAATATGTGTTAGATCGTCCACAATTATATAAAGGCCAGGAAATAGACCATCTAGATGGCTGTGTTAATCTTGGGTGGAATGGTACATATATGCTTAAATTTACTAGTCCATTTTATATCTGGTTACTTGAGAAACTCTAAGATAAATATAGTAACATCTACGGATTTACTATGTTTCTAATTGAAGTTCTTAAAGATAAACCTCGCAAACCAGTAGCATTCTGCTATGGTCGCGTCAATCCTCCTACTATAGGTCATGCGAGACTATTTAATACTACTGCACGTGCTAGTATGGGTGGTGACTATTGGATATTCTTAAGCCATACACAAGATCCCAAGAAAAATCCCCTAGATTACAATACCAAAGTAGATTTCGTCAAGGCCATGTTTCCACAGCATGCTGATCATGTTAGCACTGGTGGATTAAAGACTATCATGCAGATCTTAGAATTCCTATATCATCAAAATTATACAGATATAACTTACGTATGTGGTAATGATAGATTACCAACATTTACTAAACTATTAAACGATTATAATGGACTAGAAGGTAAACCCACTTATTTTAAATTTGACAGTATCAATGTGGTCAGTAGTGGCCCAAGAGACCCAGATGATGATGGTATCGCTGGTGTTAGTGCTAGTGCTGCCCGTAAAGCTGCTGTTGAAAAAGATTTTGAAAAATTTAAAGAAATTACTGGAGCAGGTCGTTACGCTAAACAACTATATCGCGCAGTACGCAAGGGTATGAATATATTTAATGAAGATACCAGCGGCTATATACCCAAGAATAAGAAAGAAGCCAAGGACCCACGTTGGTCAAATGCGCTTACTGTAGATGTACATCCAGATACTCCCAACAAAAACATGAAGGCACTTGGTTTGATATAAGTTTATAAAATGATTGTCAAACTCTCAGTTGAAGTCCATTGCCAAAAGCTACTCGATGATGGACCTCATCTTAAATACAAAAATCAAAAACCTAGTAGATATCGAATTTATATTGACGATGATCTTATGACCGAACGCAACTGGATATGGGATCAAAATACTTTTATATGCGAAAATCTACTAGTAGACCTCCCAACAAATTCGTCACACAATATACGAGTAGATGTTCTTAATTATAGTGATATTGTAGGATATCGAATACAGTTAGGGCTTGGTAATCTTATCGTTGATGGTATTCAACAAGATTTTTCCAATGATCACAGAGCTCAATTATCTTTTACAATAGCATAAATATACATATGAAAATATACGAAATACTAGAAGATAAGAAACTTAAAGAAGATGCCAGCAGCGGGGGTACAAGTTCAGGCGCTGTGGCTACTAGCATGGGTGGTGGTGCTGGATTTGGTACTAGTATTTTTATGCGCAGAAACCCTACACCAAAAAAGAACAAGGGTAAAAAGTAATGGACAAGTTTGCTAACCAATTAAAAATCGCATTTGCTAGCCAATATGCATTTGCTATCAAGGCACAAAACTTCCACTGGAACGTAGAAGGCAGTGATTTCTATCAACTGCACAACATGTTCGAAGATATCTATAACGAAGTATATGGAACCATTGATGCATTTGCTGAAAACATCCGCAAGATCAAATCATATACACCGGCTAGCTTATATCGCTTTTCAGCACTGTCAGCGGTAGATGATGAAACCGCTGTACTAGACCCACAAGCCATGGTACAAGAATTATTGCGTGATGCAGAAAAAATGCAGGAGATCATGAAAGTGTTATTCCAAGAATCGGAAGCTCGCCGTGAGCACGGACTTAGCGATTTTCTAGCAGGACGTCAAGATGCATTCGCTAAACACGCTTGGTTCTTGAGATCAACAGCAAAGGTATAACATGGATATTAAAAATTTATTAGAAAAGATTGATCAGTTCGCCGGTCAAGCAGTTGGTCAAAAGCCTGGTGATCAATGGCGTGGAAGTGATAAAGCACCTCCAGGTAAAAAACTAGTAGGCGACAGTATCCTAAAAGATTTGTCAAAAGGCAAAACACCTAAGTCCAAAGCAGAAGAACTAGCAGAAGAATACCAAGCATTCCTAGAAGCAGAATTCAAAGACACAGTAGATAAACGTCCAGCACGTAAAAATGCTCGTCCAAGTCGTGGTCATGCACCACAACCAGGTTATAAAACTGTCAAAGCAGACGAAAGCTACATGAGCGACAAAGATATTGAATTACAAGATTATCGTTCAATGACTAATCAAGAATTCCAAACTGCATATGGTATTAGCAAGATGGAATGGATCAATCAAAACAAAGCAATAGTCATACAAAATCCTGATCTTAAACGAGCTTTAGGATTAGAAGAAGGTTGGGAAAGCGGCCCTGAAGAATACAAAGAACCCTATGATGATGCAGATGATGCATATGACCGTATGCGTCAAGAAAAGATTGACACAGAAGCGGAAAAGGAATGGGCTAAGTTACCTAAAGTTTCAACATATAAACTAATTGGTCGTGGTCCTAACATGGAACCAAACTATGAGTTTGGTGATGAGTTTGACTCAATGGAACAGGCACTAGAATACCGTGCTAAGATCATGAAGGATCCCGATACACCACATCCAGAACACATTGGCATTAGAACTATTACTAGAGTTGTAGACAAACAACAAACTAATGAAGCAGTTTATACAGCACCAAGAAATCAAGAAGATTATGATGCTAAGATGACTGCATTACAAGATTTACAAATGGATCCGAATACAGCTAATGATCCAGAGTTACAAAAGAAAATCATCATCTATATGGATAATCTACAAAAGATAGCGCATCAAAAAGGTTGGGCGACTCAATCTGCAGCAGAAAGCCGTGGTCATAAAATTATTGCTAATAAACTAAAAGATATTGAACTCAGTAAAAAACCTCCAGTAGAGGTAGATCAAAAACAGCGCAAAGCCCAGGCCCGTGCAGAGTATGCAAAATATGTGGCCAAAATGCGTAAAATTAACCCTGATTATGTGCCATTATACAAAATGGACGAAGCTGGTGCTAATAACCCTCCTCAACAAAATATTTCTGATAAAACAACTGCTACGCCTCAACAGCAACAACAGATCAAAAATGTAGCACAAGGCACACAGGCACTCAAAGCCGCAGTTGGAGCCAGTGCATCAACTGATGTATTAGCCAAAGCGATTGATTCTGCTAGCAAAGGTACTGCTATAGACGCTACCAGTGCCAAGGCTTTAGAACCAATGATGGATGTGATCAAACAAGCAGCACAAGATCCTAATCTAGCTAACCAATTTAAGTCGTTAGCTAGCCAAGCTAAAACTAGTGCTGCAAAACAGCAAACTCAACAGCAAAAATCCTAATAAACTGTAGATTAATCGTCGGATTCTTCATAATTTGCTATAGTATTACCTGTGGTCTGCAGATCTTTGTCTAGACGTTTAATGTAGGTTTTGGCACTAGCTAACTTATTAAACATACGAGTTGATCTCTTGCCATCTAGATAAACACTAAATTTTTTACCATCAGTCTTGACTTCTGCATTTACAGCCTTTAGATACCCTATTTTAGCAGTATATACTGGTGGTAGGTCTATCAATGTATCAAAACCAAGCAAAATACTACCGCCTTTTTGACCAACTTTTACTAGATTTTGTGTAAATTCTCCGCTGGTATTTGCTGTACGCATAATCAGTGCCGCAGTGCGCACATCCATAGTTTGAATGAATCCTTCCTCATCCACCCAAAAATCTACACCTTCTTCGCGACCTTGATATGGATCTGTAATTACTTCTAATAGATTCTCTAGTTGTGTCATGATTTAACCAATACCCTGAGTTGTTGATAATATAGGAATTATAACATCTTTGTTTAACTTTGTCAAGACTTTTATTGTTGATAAATACTCTATAGAGGAATCATATGCGAATTACTGATTTATTTGAATACAATGCATGGCATGGTACTGATGATCAATGGTACAGCCAAAGCTCAGATCCTTGGTATAACGGTAACGATCAATGGCACGGTAAAGATAGCGGTAACATGATGGAAGAAGATTTTGCAGTGGCCAACATCGTAGCCACAGAAGGCACAGCAGAATTCAGCGATATTGTTACAGCCAGAGAGTTAATTGGGTCAGCAGCACGTGATCCGCAGAACGAAAAGCACAAATATTTTGAATTCCTCAAACATTTAAGAACTAAACACGGTGCAGAATATAGTACTCGTGTACATCAAAAAGCCGCAGAGCTAGCAAGACAAAAGGCATAACCAATGGCAGATACTACCTATACCTTAATATTAGAACAATCCGGAATTAAAGCATTTACTATGCCAGATGGATTTTTCCCAGATGTTGAAATATACTGCTGGGGAGCAGGTGGCGGTACTGGATGGGGAGGTGCCTCGGGAGGTGGTGGTGGCTATGCCAAAACCACAGCTAACATAAATCCTGGAGATGAAGTTACTTTACAAATAGGTCAACCCGGAAGCAATGCTCCAGCAGCAACAGGTGTAGGTGGCGCGGGCGGACTAGATACTACGTATCGAAATTTCCGAGGTGGTAATGGAGGTGCGAGAGGTACATGGTGCGGACAAAATGGTGGTCCTTATCCTAGCGGTGGAGGTGGAGGTGCTAGTTTTGTTGCTATCGACGGATCATTTGTCTGCGTAGCCGCAGGTGGAGGCGGAGGTAGTGGATATGGTCACAATAATGTAAAATATCCAGGTTTACCGGGCGGCAGTTGGGATGGATTAGCGCCAGATTTTAGAGGTCAAGATGCTGCATATGGCGGTGGAGGTGGTGGCGGATATCCGCGAGGTGGTGCCGCAGGTACAGTTAGCGGACATACTGTAACACGTGGTAGTGGTGGTCAAAACTACGGAGATACAACTATTGCAGGCAGCGGAAGTTTAGGTGCTGGTAAAAATATAAGTTTATATCCGGGAGATAAAATCGGAGATGCTGGCTATCCTGGTTATATTGCGTTAAGATTGCGCAAGAAATTTAATGCATTTATTAAAGATGCCGATGGTTCAGGCGATTGGGTTAACTTAGAATCTGCTTATTTTAAATTACCAACACAATCAATTAGTGTATCACAAACATCAGAAAGTCAAACATTAACTTATAATTCAGTAGGAACTAACACATTTACAGTACCTGCAGGAGTAACATCAATCCAGGTGGCTGTTATCGGAGGTGGTGGAGGTGGTGGATTCCCATCATCTGGACAAAGCGGATTCTCTCAAGGTGGAGGTGGTGGCGGAGGTGGTTCTGGTGGATTATCCTCAGGAATAATATCGGTTACCCCTGGAGAAACATTAACCGTTACTGTTGGAGCTGGCGGTGCTGCTGGACCTGGGATAAGTGGCACTCTAGGCAATCCTGGTGGCACCGGTGGAACTTCATCAGTTAACAGATCATCTACTACATTACTCAGTGCCTCAGGTGGTGCGGGTGGAAGAGGTGGTCAAGGTAATCCTAATACTGGTGGCGCAGGTGGTGCGGGTGGAACTGGAACTACATCAAATGGTAATTCGGGATCTGCAGGCACAGCAGCCGGAGGTGGTGGATTATCGTCAGGTGGAACCGGTGCTAGTTCAAGTTCGGGTGGTGCGGGAGGATCTGCAGGATTATTTCCAACCGCTGGAGGAACAGGGGGAACAGGTGCTGGTGGAGGTGGTGGATCAAGTTCTGGATTTAATCCTAATGATGTCGAAACATCAGCCGGCGCTGGCGGCGCTGGTAGAGTTACGATTTCTTATACTCCTGCTCCTTTTAATGTTACCATAGTGACGGGTGGGTGGAAACAAATTCAGCAGGCATTTATCAAAGTAAACAATTTTTGGAAGCCTATCCTAACTGATACAACTATTGACTTATATAATTACCCAGCCAAACGTATCAAAGCCAATATTGTAATTAGCTCAGATACCAGCGATTATAATCTGTTTAATAATGTACCAGTGTCTTACTTTGAAGGACTAATGGATATTGATGTTTGGGTGTTGCCGGGTGTTGAAATAACTGGTAATGCATCAGGCACAGCCTTTACTGTTTCAGGGTTTACGGAAGGTGATCGTATTACCTTACGCAATTATGGTTATCTAGCAGGTCGTGGAGGCCAAGGTGGTAACGGTGGTTATCGTTATACTGTTAATAAAAGCACATCTACCGCCCCACCGTCAGCAGGCAGTAACGGTGGCACCGGATTATTACTTAACTACCCAATTACCTTAATAAATAATGGTAATATTGCGGGTGGCGGTGGCGGTGGTGGAGGTGGCTCAGTAACTACATTTAGTTCTGGTAAAAGTACTTCGTTTAATAACGGTGGTACAGGTGGTGGTGGCGCTGGATTTGGTGTAGGATTTAATAATGGTACACTTACATCAGGTGGTGCAGGACAATCTGCTGCAGGCGGTGGTGATGGTGGAGCTGGTGGTGCTAGAGGTCAGAACGGTGGAAATGGTGGTGGTGGCGGTGGCGGTGCAGGTGGAAGGGCAGGTCCTGCAATACAAGGCTCATTAAATTTAGTACCAGGTTCAATTCTAGGATCGTATTTTGGGGGTCTAGGTTAAAAATTATTAATAAGGATATTCAATGAGTAAAATTTCAATTAAAATAACAGAAGTAGATCAGAGATCAAGATCGATCGTTGTAAAATTTGCCAGTGAACAGAGTTTAAAACCATTAGATGATTATGATGGATTAGCATTTAATATTGCTAATTTTAATTCTGTAACACCTGAAGAATTTATAGCAAGTATAAAACCTCAATTAAGTAAAATGGTAGCAGTTAGAGATCAAGCAGAAAGAATAGTAGAATCATTGGATCTGAGTGGTTGGATAAATTATACGACTACTGTTGACAGTATTGAAATATTCGAAGTTGATCCAGCAGTTTCTCAACAAATCTTGATAGGTTTGGCTAATCCGGAAGTAGTCTTATGATCTTAAATAATAGTGTGAACGCAGGCAATTTTATCTACTGTATGGCCTATTTTGGTCCACACGAAACCAACACCTATCTCAATGATGGTGATGGACATTATCATCAATTCATTTATATCGTAGAAGGTCGCGGCAGTGGTACTATAACAGCTACACCCGACGGTGAAGTTATACGATATGAAGATGGAGATAGTCAAGGTCAATTAATTGATCTAAGTCCGGCTAAAGGATACTATCATACAACTAAAACACAAGACGTTAGCCTAACAACTATAATGTTTAATCCAATACCTGCATCTAGGATATTGGATGTAGAAATAGTCAAAGGTCCTATAATCAAAACAGCCGCCGCTACAGATAAAAGAGTTACTGTGGTCTGCATTACTGGTCCAATTACTGCCAATGATAAAACTCTGGTAAGCCTACAACATGCCAAAATATTTCCAGGTAAAACTGCTGAACTAAACCTACCAGAAAACACAGTCTGCGCCCTAGTGTCTGATAAGTAATTATATACATACTTTATTCAGGGCGATCCAATGGAACAATACGTAGTTACAGGTATAGGCATCTACAATAGCCTTGGCAAATCAGCTGAAGAAAGTTGGCGTAACCTACTAGCAGGTCAGTCAGCAGTTGGTCAAATCTCGTGGCCTGCGGATGATCCTACATCATATCCAGCAACATACTCTAGCGTAGCTAAAACACGTATTGCTGCCCCAGCTACAAAACTCACAGAAGATGACCTACACCCAGAACATTTTGACTATGGTTGGCGACATTGGGATCCTAATACTCGTGCTTGCTTGATGAGTGTTGATGAAGCAGTGCGTGACAGTGGACTAGCATCGAAACGTGCCGGTGTTATCATTACTACTTTTGGTAGTGGAACAAGCCTAAGATTAGATTTGTTTAATGCTATAGACAAGGGTCGCACCAAATATCCTCCACGTAAAGTATTAAATATCGGGCTAGATTTTCCTGCCGCACAGGTAGCGGCTATCTATGGATTCAGTGGTACAAATACTGCTATGGACAGTGCCTGCACTACAGGTATAACATCAATCGATTATGCTATCACCAGTCTCAAAGCAGACCCTAACCTAGATGCAATGATAGTAGGTGGTGCAGATCATCTATGCGAACCTATTAATATATTTTGGTTCCAAAGCCTCGGCGCATTATGTCCTAGTGACAATCCCCAAGACAATCGTCCATTTGATGTTAACCGCAGTGGTTTCGTCATGGGAGAAGGTGCAGCTACTATGGTTATTGAGCCGCTAAGTAAAGCCCAAGCCCGTGGTGCTAAAATCTACGGTGCTATCCTCAGCACAAACTTATACACATTGTTTGACAGCGACACCAGTCCAGATCCCACAGGTATTGGCGCACGTACCTGTGTGCAAGGTGCACTTGATAAAGCAGGCATCACAGCCAATGATGTAGACTTTGTTAACGCTCATGCTACCAGTACACCTGTCGGTGATGAAATAGAATTTAATGCCATGGCCAGCTTAACACCAGGTCGCACCATGGTTAGTAATAAAGGACAAATTGGACATAGTATGAGCACTGCTGGTATAGTTGAAACTATCTATACCCTACAAGGCATGCGTGATAGTCAAGTTCCAGGTAATGCAAACCTAATAGATCCACTAGGTCACGGTATGACTCTACCCACAGAATCAGTAGAATTAGATGTTAAATACGCTATAAAGAATAGTTTTGGATTTGGAGGAAGAAATGCCAGCATGGTTCTCGCTAGAATGGATAGCTAGACAACTAAGACCTAGTCGTTGGTTTGCTAGCCTGATGCAGATCACTGTATTCGTTGCTATTGCCTATGCCGTAAGTCTAGATGCCGCATGGTATTGGTGGGCAGGCACTGTATTCTTTTATCTAATCGTTTACTCGATGATTGGTAATAACATCGCCCTACACAGATATTTTACACACGGGCACTTCTCAGTCAGCCGTCCTGTTGAATGGTTATTCTTATGGACCGGCAGTATGATTGGGCTTGGTGAGCCTTTAAGTTATGCTATGACTCATGCTGTACATCACAAATACAGTGATCAACCTGGTATCGACCCTCATGGTCCTACCAACGGCAAACGTTCAATCTTTATTTGGTTCCAACGTGAAGTAGATCCTGCTAAGACTCCTATCGTTAGTAAACATATCGTGGGATTAAGTCGTAAGTGGGGGTGGTTACATCGTTTTTATGTTCCATTTGTAGTAGTTAACGCCGCTATACTTTATCTGATAGATCCTTATGTATTCTTGTTCCTATGGTTGATACCAGCTGGTATCGCCTGTTGGGGCATTGGCTGGGCAGTATGGCGTCAACATTGGCACAGAACTCCGAACAATAGTCCATTGCATCGATGGGATTGGGTCTATGAAGGCCTACACTTAAATCATCATGATTGGCCTATGGCTCCTAATACTGCTGTGCGTCCTGGGGAAATAGATTGGACTCATGAATTCAGCAAGATATTCAGACCTAAATTCAATTGGCAAGGACAACCTACAGATGTCAAAGAATAAGTGGATCCTACAACCTAACTACGTATGGATGACACTCATGCAGGTCATGCTACCTGTGTACGTTTATCTTGCGTGGGGTGCTGAACTGCACTGGTGGTTACTGGCTTTTGTATTCTATTTCCTATATCTCTGTATCGGCAACAATATTGGCATGCATCGCTACTATAGCCACAGATACTTTGAGATGAGTAAACCTGTAGAATACTTTGTAGCTTGGTGTGCGTTTATGGCCTGCTTGGGTAGTCCACTGAGCTATGTAAACATACACAATGTCCATCACAAACACAATGACACTGGATTAGATCCACATGGTCGCCAACGTGGATGGAAGTCAGTGCTGTTTTGGTATCACAAACATCTATGGCCCTGTGATATGATATTCACACGTAATCTACTAAAACTAACAGCACGTTATAAACTGTTACATGATTACTATTGGTTATGGGTATTTGGCTGTGCTGGTTTGATGTATGTCCTAGGTGGATGGAATGTCCTATTATTCTGTTGGTTATTGCCTGCTAGTTTAACATTATGGGCCGTGGCATTTGTTCTATTATTACAACACGACAATGCGGGTCCTAGCAACACACGAGCATACATGTGGTTTGGCTTTGGGGAAACATGGCACAAAAATCATCATGACGATCCTAGTTTAGTCGATCATAGTCTAGGCCAAGGTGTAGACTGGACCTACAAAATAACAAGGATCTTGGCAAAAAAATGATTATAGGTATTACCGGAGATAGTATTGGTATTGGTAAGGCATTAAAAGACAAGTTCATTGAACAAGGACATATAGTTAAAGGATTTAGTCGTTCCAATGGATATGATGTGTCAGATGCAAAAATTCAAAACAAAATCATCGAACAAATAGTAGATTGTGACATTTTTATTAATAATGCTTATGCAGGACATGCACAAGCCGCAATGTTGACAAAATTAATAACTTTATGGAAAGATACAGACAAATTAATAGTCAACATGAACAGCAAGGTTGCTCTTGCTCCACCAGTGCATCACCCAAAAATACAAAAGCAATCGAAACAGATTCAAGATTTTTTTGCTGACTATTACATAAACAAAACAACACAGAATCAAATTATTGCCAACACATTGTTTATGGCATCACCAAAAATATTAAATGTGTTTTGTGGATTTGTTGATACTAAATCTGCGGAATTTTTTAAATCACCTAATAAATTAACAGCCATTGATGTGGCTGAACTACTTTTAGATCTCATCAAGTATAAAGATAGAATATATATTCAACAGATTACATTTGACGCGGTGGGTATTGATTATAATACTGTAGATTATGATTTTGATGCTATAATAACGTGGGGTTTACGTAACAAGTCAAATATATGAACAGTTTTATCCAAGTCAAAGAAACCCAACTAGATTTAGAACGCCTTAAACGTGATGCTCGCAGGATCAATAACAAAGTCTGTCGGCAACTAGGCCATCTAGAAGTTCCCGGCGATACAGCATATCAATCAACCCTCAAAGCTCAATTAGATGCAGCTCCTATGAGTAGCCGGTTACACGACTACTATAACGTGTTCTCATTTCCCTACGATGGTATCAATGAATTATACAGGGAAGTATGTGCGTTCTTCAAAGAAATCTGTGAATATGATCAACCCTACTATATACACGCTTGGTTAAATTACCTACAAAAAGATGATAGTGTGCCCTGGCATAACCATTGGGGTGCTCTAAGCGGACTTACACAGACCTATGTTTGTAGTGCTTATATTAACGCAGAACCCAGCAATACCATATATAAATTTCCAGATGGGCACGTTTACGAAATAGAGAATCGCAACAATACTATAACCTTATATGAAGACATAGGTGACACACATATGGTAGAACCCTGGACTGGTGATGAACCCAGGATCACTATCAGCATGGATATGGTGCCTATGAAATACATACAAGGAACGCCATTTTTACTCAATACTTGGATGCCTGTAGTATAAATAATACTAGTATATAATTAAGGACTTAGAATGAAACGACTAGTATTAGCATTAAGCCTATTTTTAAGCGCAACGGCTTGGGCAGGCATCAATCAAACGTGTGGGCAATTCACAGCCGCAGGGGTACCACAATACTCACCCAAAACAGGTGATCAAGAGATCTGCCATAAGAATTATGCTGTTATCCATAGTTGTGCTGTAAAAGCACCTATCGCAGTATTCGAGCACTTGACACCAGCGGCCATGTCAGGAACAGCAACACGCAAAGACGACTTCCGTCCGGATCCACAGGTAACATTTGCTTGTTCAGCTAGTTTAGCGGACTATGCTTCTGTAGGTAAGACACACGATCGTGGACACATGAGTCCAGCCAAAAATAACACTATCAATCCAGAAATTATGAGTGAAAGTTTCTTTTTGAGCAATATGGTTCCACAGGTTGCTAACAACAATCGCGGTATCTGGAAACAGTTAGAAATGCAAGAACGCCAATGGGCAACGGCTCCGGGCACAGATTTCTACATCATCTCAGGTGGTATCTATGATGCAGGACACGCTAAAACTGGTAACGGTCTAGGTATTCCTACACGCCTATATAAGATCATCATCGAGAAAAATAGCAAGAAAGTTATGGCATACTTAATGCCCAATCAAGCACTACCAGTGGCAGATTTGCCTAAATATCAAACTACTGTGGCAGAAGTTGAAAAAGCTACAGGATTTAAATTTCAATTACCTAAATAATATGACAAATACTAACGAATTTTGGGGTTATCATCTAATACTTGACTGTCGTGCTTGCCACGTGCCTAGCATACAGAGCAGAGACAACGTATATAATTGGATTAAACATCTGGTTAAAGCGATAGACATGGAGCCAATCGGTGAACCCCGCATCGAATATACCGCCGCAGAATTTCCTGATAAAGCAGGCTTCACAGCTATACAGGTTATCGTAACATCCAGCATCGTAGCACATTTTATAGACTCAACAGGTGATGTTTATATCGATGTGTTTAGCTGTAAAGAGTTCGATAATGCCACTGTAATAGCCAGTATCAAAGATGCATTTATGCCTCAACGCATACGCACTAACTATTTGACCCGCCAAGCATAAAAAGCGTATAATAGTATTTGCGATAAATACTAGATATGCGATCAAACGAACTAATCAGAGCTACAGAGAACACTAAAATCTACCTAGACATGGATGGTGTTCTTGCAGACTTTTTTGCAGAATATGCCAAATTAGCAGGTGTAAAAAACTACAGAGATATTCCACCAGCCAGTGCGGACCCTACACTTAATAAGATGGTAGGCACAGATTTTTTCAGCAGATTACCAAAATTCCCCACAGCAGACAGCCTAGTAAAACTAGTATTAAAATACGTGAAATCATATGGTATATGCTCTAGTCCTTTGCGTGGTGATTTTAAAAATAGCGAACAACATAAACGTATCTGGATTAAAAATCATCTACATCCGCAACCCGCAGAAATCATCATTACCAGTCAAAAAGAACAACACGCTGTTAATGCAGATGGTAGCCCTAATATATTGATAGATGATCGCGGTGTAAATATCGTGGCTTGGCGTGCCCGAGGCGGTATTGGTATCAAGTATCAGGCCGATGAAGACAGTTTAGATGTAGTGGCACGAGGATTAGCACATGCTTTCGGACGTTAATTTATTTGAAGGTGGTAACGTTTTCAAGGATGCTAAAGGACAACCTTTAACTTCTCGTATCTCTCGTGAAAATGTAGTTGCTACTGTGCAATGGTTAGAACAATTAACTGGACTTAACCTACAAGATAATATGCTAGGGTCAACAGGTCGTGCTGAGACCTCAGGTGATTTGGATCTAGGGGTTGACAGTACCAAAGTTTCAAAAGATGTATTAATCAAGCAATTATTAAAACGTGGTATTAAAGCCGACGACATTAAAAAATCAGGTGATGCTGTACATGTTAAAACTCCTATCCTAGGTGATGCTAATAACGGTTTCGTACAGACAGATTTCATGTTCAGCGATAATCCCACACTACAAAGTTTTAGTCTAATGGGTGGTGCAGAAGGTAGCCAGTTTAAAGGATTACATCGTGCCATACTAATGGCTAGTATTGCCAAAGCACAGAACATGAAATGGTCACCAAAGTTTGGATTAGTTGATCGCGGCACAGATGAAGTCATCACAGCAGATCCAAAAGAGATCGCAGTGAAATTACTAGGTCAGGGTAATACCCCAAAGGATCTAACATCAGTGGAAACTATCATCAAAGCCATCAAGGATCGACCAGACTTTGAGCAATTAGTAGCAGATGCCAAAGAAAATTTCGGCCGTGACAATCTAGTATTACCAGAAAGCAGGCCTTTGCCAGGTACGGGTGCTTGGTTCCGTGCTTGGAAGAATAGGAGCATATAATGAGAGCTAAAGATTTCATAAACAAAATTGTAGAAGCAAATTTACCACAGGCTAGGGTACCTCAGAGTAAACAACCTAAACTTAAATTATCTCCGTTAATAAAAGGATTAGTTTATCATTGGTTTTTAATATATGATGGTGCACATAATTCTACTGAGCCAGAAATAGTTGCCGATCGTGCAGGATATCTACAAGATTTAAATAAAATAACTAAAGTATTAACACAGCAAGGATTTACTATACAATGGGTTGATAATCTACCAGATCTAGGAGATGGTGGAGGCGGTGAGGGAGTTTATCTCACACACGTTGCTAGTAAGCAAAGCATGGCCATTGATCAATATGATATAGAACAAGATTTTGAGAAATTTGCAGGTCCAGCGGCTAAAGCTATCTTTGGTACTCTAGAAGAAGCGACTAAAGACGCCTGCTACCATAAAGTTAAAAGCCGCTATAAAGTTTGGCCCAGTGCTTACGCAAGTGGTGCATTAGTAAGATGTCGAAAAGTAGGTGCTAAGAATTGGGGTAATAAGAGCAAAAAATGAAATCGATTGAATTTATCATTGAACGCTGTTGGAAAGGCTACAAGCAGGTGGGTGGCAAGAAAAAAGGTGGCCGCATGGTTCCTAACTGCGTGCCTGTAGAAGAGTCACGTCGCGACCCTACAGAATTGTTCAAACCCGAAGACAGCGAGTTAGATGATCTGCATCACAAATACATAGCCACTTGGACTATGTTAGATCATCACATATTGGAAAAGACCTATGCGTTCGCAGACGATGATACTGCTGAACAGTTCATTGACATGGTAAACGAATTTAGTGAAGTCATGGATCACAATGCGGTAATCACGCAGGACAATGCAGAAGTCAAACTACAGATCACTACCAATGATGTCAAAGGCCTAACCATACTAGATTTTGAATTTGCCTTGCGTGCAGATGATGCGGCTGACACACTAGATGGTCAATCTCAAGGTCATCCAACAAACGCTGTGAACGAAAATCTACGTGACTGGTTTGGTAAAGGCAAGCAAGGTGGTGCAGGTGGTGGAGGTTGGGACAGATATAATACCAAAGGTGAACGCATAGGCAAGTGTGGAGATCGTAAGCCAGGTGAAGGTAAACCTAAATGCCTAAGCAAGAGCAAAGCCGCGGCACTCCGAGCTAAAGGTGGTAAGAAAGCTATCGCAGCTGCCGTAAGACGTAAACGTAGTAAAGATACAAATCCTGAACGCAAAGGTCCAGCCATAAACGTGAGCAATAAGATATGAGAGCTAGAGACCTAACTAAAGGCAACATAGCCTATCACGATGAGCTGAATCCCCAAGTATGGAATGGTCGCGACTTACGAGTCGATGTCCGCTATAAACTATTAGAGATAGCCAAACGTTTCATTGAATATCTAGAAGTTCCCAACTTTAAATTAGAAGATGTGATCTTACGTGGTAGCTTAGTAAATTATAACTATACTGCCTATAGTGACTTTGACTTACACATCGTCACAGACTTTAGTACACTAGACTGCGACATCACAGAAGCATTCTACATGGCTAAGAAACGTATATGGAACGATGAGCATGATATCACTATCAAAGGTCATGAAGTAGAATTATATGTAGAAAACAAGGATGCTAAGAATGTATCAGAAGGTACCTACAGCGTGTTAGATGCTCGATGGTTACGGACTCCAAAATATCAACAGCCAGATATTGACGATCGTGCTGTTAACGCTAAAGCTCGCGATCTAATGACCCAGATAAATCGTGCTATTAAGTCTGGCAGTGTAGAAGATATCACACGCTTACAAGACAAGATCAAAACCCTGCGTCAAGGTGGATTAAATCGTGCTGGTGAGTTCTCAACAGAGAATCTAGCGTTTAAGATCATACGTAACAAAGGTTATCTAGATCGCTTGTACAAAAACAAAAACTCTAAATTTGATCAAGAACTAAGTTTAGATGAAGATATAAAAACAAATACACTCATGGCGGCATTGATAGCAGCATTGAGCGGTACGCCAGCACAGGCAGACTATTACTGTAATCCAGAAACCACACAGGCACATCCTAATCAATCACAAAATGCTATAACAATAATGAGAGGAATCAACAACGTTAAAAATCTAGAACGTGCTGGTATGCATATAGAAGCTGTTGGTGAAGCGGCCAAACTATTTAAAAATATCAGCAAGATGCCTAACAAAGATTGTGTTGCACCTATAGTAAAAGATCAACTACCACCACTACAAGATTCTGTAAATGAACGCAAGAAATCTAAAAAGAAACGATCAAAGCGTAGATATCCTGCGGGTGGATATTATGGATACTATTGGGGCGGACATAATGATAGCTCAGACAGTGCTGGTGATGCTGGAGGTGGTGGAGATGGCGGCGGCGAAAGCATGTACGAAAGCCAAGCGAGATTAGATCCTGAAGTAGAAGAATTCCTAGATGGATTAACTCCAGATGATGTCGGCTATGATCTAGTAGGTGATTACATTGTCCACTATGAAGGATTTACTGATCAATGCCAAGACTCTGAAGAATATCAAAATGATCCAGAAGCAGTATTCAATGATGTATGGGGTGATTTTAAGCGTCGCATGGGTGACAAAGATCCCGTTAATTATGGCATAGTTGGCGAGCATGACTATCCTATTGTCTATAGTGTGTTTAGAAAATGAGAGCACGTCAGTTTATATTAGAATACAATCAACAGGCCACAGCACAACGCTTTGGTGATAAACTCTTACAGGCTGCTGTAAAAGATCCTAGTCCAGAGATTTATAACATCTATTCTTTATTAAACGATCGCAAAGAGTTCAAAGATTTTAACTTAGATCCAAATACTAAAACCAATATCCTAATCTCAATCATGCAGGCCATTGAAGGTGCAGATCCAACTAAGAACAAAGAATACACAGTGTTCCTGGCTAAGATGTATGCCCAGGGTGGATGGGGTGCTCGTATCGAAGACTTAGAAAGTAAAGTCAAACCAGCATTAGAAAAATTCCACTTATTAAAACTTAAGAAGAAAATACCAGCACCACGTAACGATATCATGCGTTACAGTGACCTAGCAGACTTTGTAGCGGTAATAGATGAATATCCAGATCCAGAAGAAAAGAAACAAGTAGACAAAGGCACTGCCAAAACAGTATTTGAAAATGATGCTGTGCGCATAGTCGTTCCAGAAGATCAAAATGCCGCTTGCTATTATGGTCAAGGCACACGTTGGTGTACAGCCGCTAAGACCAGCACCAATTACTTTAATCATTACAGCAAAGAAGGCAACTTATATATACTTCTACCTAAACAACCCAAGCACGATGGTGAGAAATATCAACTGCACTTCCCTAGTGAACAGTTCATGGATGAAAATGACTATGGTGTTGAAAATATAGTCAACTTATTAGAACACCGCTTTGGCAATTTAGTGCCATGGTTCCAAGAACACGAGCCAGCTATACGTGAGTGGGTTATGTTTGCCCGTGATGAAGATTTAAAAGAGCCCTTGATGCAGATTGGCGAAATCGTCATGGAACATGTTTGGGAAATGATCAATGATTGGGAAATAAACGATGACTACTGGTATGAGCATCTACGCAAAGAAGGCTATGTATATCCAGAAGGACATGAAGAAGAAGGCATGATTGACTGGGACAAGGCTGCAGAGGATGACGTCGATTATCTCAACTGGAACTATGATGCCAATGATTGGTTTCTCGCAGCCAAAGAAGCTGTTGAACTAAGTCCAACTCAGGCACGTCGTGGTGCAGAAGAGGGCTACGAAGAAGAAGGTGAAATAATCACCATGGGTGAACTGGAATTAATACCGGCCTACAATGTTCGCCAGGCATTCCTCCGCAGCCGTGATGGTGATGGTGGATTAGAAGAGTGGATACACAAACGTATCGTCATGCAGAAAGATGGTGACAAGTGGGTGGCTAAATTTTATACTCCACCTAAGAAAACGACATAACCCAGGACCGTTTGGTGTTATGAGGCGGCTGCTGCCTTGGAGGGATGCCTAGAGTGAGCAAAGAAAAATTATGCTAACATTAGAACTATTTGAAGACAGTCCAGATACCCCCGCAGGTAGCCGTACCAAAGATCTCAACCTTGGTAAGCTATGGTTGCTGACAGAATTAAAGCGTTTGGGCATGGATGAATTTGACACTGTGTATGTCTTGGGCAGTTGGTATGGTAGCATGGGTCCTTACTTGTTAGACAAACATATACGATTCCGTACAGCATATTTGATAGACGTCGCAGCAAAAAACACTGAATGGGTCCAGCAGATGGTTAAGAAATTAGGCATCAATGATCGCATCATTCCAGTGACTCAGGACTGCAATACCACGGACTACAAAGGTCGTCGTATATTAGTGATCAATACCAGCTGTAATGATGTAGCTAATCAAGGATGGTTTGATCATATCCCAGCTGGCACAGTAGTAGCACTAGAAGGCCGTGATAATCAGCCCGATAATCCCACTAATACTACACAGTATCTCGACAAGTTTCATGCAGAATATCCATTAGAAGAGACCTATGTGCTAGATCAGATCCAGCTCAAGGGCTATGACGACAGTTACAATAGATTCCTCAAGATAGGTACAAAATAAATACATAATATGCGTTATGATCAGTTCAAAATTAACCTACTAGAAGCTATCTTAGATGAAGCGGAAATGTCGCCTAAAGCGTTCCAAGAGTTCCTAAATAGTCCTTTAGTTACGGGTATGAAGATGGGTTTTGAACTAGAAGCAGTGATACATAATGTGCGTGAATACGGCGATGACAGTGAAAATGACTACAGCTATGATGAACGTGTCTATGATATAGAAAATATCTTAGAGTTCTTCCGTGGTGGCGAAGATCCCAATGGTGATAACACTATCAATAAATTACGTAATGACTTATATGATGATTTCATGGAGTGGCAGGATGCTGAGTTTGATGACTACATGAGAACTGACGAAGCACAAACTAATTTAAAAGAACTTACTCGTGAAATACTTGATGATCGAGACTACGATGAACGTCAGATAAAACTAGCATTTACTCAAGCTGAAGAAGGTAAACCTAACGATGCCTACGTAGACGCCGAAATATCAGCGATGGAAAAAATGCGTGACGAATGGCAGGACGGTGATGGTGGTAGCTTTGAGAAATACTGCGATGTTATGGACATGAACTACATGAGTGATGTGCAGAACAAATACGAACACTATCTATATTGGCCTTATACCACCTACAGTGACGAAGAATACTTGAACACAGAATATGTAGCAGATCAATTAAAATATGAAACAGGCATTGATGCCTATGCTAGTGACAGCTATCACGGTACTAGCCGTGCTCGTGCCCAAGAAAAAGGACAGTGGATTATCGAACCTGATTCCAGCATCTCAGCAGATGGAAGTGACGAAGGTGGCTTAGAGTTCGTCAGTCCAGCATTAGATATCCCTGAAGCGATTAAACAGATGCAACAGGTCCTAGAGTTTATCCGTGAGTATGGGTATACTAATACATCAACTGGCCTACACATCAACATCTCAGTGCCAGACTACAATGTAGACAAATTAGACTATGTTAAACTAGCGATATTCCTTGGTGATAAGCACGTGCTAGAACAGTTTGATCGCCTGAGCAATCACTATTGCGACGGTGCTTATAAGAAGATTGGTAATAAAGTACAACAGATGAAAGGTGATGAGCTCAAAGCTGTGATGAACAAGATGAAAGAAGGCCTAACATTGGCCGCAAGTAAGATCATACACACAGGCTATACTAGCAAATATACATCAATCAACACCAAAGAAGGCTATATCGAATTCCGCGGTCCGGGTGGTGATTATCTAGATAAAGATCCACAAGAACTAGCCAATACAGCCTTGCGCATGGCTCTAGCCCTACGTATCGCTACAGATCCAGAGATGTATAAGAAAGAATATCAAAAACGCTTATACAAAGTCTTAACTGACTCTGGTGAGAAAGATGACCTAGTCAAGTTCAAAGACTACGTGGCCCGTTTCCAAACTGCTGATAAAGAAACAAGAGGCTACATCATACAGACTATACAAGCAGAACGTGAAGCACGCAAGGCTAAGAAGAAAAAGCCAGAAGGTGAGTCACGTCCATACTGGATGGTACGCCGTCGTGGTGACACCAGTGGTGGCGGTATGGCAGTGTTTGCTGACACAGCGTTTGATGCTGTTAAAGAAGTTGCTAAGTCCTGGAATATGGATCCTATCTACTTGGTAGCAACACCGATGGCAGATGAAAAGCCCGATGATAGCTCACAAGGCGGTGGAATAGCCACAGGTGGAGTTACAGTTGACGGCAATGCTACAGGTAATTATCAACTGGTAAACAGCAATCGCAGCGTAGATCGAAGATTAACTAATGTCGATAGAGATACAGCAGAGCGCACTGCACGTCATATGGAACAAGAACTTGGGTTAGAAAGTGGTAGTATACACGTGATGAGAATAAACCGTGACAATCAAGCAACTACTGGTGCGGCTGGACATAATTGGCGCATCTATGATGTAAACAATCCTGATCTATTCACTGTGGTGGCTGCGGATAGCCGCACCAATGCTGCGGATCGTTGGTCTTACGTGAATCCAGAACGTCCAGCTGACATGGTAGATGCTGTTCCTGATGAAGGTGCTATGAAGTATGAATTTACCATAGCACAACAGGCATTTAATCCTGATTCGACAGGCGATGCAGATAGATTCATCTATCCAGCAGAGCTATATCGTCAGAGAACAGGACGTGAAATGCCCGTTCGCAGAGTATGGGCTACTAACAAAGAACAAGCTATCAGCAAAGCTCGCACATTCTTCCCAAGAGATTTTGACACTATCCCAGAAGAATGGATAAAGATCAACGTAGTAGGTATATAAATACATAATATGCTAGCACTTGAATTATTTGAAGAATTGCAAGGACCGCCAGAGCCAACCTTAATTGATGCTCTGCGTGATTTCTTGCCTATAGCAGTCAAGCATCTGAAACTAAAACATCTTCCTAAAATCAAGCTCTTACGTGATTTAGGCACCGAACATGTGCCATCATTTGGTAAATTCAGCAATGAAGATCGCATAGTCCATGTGGATATCGAAAATCGCCATCCAAATGATGTCTTACGCACTCTAGCACATGAACTCACACACTACGCACAGGGCGAACAGAATCGTTTAGACGCTGACAGCTGGCGGACAGGTAGCACCATAGAAGATGAAGCTAACGCCGAAGCTGGCGTTATCATGCGTAAATTTAACAAAAATTTTCCGCAGTATATGGCGCTCAAACCTATAGTGTTTGAAGCAGCCGACTACGAAAGAGACATGCAGTCAGATCCAAGTGACCCAATTCCGTTTCCTCCGGGCACTACTCTAGTAAATGTTAGTGATGTATATGATTGGTATAAACTGGGTATGGCAGTTCCTGCATTAGACAAAGCTGATCCTAGAATCTTTAATAAAGGTGTACCACATACAGTATTCGCATTTGGTACTGAAGAAGAAGAACACAGACTAGCGCCGTTACTTAAACGCCTAGGATTTACTCTACACGATATCGATAAACCAGAAGATTACGAAAAAGCCATACGAGCCAGTGATGTTGTTGAACACTTAGAACAGTATGTCGCTGAAAAGTGGACTAATAAATACAAAAAGAGTATCAACTGTAGTAATCCAAAAGGTTTTAGCCAAAAGGCCCACTGTGCTGGACGTAAGAAAAAAGCCAATGAAAACTTTGCTGATGGTAAAAAGCCTGGCCGCAAAGGATTAGCTAAACGTAGTGGAGTAGATTGCAAACAGTCAGTAACAAAATTAAGAAGCATCGCTAAGAATTCAAGCGGTGAACGTCAACGCATGGCGCATTGGTGTGCTAATATGAAATCAGGGAGAAAATAATGCCTTTAATGACTCTAAAATTTGTAATAAACGGTAAAGAATATACAGTGCAGGCTAATAGCCTAGTCGAAGGTGCTAAAATGGCTGAAGCATTAGCTGCAGCAGATTTATAAAATTAATCAGGAATTATTATGAAACCAACAGAATTTTTAAATTTAACTAAAACCATTAAGTCTATAAGTGAGGATATTGATCCAGCAGACGTAGGTGAATACGACCGCGAAGGCGAAATGGCCATTGACCAGTTAGAAACTGCTGCAGAAGCGGCTAACGAATTGCGCAGTATTTTAGATGCTGATGAGAACTTGCCTGAGTGGGTACAGAAAAAAATTACTCTAGCATTAGATTATTTAGACACCAGCCGCGATTATATGAAGTCACAAGATAACGACAGTGACGAAGAAACCTACGAAGGTGATGAGTTCTATGAAGCCTATGGTATCATGTGCGAAAACCTAGAAGAAGCAGAATACCGCGGACGCAAAGTTCCGTTAGGTAAACCAATGCAGGGGGATGTAAAAAAGTTCAAAGTATACGTTAAAGATCCTAAAACAGGCAACGTTAAAAAAGTAAACTTTGGCGATCCTAACATGCGCATTAAGAAATCAAATCCAGCACGCAGAAAATCATTCCGTGCTCGCCATAACTGCGATAATCCAGGACCGCGCACTAAAGCACGTTACTGGTCATGCCGTAAGTGGTAATATGAGAGAACTAATCACTCTAATAGAAGCAGTAAGTCGTGGTTGTCCAGTAGCAACTGCGGATATCCATGTCAATTTAAAAAACAGACAGCATGCCATTGATGAATATCATTATGGTCCTGCTAATCCAGATAAGCCAGAAGACTATTGGAAAAAATCTGCTAAAATATTTAACGTTAAAGAAGCCACTGCCAAGACCATGTTATGTGGTAACTGTGCGGCGTTTGATGTATCTGACAGTATGCGCGATTGTATCGCCAAGGGCATACAAGGCGACGAGAAAAACATAGATGCCAATGCCACTATTAATCTAAGCGACCTAGGCTATTGTAACTTCCTACACTTTAAATGTGCTGGTGAACGTAGTTGTTCTGCTTGGGTCACAGGTGGTCCTATTACAGAAAAAGACAAAGGTAAAAAAGCGGATTAATATGAGAGCTTGTGAATTTTTAACTGAAAGTGAAGAAAAATTAGAGTTGGCCAAATTACCTTACTCTAGGACTGCTCTTGCCCCAGTTATGAGTAAAAATACCATAGATAATCATTATGGTAAATTAGCCAAAGGATATGTTGATCGTTATAACAAGGGCGAAGGAGATGCCACATTCAATGCCGCTGGTGCTTACTTACATAATCTGTTCTTTCCACAGCTACGTGCGCCAAGATCAAGTAACAAACCAACAGGGCTAGTTAAAACTCTAATAGAACGCAAGTTTAAAACTTTTGATAAATTTAAAGAAGAAATTGAAGAAAAGGCCATGAAGTTACAGGGTAGTCATTGGATTTATCTTAGTAAGACAGGTACTATTAAAACTATTCCCAATCATCAAAAACGTCATGACATTGCCTTGCTAATAGACTGGTGGGAACATGCGTGGGCATTAGACTACGGTACTGATAAGAAGAAATACCTGTCTAATATCTGGCGTATTATTAACTGGGATATTGTTAATCAACGTCTATGAACAACTGGGAAGTCTATGTTAAAGAAAGTTATGAGCTCATCAAGCGAGCAGAAAATGAGCTTACAATTAATTTAGCACACGAACTAGAAGCATACGTAGTGCACCTATTTGCTCATTATTTAGATAAACCTCGAGTCAATACAGTTCCAATAGGTGTTAAATTATTAAGTGCCGCAACTCTCCCAACCCAAGCTAAAAAAGAATTACTCAAATCAGTAGGTGACGAATGCTTGTTAATCAACAGTATGGAATGGGGTAAACACCGTTGGCCCACTGAAGTCTATTATAGTGATATGGGACAGATGGCCTATCTGAGCCGTGCTTATGCAGAACGTCCTCCGGAAGACTTATATGATGATTTAGCTTATCAATTCCAAACCGCAACCAAAATACTACGCAAGTGTAGAATAAATTAACCAAACCTCTAGACACGGTTAAATACTTCAAGTATAATATAATTTTAAATCAAGGAAAATTGACATGTCAAAAATGTTTTCAGGCGAACAAAAAGCCAAACTAACACAGTTAATCAACGAAGGTATCGCTGTTCTACAAGAAGTAGAAGATCTATCAGCGGGCCTAAACGATACGGTTAAAGCTGTCGCAGAAGAACTAGAAATCAAACCGGCGATCTTAAAGAAAGCTATCAAGATCGCACAAAAATCAAAATTAACTGAAACCAATGCTGATCACGAAACTCTAACAGACATCTTAGAAACAGTTGGTCGCACTGTTTGATGAAAAAGTTTTCTGCGGTAGTTTATACTGCTGGGAGGACTGGTTCCCATTTAATAATTAATAATTTATGTAGACATTATCATGTCACTCGTCAACTAGATTCGGACAGATCTATCGTTGACGGTATAGTACATACTCACAATCCGTTATATATACCACCAACTGAAAATTTTATTGCTATCATAAGTCGGCGACATAATCAATTTGAATCAATTTTAAGTATGGAATTAACCAAACTAACCAATGAGTTTGTGGCATATACAAATAAAGAAATAACGCCATTCGCTATAAACCTAGCAAAATTTAAAAATTGTTATCTTTTTCAAAAAGCATTTTATCAGGCGATTGATAGAACTAGGTATACTAAAGTAGTTGATATAGATTATGAAGATTTGATTTCTAACCCAACGTGTTTAGTATCTGATTTTAATGTTAAAATTGATTTATCATTAACTAAAAAATCTCCATACAATTATTATAATTTAGTTACAAATATCAAAGAGTTAAAAGAAACATTTCAAGAATTAGAACAAAAATCAATTACTCCAGAAGAAATTGAAAATTTTAAAAAAACAATAGAATCAGATTTAATGGATATACGGATAAATCATAAAGGAAATCGACTATGATCGATTGGCATAGAACAATAAAATTTATCAGAGATGATTGGCACAGTCATCCCGTAAGATTATGTTTGGAAGTTTTTAATTGGTTTTTAAATATAATTGTTGTAGTTACGTTTGCGGCAACTGTACCTGATGTACCATTTTTAATAGTTTACCCATTGTTCTTTTGCTGTCTAGCAATTAGTATGTATTCAGCATTAAGCAGAGGAAGTTTTGGTTTGTTCATGACCAGCTTGACAATTTTTCTAGTAGATCTTGTGGGATATGCTAGATTGCTATATAATTAAATATAAAGACGCCCACGTTGGGCATGTAGAGTGTGTGTGAGCTAGAAGTCGCACAAAAAGGAAAAAGATGAGTTACGTAGACGCATTGTTCGATAGAACAAAAGATCGCATTTACATCGTTGAGCGTGTAAATGGACAAAGAGAGTATAAAGAGTTTCCAGCTAATTATACTTTTTATTATGATGACCCTCGTGGTAAATTCCGCACTATCTATGATACCCCAGTGTCACGTTTCAGCACACGCATAGGTAAAGAGTTCCACAAAGAACTTAAAATCAATAGTGGTAAAAAAATATGGGAAAGTGATATCAATCCCGTATTCCGCTGTCTAGAAGAAAATTATCTAGGACAGAAATCCCCTAAACTACAGACAGCATTCTTCGACATTGAAGTAGACTTTGACCCTGTACGGGGATTTAGTAAACCAGAGGATCCATTTAATCCAATTACCGCAGTGTCGGTATATCTAGATTGGCTAGACAAACTAGTGACCATGGTTATCCCACCCAAGAGCATGAGCTGGGAAACAGCAGAAGAAATAGTTAAAAACTATGATAACTGTTTCCTAATGGAACGTGAAGAGGACCTGCTGAAAACGTTCCTGGACTTGATTGATGATGCCGATATACTGTCAGGTTGGAACTCGGAAGGCTTCGATATCCCATATATGGTACAGCGCACCAATCGTGTCTTGAGCAAAGATGACACACGCAGATTTTGCTTATGGGGACAATTCCCTAAGCAACGTGAGTTTGAACGCTTTGGTGCGGCTAATTTGACATTTGACCTTATTGGTCGTGTGCATATGGACTATATGCAACTGTATCGCAAATACACTTATGAAGAACGCCACAGTTATAGTTTGGATGCTATTAGTGAATACGAACTAGGTGAAAGTAAAACACAGTATGAAGGCACATTAGATCAATTATATAACAAAGACTTTGCTAAGTTTATTGAGTATAATAGACAGGATACAGCCTTATTACATAAACTAGATGCAAAACTACGTTTCTTAGATCTAGCTAACGAATTGGCGCATGACAACACTGTGCTATTACAGACAACTATGGGCGCAGTAGCAGTTACAGAACAGGCTATCATCAACGAAGCACATCAACTAGGTATGGTTGTACCAAATCGCAACCGTGATGAACAGTTTGACACACAGGCCGCAGGTGCTTATGTGGCAACGCCTAAAGCAGGTATGCATGACTATATCGGTGCTATTGACATTAACTCACTGTACCCGTCAGCTATTCGCGCACTTAACATGGGTCCAGAAACTATCGTAGGACAACTGCGTCCTACAATGACTGAACACTATATCAAAGAGAAACAAACAGCGGGCAGTAGTTTTGCTGACGCATGGGAAGGTTTGTTTGGCAGTTTAGAATATACCGCAGTTATGAATGGTGAAGTTGGCACAGAGATCACTATCGATTGGGCAAATGGTACCAGTGATGTATTAAGTGCCGCAGACGTTTGGCGATTAATATTTGACAGCAATAAACCTTGGATATTATCAGCCAATGGTACTATCTTTAACAATGAACGCAAGGGTGTTATACCTGGTTTACTAGAACGTTGGTATGCTGAACGTAAAGAGATGCAGGCTAAAAAGAAAGAGGCGACTACAGATGAAGACACAGCATTCTGGGACAAGCGTCAGCTAGTTAAGAAGATTAACTTGAACAGTTTGTATGGTGCTATTCTTAATCCTGGTTGTCGTTTCTTTGACAAACGCATTGGTCAATCAACTACATTAACTGGTAGAACTATTGCTAAACATATGGATGCTTATATCAATGAATGTATCACAGGCAAGTATGACCACGTAGGTGAAGCAATTATCTATGGTGATACAGACTCCTGTTACTTCTCAGCTTACCCAATGGTTCGTGCAGATGTTGAAGCAGGTAAGATGGAATGGAACAAAGACATTGCTGTGGGATTGTATGACAGTATCGCAGATCAAGTTAATGAAAGTTTTCCAGCATTCTGTGAACGTGCATTCCATACTCCACGTCGACAAGGTGAACTGATCAAAGGCGGTCGTGAACTGGTAGCACTTAAAGGCCTGTTTATCAAGAAGAAACGTTATGCTGTATTGATTTACGACATGGAAGGTAACAGACTAGACACACACGGTAAACCAGGCAAAGTAAAAGCCATGGGCTTAGACTTAAAACGATCAGATACTCCAAAAGTCATCCAAGACTTCTTAAGTGATATCTTGTTAGACGTGCTTACAGGTACAGGTCGTGAAGCAATCATTGACAAAGTGCGTGAGTTTAAACTAGTGTTCACAGAACGTCCGGCCTGGGAAAAAGGTACACCTAAGCGTGTAAACAACTTGACCAAGTATACCAAAGAAGAGGAACGCCTAGGCAAAGCCAACATGCCAGGACATGTGCGTGCGGCTATGAATTGGAATAACTTAAAACGTATGATGGGTGATAACTATAGTATGCAGATCGTCGACGGTATGAAAACTATCGTATGTAAACTCAAAGATAATCCATTGGGTTATAGTTCAGTAGGCTATCCCACAGATGAAACACATATACCTGCCTGGTTTAAAGAATTACCATTTGATGATGCCAGCATGGAAACCGGTATCGTAGATCAAAAGGTAGAAAATCTATTAGGTGTGTTGAAATGGCAAATCGCTGAGAATACACAGATCGCAACTACGTTTGATAACTTGTTTAGTTTTGAATGATGCACAATCTTAGCGACTCAATCAGTCTGAGAGATCAGCTTAATAAAGCTCTAGAGATAATATTAGATCTAGAGGTAATATTAGATACAACTCAAGCTGATCATCGATTAGAAATATTAAAACAACTCTCAGACAACACAGTGTTTATGTCTGAGAGGATAGCTGAATTTATCTCCGAGTATCAAGAATATATTAATCAATATCAATCTATTATCAGCATGTATAAACAATTAGTAGCTGATACAAATTTAGCTATTGAAGAAATAGGACAAAATATTGTCAACACTACACCACTATTATCAGATGAAGAATTAAGTAAATTGATGTCGAGCGAATGTGATGATCAATCAGTGCCAGTTGATGCTATTAATAGAATATATCATTATACTAATGCGATATATCCTGGACTAGTAATTGCACCAACTTCATTTGAATATATTAATCTTATGGTTGCTTCGGACCCTTTGTATTTGTTAGGAACTATTAGTAAATTGCAATCAGTTATAGAAAAATTCCCTGAACAATACCAAAATAGATTAAGACTTTATAGTGACGTTGAAAGTTTGCCAAAAAATCAATTTTCTTTAATTTTTGTTACTTATCTTTTCCGTTGTTTACCATATGTGCAGGTAATAGAGTATCTTAGAACAATGTTAAAATTACTACGTCCGGGTGGGTGCATTATGTTTACCTACTATAATTGCGATATCCACAGAGTAGCTCAATTGTTTGAAAAGGGTTACGTACCATACTCTAGTCAAACTAGATTGTATCGGGACTGCCAACAGTTAGGATATGAAATATTAGAATTTAACAATGAATCAGTTGATCTCGCTGCTGAAAAATACGTATCTTGGGTCCAATTACAAAAGCCAGGAGAACTTACTTCAGTTAAACGGGCGCAGGCATTAGGTAATATTCTTAGAAAATAATTTATCAAAACACTTGCATGATCTAAATACATCACGTATACTAACTTATCATTAAGGAGAAACACATGAGAGACCATCTATTAGACATCGTTCGTAACACTTATGGCCTAGGTAACATTGACTTAGTTAAAATTGTGGGCACAGCAGAAGAAACATCAATCGAAGCATTAGCTGAAGATCGTTCAGTTATTGTTCAGGGCAAGTTAAACAGTTCAGTAAAAGAGTTTGTTGGTACTTTTGGTATGCCTAACTTAGGTAAACTAAACACAATCTTAGGTATTCCAGAATATAAAGAAAACGCTAAGATTACATTAAACACACAAGACCGTAACGGCGAAACAGTTCCAACAGGCCTACATTTTGAAAATGCCGCAGGCGACTTTAAGAATGATTATCGATTCATGAGCCAAGAGATTATTTTGGACAAACTTAAATCAGTTAAGATGCGAGCAGTTAACTGGGCTGTGGAGTTTGAACCTACAGTTGCCGCAATCCAAAGACTTAAATTCCAAGCTAGTGCTAACGGTGAAGAAACTGTATTTACTGCTAAGAAAGAAGGCAATGATTTGAAATTCTTCTTTGGTGATCACAGTACACACGCTGGTAACTTTGTATTCCAAGCAGGTTCAGGTGGCAACTTAACTAAAGCATTAAGTTTCCCAGTAGCGGCGGTAATCAGCATCTTAAACTTAGCAGGTGACAAGAAATTTAGTCTAAGCGATGATGGTGTGGCACAGATCACTGTAAACACAGGTATTGCAACTTACAACTACCTATTACCAGCACAGAGTAAATAATGAATCGGTGGGCACACCTAGGACATACTTTAGGTGAGTGTTGGATTGATCGTGATAAAGATATCACTTACGTGCATATACCTAAAAATGCCAGCAGTTTTATCAAAGGTTGCTTATTAGCAAGTTTAAAATTCACGCACAGTAACGTGCCTATTAGGACTAATAGATACTTAGTTGCAGTGCGTGACCCCATTGAACGTTGGGTTAGTGGAATGGCTGAGTATGAGTTCAATAGCAAACAACCAGATATAGATTACCAACAAATAACATTCGATGATCATACAGAGACACAGGATTATTTTTTACAAGATATCGTAATTAAAAATACTGATTTTATTATGGTTAACGACAATCTAAGAACAAACTTAAAACGTTGGTTTGATGAATTTGGGTATCGTATTGATGTTGATAATATGACGCAATATAACGCTAGTCTAAATACAAGCAAACAATATTTAAAACTTAAATATCAGACAATCGTTGACAGCGACCCTAACTTTGTGTTAAACTTAAAGAAACACTACGCCAATGACTACAAATTAATTAATTCGGTAAAATATTATGGAACGTGATAACTTAACCAGCAAGCAACTAGACTATGCTGTATTCTTACCAGCATTAAGTGGCTTCTATGCTACCTATGTAGGTAAACAACGTCATGATCCAAACTATGTAGATCCAGTACGTATCCCAGCAGACTTTGAGAATGGTATAGAAGGTCTTAATTGGCTAAATCCTGATGCGGCATACTTTCCATATCATTGGGCACTGTATTCTGCAGGTCATGCGGAATTAGATGTAAACAAACACAGTCCTAAAGAAGATATGGTCAGAAATAGAGATCGTAGCCGCAGTTTTATCTTAGGTGATAGTGGTGGTTTCCAAATTGGTAAGGGTGTATGGGAAGGTGATTGGAAAGATCCCAACTGCCCCAAAGCACAGAAGAAACGTGAACTGGTATTGTCTTGGATGGATGCTTATATGGATCGTGGCATGATCTTAGATATTCCGGCGTGGGTTGCTCGTAGTCCAGCGGGTCGTAAGGCCACCGGTATCAACACATACATCGAAGCAGTGCAAGGTACTTACATCAATAACGATTACTTCATGAAGAATCGCACAGGTGCATGTAAGTTCTTAAATGTTCTACAGGGTGAGAATCATGCTGACGCAGATGATTGGTATGATCGCATGAAGAAATACTGTGATCCAAAACAATACAGTCAACCATTTGAAGGTTGGGCCATGGGTGGTCAGAACATGTGTGATGTACACTTGGTTTTACGCAGATTAGTCGAATTACGCTTTGATGGGTTACTTGAAAAAGGTTTACATGATTGGATGCACTTCTTGGGTACAAGTAAACTTGAGTGGGCATGTTTATTAACAGACATACAGAGAGCAGTTAGAAAGTATCATAATGAAAACTTTACAATATCGTTTGACTGCGCTAGTCCATTCTTGGCTAGTGCTAATGGGCAGATCTATATCCAAACAGAAATCACCGACAGAGAAAAATGGGTCTACAGAATGGTACCTAGTGTCGATGATAAAAAATATGCTACAGACACCCGCAGGTTTAGCGACGCAGTTCTTCAAGACAAGTTATTTGCTAATTTTACAGATAGTCCAATTAGTCAACGTTGCACTATTAAAGATGTCTGCATTTATAAACCTGGTGATCTAAACAAGATCGGTAAAGAAGGTAAGACCAGCTGGGACAGTTTCAGTTATGCTATACAGATGGGGCATAACGTTTGGAGCCATATCTCAGCAGTGCAAGAAGCCAATCGTCAATATGACCAAGGTGTTACTCCTCGTATGCTAGTGCAAGAAACATTTGATCGTGTTTACTTTAAAGATGTAGTAGAAGCTATCTTTGCTACCAGCAACAAAGGTGAAGCATTGGCTATCATCGAAGATTTCAGCAAGTTCTGGATGAGTATCATTGGTACACGTGGTGCTACAGGTAAGAAAACAGTTAATGCGTCAACTATGTTTAGTAGCTTATTCGAAAGTGAAGAACCTGAAGAACATCATGTAGATGACAGTGGATTAGATAAAACTAATTTAGATAATTTAGAAAACGAGTTAGGAGAATAATATGACCATGGGTAAACAAATATTCTACCATAATTTAAAAAATGGTGGCATTCCAGAATTGACGAGTTATTTAGAAATCCTAAAAGAGCAACATAAAGAATTAGAAAAAAAGATAGCCAATGGGTATACCCATTATCTAGATGACGAGCATCTCGGCAAAATCAAACATGAGAAGTTAAACATCAAAAGACGGATAGTTGAAATCGAAGAAAAGCTAAAGGCACATGAAAATGAAGCGTGATTATGCAGATGGCGTAAAAGAAAACATAACATTCTTTACAGGTATAGAGATTGAACAGACTCCGGCCTACGGCATGAAGACATTGTTTGTTGTGGGCATACAATGCAGTGAAGAGATCATCGCACTAGCCAAGGAAAAAGATTGTAAACACATTTACTTTGGTGCTAATCAAAGTTTCCCTGCACTAGCTACAGACGATGCGGATTCGTGGCGTCCATGGGAACGTATGATCGATCAATGTTTAGATGCAGATCTTTGGTGCACTTTAGATTTTGATGTAAGTGCAGTTCAAGGTGTGCTTGAATGCATGTTTATCGGGCATCGACGTTTTATTCCACAAGTTTCGGTTAAATTACCATACTTGACACAGCTTGGATATAATGCTACAATTAAGCTAGACGACTTAGACTTTGAACACAGTAATCCAGGTGTTTGGTGCCATCGTCTACGTGATTTAACAACAACTGATACTTTTACTGATTGGGATCAGTATAGTAAGGATGAAATAATCAAATGATATTAGAAGAACGTGAACGTATAGAACGGATCAAAAAATCTGCACAGAAAAAAGTATGGGTCACTTTCCAACGCGAAGGTATTCATTGTTTTCCAGCGGCGGCTAATGATCCTAAACTGGCAGATGTAGCATTTTTAGCTAGCCCACATCGTCATATATTTCATTTCCGTGTGGCAATAGATGTATTCCATGATGATCGTGAACTAGAGTTTATACAATTTAAACGCTGGTTGGAAGCATTATATGTAAATACAGTATTACAACTAGATTATAAAAGTTGTGAAATGATTTCAGATGATCTGTATCTACAAATTGCTCAAAAGTATCCCAATCGTGATGTTTGGATAGAAGTATCTGAAGATGGCGAAAACGGGAGTTATGCTGAGTACAACCTTACTCGTCCTTACCAAACGGTAACTGTTTAAAATGAAAATATTAGTAAGTGGATGTTCTTTTACTTCAGGTTTGAAATTTGAACTAGAAAAAAATGACCCAAAAATATGGCCAAATTTGCTGTCGACTGCGTTAAATGCAGAAGTAGTTAATGTTGGTGTTTCTGGATACGACAACTCAGGTATTTTTTTAAATGCCGTTAGTGAGTTTACTGCTACTAACTATGATTTAATTTTAATACAGATAACTGCATTAAACAGAGTAGTAGTGTCACCTACGTTTGAAGGTTCGTATGTAATTACTCGATATAACAGTTCTTCCATTTTCTATAATATGGACGACGAAGAATATCAAAAATTTTACAAATCATTTACAAAGTTAAATAATGATTTTGAACATTGGAAAAGACTAATACTTATTATTAAATCTCTGCAAAATTTTATCAATCAAGGATATAATATTAAAATTATAAATGGATTGATGGAATGGGATCAGTCATTTTTTACCACAGACGATTCTAATTTTGCTAAAAATATTTTAGATTTTCACATGTTGCCCGATAAGTTAATTCAAAAAGGATTAGATATTATTAATCTTGATAAAAAACTAATAAATTTAAATCATTGGATAAATCCATTTGATTCAATGAGAAAAATGCAAATAGATACCGTATTAAAATCTGATCAGCACCCAGGTCCTAAGACTCATAAACTAGTGGCTGATTTAATATTATCAAAATTAAATTTTTAACCCCAAGGAGACATAATATGCAATTAAATAAATTAGCAAAAGTAAATGATAGTTTTACCGTAATCGCAGTATACAACACATCAACACTTGCTGACTAAGGAGAAAAAGATGGCAGCACAACCAGTCTGGCTTAAAAAGTATCTACGCATGAGCCCAGAAGTAAGACAAATTTTCAATGACCTAGACGCATGGTGTAACTACTGTCGTTTCCGCATGATCAAGTTTGATCCAGCGGATCTTTATCGTAGCATAGAATACAAAGAATGGCAAGAGCGTCGCAAGAAACGCCAACAATGGCAGGCTCGCAACGGTGTTGTTCGCAACTACAATAATAACAGAGGTCAATAATGGCTGTATTTCTAGTTGATCTAGAAGCAGTTGAAACCAGGTACACGGGTCAATGGAAGACTCATGTACCCAATCTCTTACGAAAGGCGGGACATGATGTATACGTTATACAAGGCCCTACCGATATTCCTCCAGCTACTACCCCCGGTGCTTTTCTCAACTTTGGTGGCACAAATGTTTACAAGGCTAATCAAGTTGAACAGATTGGGCGCCTGTTTACGGATGGTAAGATTTCTACTGGAGATCATTTCATTTTTACTGATGCTTGGCATCCTGGTATCATTAATCTTAAATACATGTCCGAACTGTTGGGTATCAAAATAACAATCCACGCACTTTGGCATGCTGGTAGTTATGATCCGCAGGACTTCTTAGGACGACTGATTGGTGATGCGCCTTGGGTCAGACATGCTGAAAAAGCATTCTTTGAAGCTATTGACTATAACTACTTTGCCACAGACTTCCATGTCGACATGTTTACTTTTAACTTGTATAAAGCAAGAAAAAGTACATTTGGTAATAAAATAGTACGCAGTGGATGGCCGATGGAATATATGGCAGAAACACTTAAACCTTATGCTAGTGTACCTAAACGTAATTTAATCTTATTCCCACATCGAATTGCACCTGAGAAACAGGTTAATATATTCCGTAATCTAGCTGTAGAATTACCTGAATACGAGTTCGTAGTATGTCAAGATCAAGAACTAACCAAAGAAGAATATCACACTTTACTTGGCGAAAGTAAAATTGTATTCTCAGCCAACCTACAAGAAACCTTAGGTATTAGTTGTTATGAAGGTATGCTGGTAGGTGCTATTCCAATGGTACCAGATCGACTAAGTTATAAAGAAATGTATGGTAGTTTGTTTAAATATCCCAGTGAATGGACAGAGTCATGGGATAGTTATCACGATCATAAAGAAGATCTTAAAGCTCGTATCCGTGAACATATGGAAAATTTTGATGCTCGCCACGACTTTGTACGCAGTAACGCAGAACATCTTACACAAGAATTCTTTTCAGCAACTAAAATCTTAGAAACTATCAGTGGCAAATCCCTTCGAGAAGATTAACGAATTTGAACAGGCTCTAGCCAAGTTTACAGGTGCACCTTATGCTGTCATGACAGACTGTTGCACTCATGCTATTGAGTTATGTTTGAGATATGATGCTATTACACGTGTGGTATTTCCAGCACATACCTATCTCAGTATACCAATGACCATGCACAAGCTAGATATTGAATACAGTTATAGCGACAAAACATGGATAGGTGAATATCAGTTCATAGGCACACGTATCTGGGACAGTGCTAGACTGCTTAAAGAAGGTATGTACCGTAAAAATCAGCTACAATGTTTGAGCTTTGGCTATACCAAACCACTTGAAATTGGGCGTGGGGGTGCTATACTTACTGATGATGTGGAAATTTATGACATCTTAAGTCAGCAACGTTACGATGGCCGTGATTTGAATATAAGTCCCTGGCAAAATCAAAAGACTTTTCGTGTAGGCTATCACTATAAACCCACAGTTGAAGAAGCTGTTAAAGGGTTGGAATTATTATCAGATGTTGATCAAACGCCTAAATATCATCAATATCCGGACCTACGTGAAATTATTATCAAATAATCTTGACCTAGACCTAAATAACCTATATACTATAACAATATGGCAATCCTCTGCCTTAACATCGGAGACTTAAATGAGCAATAAAATCAGTGATATTATCCTTGAACGTATCAGTAATGATGGTACGAGATATTGGGCAGGTGATAATATATCAAAATATATCAAAGACGAAGAACGAGCACAGTTAGTAGATGAACTGACTGAGAAATTTGAAGGTGTGCTTGACAGTCTATTAATTGATCGACACACAGATCCAAACAGTCAAGGCACTGCACGTCGACTAGCAAAAATGTATCTATATGAGATCATGGCAGGACGTTATGATCCAGCACCAGATGCCACAGCTTTTCCAAATGATAGTGAGGATCGTTATGAAGGTATGCTGGTGGTTCGCAGTGAGCTTCGTAGTATGTGTAGTCATCATCATCAACCTGTAGCTGGCGTTGCTTATATTGGTATTATCGCCGCACAGAAACTTATTGGCCTTAGCAAGTATACTCGTATTGCTCAATGGTGTAGTCGTCGTGGCACACTGCAAGAAGAACTAGCTAACGACATCGCCCGAGAAATAATGAAAGCCACAGGCAGTGAAAATGTAGCAGTCTACATACAGGCCACACATGGTTGCTGTGAGAATCGTGGTATCATGGCACATAGCAGTCTAACACAGACTACTGTGCTTAAAGGTGCGTTCAAAGAAGATGGTAATACTAAGAAAGAATTCTTTGACAACATCAAACTACAACAGGAGTTTGCCCCAAGATGATCGATTTAAAAGCCTTAAGTTTACGATATTTTTATCTATTTTCAAGTAAAAATTTAGATGAGATTAGTAAGATGTTCGCACCAGATTGCCAACTACGCGATTGGGAAAATGCAGCAGTAGGCAAAGATGATGTGGTAGCTGTCTATGAAAAGATTTTCAACAGCGTTGAAAGTATCGCAGTCACTCCAGGTGCAATATATGAAGATGGAGATAACATCATAGCTGAACTATTGATTACTATCAACGGTACAGAACAAATATTTGTAACAGACGTCATTACCTACAACGAAGATGGTAAGATCATCAGCGTTAGAGCATACAAAGGATAAACAATGCGTTGGATTAAACGTAAAATTTGCGGTTGGTTGGGTGTAGAACGCTACGATGATTGGGGTGATGATGTGATGCCTATTAGAGATAGCGTAAGGATAAAAAGTGATGCCCCTAGTTTCTTTGATCGTAATCCAGAAAGCAATTTCCGTATCTATAATGCCACAGGTGGTATGATTCTCGAAGTCGGCCGCTGGGATAAGTCGCGTAGTGAATGGATCACAAACATGCATATTATAAATGATGATGAAGAGAACAAGACCGATGCTATTGCTAAGATTATGACCATGGAGTTAATGAGATGAAAAAATTATATGTTAGTGACGTAGATATTAGAGAATACGTAAATCGTATCAGTTTTCAAATGTATAAAGATAACTGGCGTCCGGATTATATCGTGGGATTGACACGCGGCGGATTAGTTCCTGCTGTGTACATGAGTCACACATTAGATATCCCCATGCATACATTAAAAGTAGCCTTACGTGATAACGCAGATACCGAAAGTAACTGCTGGATGGCTGAAGATGCTTTTGGCTACGTCAGTGCTAGTACTGTTCCTAGACCAGAGGGTGAACCCACTACGGATCCAGCTCTACGTAAAAACATTTTGATCTTAGATGACATCAACGATACAGGTGCTACATTAGATTGGATCATACAAGATTGGCAAGGTAGCAATTTACCTAACGATCCAGCTTGGACAGACATATGGGGAAACAACGTTCGTTTTGCTGTACTATTTGATAATCTCAGCAGTAAGTTTAGTCGTTGCGTTGACTACTATGCTATGACTATAAACAAAGCAGAAGAAGATGTTTGGATTGTTTATCCATGGGAACATTAATTGACTTTATTCATAAACTCTAGTATAATCACATTATGAGCAAATTAAAAATATCCGAAATATTTTATTCAGCACAAGGCGAAGGACGCTTTGTGGGTGTGCCTAGTGTGTTCTTAAGAACCTTTGGCTGTAACTTTACCTGTGGTGGTTTTGGTATGAGTAATCGAACACAGATGAGCACAGAGCGTGAGTTCATTGATCCCACACAGTATAGAATTTATGAAGAACTACCTTTAGTTACCACAGGCTGTGACAGTTATGCAAGCTGGGATCCTAGATTTAAAAATTTTAGTCCCTTGTTAGAGATTAATGCTGTAGTCAACCGTATGCTAGATCTAGTACCTGGCAATAGTTGGATCATGCCCAACGGCAATGATACTCATCTGGTTGTCACGGGTGGTGAGCCATTGCTAGGTTGGCAACGTGCTTATCCGGAATTGTTAAGTCATAAGGATATGTATAATCTAAAGAACTTAACATTTGAAACAAATGGCACCCAGGAACTACATGAAGACTTTATCAAGTATTTGAAGCTTTGGAAACGAGGTGGCAGAGAGATCACATTCTCAGTCAGTGCTAAATTAAGTGCGAGTGGTGAGAAGTGGGAAGATGCCGTTAAACCTGAAATCGTTAAATCATATGAAAAGGTTGGAACTAGCTATCTTAAATTCGTAGTTGAAAATCCAGAAGACTTTGATGAAGTGGATCGAGCAGTAGCAGAATATCGTCGAGCTAAATTCAAAGGTGTTGTTTATATCATGCCCGTGGGTGGTGTAGTCAAAGTCTATGATGGAAATAAATTTAACGTAGCAGATGAAGCTATGCGTCGTGGTTATTATTACAGTCCAAGATTACATGTTGATCTTTGGGGGAATTCATGGGGCAAGTAAAAGAAACACACAAAAGAACTATTGCTAGGATGGTCAGTTATCGCATTACTGCCTGGCTTTTTACTATATTCTGGACATGGTTATGGACTGGAGATATTGTTAAGTCAACCGGCTTTGCTACAATATTACATCTATTATTAAGTATCGACTACTATATACATGAACGTATATGGTTAAAAATTAAATGGGGAACTGAATGAGTTATTTGTTTACTAGTGAAAGTGTTAGCGAAGGACATCCAGATAAGGTAGCAGACGCTATATCAGATGCGGTATTAGATTTAATGATGCGCGAGCAGAATCCTGCTTATCGCTGTGCTTGCGAAACCTTAGTTACCACTAATCAAGTCGTCCTAGCTGGTGAATACAAAGGTATTTACAATCATTTAGAAGTTGAAAATGCAGTGCGTCGTGTTATCCGTGATATCGGTTACGAACAAGATGGATTCCATTGGAAAACTGCTAACATCATTAATTTAATGCATGGACAGTCAGCTGACATCGCTCTAGGCACAGACACTTTCGGTGCAGGTGACCAAGGACTGATGTTTGGCTATGCTATCAACGAAACACCGGATCTAATGCCTAGTGCTATCTATTACAGCCACAAAATCGTAAAAGAACTCACCTTACGACGCAAGAATGGTGCCACATGGTTAGGTCCTGATGCCAAGTCACAGGTTACTATGGAATACAATGATGATGGTAGTGTTGCACGTATCGATAAGATCGTCTGTTCTACACAGCATTCAGCCGACATGGATATTAGCGAAGTGCGAGTAGCTGTTGAAACGTATATTAGAGAAGTATTACCCAAGGAGTTGATTGATGCTAACACTAAGTTTCTTATTAATCCTACTGGTCGTTTTGTTATTGGTGGTCCCGATGGTGATACTGGGCTTACTGGTCGTAAAATTATTGTTGATACTTATGGCGGTTATAGCCCTCATGGTGGTGGTGCTTTTAGCGGTAAAGATCCTACTAAAGTTGATCGCAGTGCTGCTTATATGGCTAGGTATCTAGCTAAGAATATCGTGGCAAGCGGTCGTGCAACCAAAGCCACAGTTCAACTAAGTTATGCTATTGGCGTTAAAGAACCAACTAGTCTGTTTATCAAAACAGATCGAGGTGTTGATCTAGATTCAACCGATTGGATACAACAAAATGTTGATCTTACCCCACAGGGTATCATAAATAGATTTGAGTTGTTCCGTCCTATCTACAGTCAAACAACTAACTATGGACATTTTGGTAAATCCAACTTACCATGGGAAACCATAGATTTATTCAAGGACTAACATGATAAAGAAATTAATCAAAGATTTATTCGGAACTAAACCTGAACCTGCTACTTTAAAAGAGCAAAAAACTAAAAAGACTCCTAAAGAATTAGCTACTGAACGTGGTGAGCCTTGGGTGGAAGTACTTGGTATGGAAATCGATAAGGATAATCCCGGACAAGGTGCGTTTGAATTGGATTGGAATGACAAATTCGTAGCCAATCTCGTACGTGCTGGCTATCAAGGCAAAACAGATCAAGACATAGTAGACAATTGGTTCCGTACAGTTTGCCAAAATATCGTAATGGAAAATTATGAACAAGCTATGGCAGATCCCGCTAATCGACAAAATAACCGTCGTGATCTTGGTAACGGTAGAACGGAAGTCAGTTGACTTTAACCAAATTTAGTAGTATAATGTTTACATGAGATATTTACTTGTAGACACAGCAAACACATTCTTCAGAGCCCGACATTCAGCGCATCGCCAAAGTGACACTTGGGATAAGTTGGGTTTCGCTATCCACGTAACCCTAGCTTCAGTAAACAAATCATGGCGTGATCAAAAAGCTGATCATGTTATCTTTTGTCTCGAAGGACGCAGTTGGCGCAAGGACTTCTACGAACCCTATAAGAAAAATCGCAGTGTTGCCCGTACCGCACTTACTGAAAGCGAAGCAGAAGAAGATCGTTTATTCTGGGAGACATTTGATGCGCTCAAAACTTTCATCGCTGATAAGACAAACTGCACAGTGCTCCAACATCCTGAGCTTGAAGCAGATGATCTTATCGCTGGATTCATCCAAGCTCATCCCGACGATCATCACACTATTGTTAGTAGCGACACTGATTTCTATCAGCTACTTGCTGATAATGTTAATCAATATAACGGGATAAGCGACGAGCTTCATACACTAAAAGGTATCTTTGATAAGAAAGGCAAACCTGTAATAGATAAGAAAACCAAAGAACCTAAAAAGATTCCTGATCCCAAGTTTATACTTTTTGAAAAGTGTATGCGTGGTGATCCTACAGACAATATATTTTCCGCATTTCCAGGCGTGCGCACCAAAGGTAGTAAGAACAAAGTAGGTCTTGAAGAAGCCTACAGCGACAAAGATAAGAAAGGTTATAATTGGAACAACATGATGCTACAGCGTTGGGTTGACCATAATGGTCTAGAACATCGTGTGTTAGATGACTACGAACGCAATCGCATCCTAGTTGATTTAACAGCACAACCAGATGATATAAAAATTAAGATGGCAGAAACTATTGCGGCCTCTCAGGTGCCAAAAAATCAACCCATGGTCGGTGCCCAGTTCTTGAAGTTCTGTGGCAAATACGATCTAGTTAAACTTAGTGACAATGCTAGCGCGATCAGTGAATGGTTGATGGCTGGCTATCCGCAGAAAAAAACAGGCTAAATTTAAATGTCACAGGTTATAACTAAATCAACTACTGCTTTTCCTATGTCGCTATCGACAGAAAATAATAAAATTAATTTACCAATTATCATATTCAATATCACTAACGTTTGTAATTTTAATTGTTCAGGATGTTATACCTTTAGTAATTTTAATTTTACAGGACATCAAAAATGGAGCGATTATGCCGAAATATATTCAGATTGGTCTACAAAAATAGATGCTCCTATATGGGAAATACTGGGTGGTGAACCTACACTTAATCCTGATTTTTTAAATTGGGTCAAAGGTGTTTCTACTCTATGGCCAAATGCCTCAGGTAGAATAGCAACCAATGGGTCTAATACTAAAATGTTTAATCAAGAGTTTTATGATATTTTATGTAAAATTAAATCAGGTGCTACGATCAGAATAGAATTACACAATGCATCATATCGCGAATCTACCCTGCACATGATAAAAAAATGGTTAAAAGGTCCGCTAGAAATTACTACATGTATTGATAATGATTTTGGATTTACTTCACAATTAAATTATGCTATGCCAATTTGGATAGATAGTTATAAAAAAATAAAAGCAGATTCGTGGCCAGAATGTAATAGCGTAGAAGATTGGGAATCACTACCTCAGAATATTAAAGATGAGTGCATCAATGATTTCAACCTAGACCCACCAAAAAAATATCTCGAGTCGGAATCCGGTATATTAGTTGTAGATAAAAATAATATTACAGTTTTTATTGTAAACGGAGATAATTTTACCGAATGTCCATTGATCCCATCAGCTGATAAAACTACATTTAGATTACACAATAGTGACCCACTAGTCGCCCATGAATTGTGTAGTAGCAAAGGATGTCATTCGTTAATCAGGGGCAAATATTATAAGTGCCACCAAGTTGGGCATTTTGCAGAATTCGATCAACAATTTAATATTATTTTTGATGATGAGAAAGATAGAGAATTACTATATAACTATAAACCAATAACTGTAGATCATTCCAACGAAGAAATGTTATTGGCTTTTGAAAATTTTAAAAATCCTCTAGAACAATGTAAATTTTGTTCAGAATCGTCTAAGGTAATTAAATTACAAGCAGAACCTAAAAAAATTGTTTTTAAAAAGAAGAAACATCAATGATAGCAGACGGAAAGTTCCTAGCATTAGACTTAGAGCTCAATCAACCATCAGGTAAGATCATACAGGTTGGAGTCGCCATAGGCGACAAGAATACACGCTTCGAAGACTATGTTGTCCGTAAATGGTATATAGATCCGCAAGAACCCATCAGCGAGTTTATCAATGATCTGACAGGTATAACCGATAGTGATATACGTGCAGAAGCATACAGTCACGAAACAGTGGCCCGTGAGCTAGGTGAGCTGATCAAGGAACATAAGGTCTTTGTCAACCCGGTGACCTGGGGCGGTGGTGATAGTGTGGAATTACTAGCAGAATTCTGCAAAAACCATGCAGATTTTCCGCATTTTGGCCGTCGTTGGATAGATGTTAAGACCTGGTACACATACTTGATGCTGACACGTGCAAAACAACCTAGCGGTGGATTAGCGTCAGCCATGGGCTACTTTAAACTGCATTTCAAAGGTAAGGCACATCGTGCAGA